TCTCCATAGTCGTCACCTGGGACGTGTCGAACGTCAACGGTTGATTGAACGCTCTGGCATGGCCAAACATGTTCTCCATAGTCGTCACCTGCGACGTATTCCATGCACTGATATCTTGATTGAACGCTGTGGCCTTATTAAACATCTTCTCCATAGTCGTCACCTGTAATGTATTCCATGCACTGATATCTTGATTGAACGCTCTGGCCGCGTAAAACATGCTATTCATAGTCGTCACATTGGACGTATTCCATGCACTGATATCTTGATTGAACACTCTGGCAGCAGCAAACATGTAAGTCATATCCGTCACATGTGACGTGTCGAGCGTTAACGGTTGTCCTCCATTGTTGAACGAGCTGGTACCACCAAACATGCTGTACATATCCGTCACCTGTGACGTATACAGCGTCAACGGTTTATTGAGAGATATGGTATCACGAAACATGTCTCGCATAGTCGTCACCTGCGACGTGTTCCACTCGAGCGGTTGATTAAATGACTCAGCATCCTCAAACATGGCCTTCATATTTGTCACCTGTGATGTATTGAACTTCAACGGTTGATTGAACGCTCTTGCCTCACGAAACATGCCCTCCATAGTCGTCACCTGCGACGTATCAAACGCTAACAGTTGATTAAACGATGTGGCACCCTCAAACATGCCGTACATAGTCGTCACCAGTGATGTATTGAACTTCAACGGTTGATTGAACGCTGTGGCACCATGAAACATGCACTCCATATCCGTCACCTGCGACGTATCCCACTGGTCTATCGGTGCATTAAACGTCTTAACGTCTTCAAACAGTCCTGACATATCTTTCACGCGGGTGACATCCCAGGTGTTGGGTTCACCGTGGTTCTTCACGCCGTCACAATACTTCCTAAGCCATCTTTGGAGATTTTCCTTTGTTTGTGGTTGTTTTTTGGACTTTTGTCCTTTCCATATTCGTCGTTCATTTCCAAACATTACCACTTTGGAAGTTGTGAATATATATACTCTTAAATTGCAACGCGCCCAAAATGACGCATGTTATCGCACACTTTTTTTCTACTAACAAATTGACACTATTTATTATACATGAATCTTTATCAAAATGTCCGACGATGACGAATGGGTAAACAGTGAGGAAGCACTTGATTTATACGAATGGCTTGGTAGTGACGAGGTGCAAAATTCGACACCGGCTCCACATCCATTCGAAAAAAAACCAGTGCAATCGGCCAGAGCGAGTGACGATGTTCGCACATTGAGAATTTGGCGTTGCACTGACAATACTCCAGCGCGCATATTGGCGGCTCTTGAAGATCCGAATTATTACAAAAAACCTGCCGAACTAATGGCCCTAGCAAATTTCTTATTTTCAAAGGACAATAGTGACCATGTCGTCTGGCAATCTTTTAAACCATACCATGCGAATTTATTGGCTTATCAAATCGCTTCTGGTATTGGCGATGGTTCGGTCACAGACGTCTCTATGGTACGTGAGTGTTATAAAACTATTGTGACAATCATGCAAAACTCTGTTTCGAGCGGTGTGCCTGAGTTGAAATTTGACAATGTGACAACAAAAACGGTGTACCATCAGTGGGTTTCGAAGGAAACGCCAGGAGAAATGGATAATTTTTCTTTAATTTTCAAATTTTTGCGCGAAAATGACAGGAGTCGCCAATATTATGGAGTGGGTAAATTACCAATGGAATAGATGTATAAATATGGGATTGTTGGAAAAAATGTCTTATCGTCAAATGTCTACAAAAGAAGTGCGTCCACTGGAGGAATTTAAAAAAGTTGAATGTGAAAAGACGGGTACTATATATTATGAACATCCTGTTTCTAAAGAACGCCAATGGAGATTAAAATCCACAAAAGAAAATAAAAAATGACGTATTTGTTTAAATCTACTATCTGTATAAATGATTCCTCTCTTAATTTTTTATTTATTTCTGGGGTTTTCCTTTCAATTTCCATCTGTGGCGATGCGTTATTGGATGATGGATACTGTACAAGTATCGCCCGCACAAATGGCTGCCATATTTGGAGTTGTCAGTATACCATGGTGTTTGAAACCTTTGTTTGGTTTTATTTCTGATTCCAAACCAATTTATGGATATCGTCGTAAACCTTATATGATTTTTGCGGCGTATACATCGTCATTAATGTGGATAATATTGCCTTTTTGTCCGCATGATGCATTTGTGATTACATTGGTGATGACTCTGTCGTCAGCGGGCATGTGTTTTGCGGATGTTATGGCCGACTCGTTATTGGTCGAAGCGGCTCGAAAAGAAGGTGAGGAAAATAAAGGCCGCGTTCAATCATGGTCATGGATGATGCGTTTTGCTGGTGGGTTTTTGGCCTCTATTTTTGGCACACTCGCCTACGAAAAGTTGGGATATGCGCAAGTATTTTTGATCAATTCTATGATACCTGTTTTTATTGCCATATTGTCGTGTTTTATTGTCGAAATAAAGACCAAAGAAAAGAAAGATTGGCGTAAGACGAGTTCGACATTGTACGCTGCTGTTAAACAACCAGGAATTTACAAACCAGCGTTATTTATTTTTATGATTTGTGTGACACCTGGGTATGGTAGTGTTATGACATTTTTTTACGAACGAAAGCTGGGATTTACTCCCAATGAATTTGGTGCACTTGATGTTATGGGATATGTCGTGGCTATACTCGGTACTTGGGTCTACAAAAGATGGCTTACAAAAGTATCGTTTCGAAAAATTTTTGGATGGTCTTTGTTTATTTCGTTCTTATTAGAAAATACATTGTTTTTTCTGGTGTTTCATACCAATCGTCAAATTGGAATACCTGATTTTATTTTTGCATTCGTAGAGCGTGTTGTTATTACACTGGTTGGACAATTTATTACAATGCCAATGGTTGTTCTTGGTGCACAATTATGCCCGCCTGGTGTAGAAGGTTCGTTGTACGCATTATTGATGTCAATAACAAATATAGGTGGTGTTGTTGCCGAAGAGTGGGGTTCTTTATTGACAAATATGTTTGGGGTCACAGGGACAAATTTCGTAAATTTGTGGAAGTTAATGTTGCTTTGTCATGCATTTGATTTGATCCCTCTAACGGGATTAAATTTACTGCGTTCTTTAGAAGATGATTGAATCTATTTATTTTGTAAATGACTCTATTTAGCTTTCGGTGCTGCAGTTATTCATGCCACCTAAGAAAAAACGCCGAAAGCTTGAACATCCACATGTTGAGCAATGGATGACAGTTTCTAAATTGGCACAAGATATAGCGCGATTAACAAAGCAACAACAGCAATATATTGCGCTATTATTGCAAATTTCAGAACTAACACAGCACAATATGAATGTTCCTGACAACCCGTGGACCGGAGAACAGATAGATTTTAAAGATGTAACAGATTATATATTATCATGGTTGGACGATTTCGATGGCAACCAACTAGAGTGTAAGCAACAAAGAAACAATGCGCTCACGGACTTGCGGAATTCAGATGTGTCAGACGACAATTCGTTATCTCGATCGGCGGCTATATTGACGGAAGCAGAAATTAACTTGAAGATGATGGATAATTTTGCTGTCAAATGGGAGAAGATCGTGCGATATGAGAAACAACCGTGTTCGTTGCGTGAACATACTGACAAGTGGTTAAAAAGATGGTTAAAGCAATGGGAATCGACGAATACTACAAAGACACAACGTCTATCTCAGTTTCGCGACGTATTAACTCTTGTTTCTCAGGAGTCTGTTTTGGATTCACTTTCCACCAATCCAAACACATAAAGAATGTTGCCATCATAATGCCACAAATTATAAAATAAGAAGATATAATGTACATTGTGAGTGTCGGTTGTTTTGTAAGAATTGAAAACGCAATCAACATTAGTATACCTGTTAAAAATACACACATTGAAAAATAATAAAAAATCATATAAACAAAAAGTTTCTTGTATTTATATTCATTCTAATATTTTGATATGCATTTTGTAATTATATGGGGTACAATGTTGTTACTATGTAGTCTTTTATTCCAGAATTACAAAATAAATATTATAGTGTAAGTGTGCAACGATTGTAACTATGCCAGACTTATGCATAAACGTAAATTAACATATGAAGATTTAGAGGATTTCAGAGATACTGATGAATCGCTACGTACTCGATTTCAATTAGTATTTACACGAATTCAACAAATCGGAGGTTGAATTCAACAAATCGGAGGTTCGATATGCGTTGGAGTCATTGTTATGTGGAGTCATTGTTATGTATGGATTCTATGTTTTCGAACGTGACATGAACTTATTTGAGGTCGTTGGTATTCTGAGTGGACTTCTTTCCCTTTACGCTCGTATATTTGGCTATATTGGAAGCTTTTGTATAACATTTCTGTATAAAACGAAAGGCAAAGTTTATCAGTCTCCGAATGAAGTTATACGGAGCGCTGACCAAGCAAATCCAAACGCGAATAAACCACAAGAAACAAAAAATAGCAAGTACATATTGTAACATAATGAACAAACACCATTTATCTTTATACTCCTTTTCGTTTACGTTTTTTACTTTCTTTCTTCACTTTTGAAGAACCCTTCTCTACCCAATATAGTCCTATCAAGATGGCATCTGCCACGTCATCGCGTTTACCGACGTCTAGTGAATTAAACCAAGTTTTGTTTTGGGCAGTAATATCCAACGAAGGTATTATGTTCACGGAAGCTTTTTTATTTTTGGCGTAATTGCCTGTTGAAATATTAAAGTGACAACGTACAGACCTTGGTGAAATTAAATACGATTTCCCCCAGAAAAAACATTGAAACGCTGTTTGGATAATTTTAAATTTTGCCACCATCTGAATTTCGATGCAAATAATATCTGCAACATCAAACACAGCTTTCGAGGCTGTAATAAAATCATATACCAATTGTGGATATTTGGTATGCATTGTCTTGGGTTGGTCTTTGAGTAGGTTGTATCTACCAAAGCTCTTGAATCTGCACTTGATGGTATCATAGACGGACCATCCTAAGTTTTTGATACCGGGGTCAATCGCAACAATAATCATATTGAAACTTTGTTTTGAAAGTTTATACTAAATAACACAGAATCCCTTTTCCCTATAAAAGGTGTTCACAAATACAAAATGTCAACCGTTCAAAATCCAGATTGGTTGGCTTCAAAAGAAATGGTCACATGGTTAGCTGACACTAATTTCCCCTACACCACCGTTGACCAGATGCTCAAATATATACGTGTTGAATGGCCAAACGCGTTTGAACGCGTCGTTCTGATAGGAGACGATATGCCCCAATCTTATGCACACTGGTGGTGTCATTGTCGAGCAAATTACCGCAAAACAAAGGAAGCGGTGCCAAAATATATAAATGAACCTACAGAACGTATATCTAATTATTTAATGTGGTTAGATATGTTGGCTATTGACATATCAATTTTAAAGGATGAAATTCACCACGAAGGAGTTCCAAGACTTTATGGAAACGAAATATTATTCAATAAAGGAGACCCTACGAAAAGACATTCAAGACGAGACACTGTCAAATTTATCGTGGACAAAGGCAAACAAGTGTTTAAAGAAAGGGGTTTTTATAAAGGGTTACAATGGTGGGAAATTCAATGTAAAATAGTTAATTCTTTGTAGATTGTAGAGTTATATTTATATCCAGTAAGTGAAGCGCCAGCATAAATCCAGATAAACATCCTATAAAAAATAAGATGCTTAGTAGTAGAATCACTCGCATTTCGCCGTGATTGTTACACATGATCATTAATGCTACTAATAAAATATAAGCAGAGATGCCAATCGAAGACAATAAATTTTCTGCCATGAATACATCTGAAAATGTTCCATCTGACAAAACGAGTGCCAAAATACACCCGATAGCAAAGAAGCACATCACCACCAACCAATAAATTTTAGATACAAATGACTGTAAATCACGTAGTTTCATTAATTCGTACACCGTATCTGTTTTCATTTTTCCAGATTCAATATCTGGAGATAACATTGTATCGGATTCATCTGTTCCTGCTCCTGCGCGACGTGACATTTTTCATAGTTCGCAAATTCCTATATACCCCTATTCACTGCATACAATTTGGATTTTCATCCATATTCAACATAAGACGGTATTTTGTGATGTCCAATTCGCGCTTCAAAATATTATTACGGTCCATCAATTTATGATATGCCCCCTGCAACGTTTGCAAATGCTTTTCAAGCGTATCGCAATGTTTCTTCATTGATTCGGCGTCATTTTGTGCGTTTGTGTACATACTACGCATTTTCAGCAAATACGGAAGGATAAAAGCCATAGTTTCTTCCGCTGTAGGCACAGTAGCTTTCATACGTTTATGCATATGATCCACTTCTTGATCAAAATCCGCAGAACGTTTGTTTCCACTGAAATCTGGCTGATGGAAGCGTTGTCGCTTAAAATCAATATCAATATAGTCATCGCGTTGTCTTTTTAAGCCAGTTGTGACAAACGATGGGTCGCAAAAGCGTTTATTTGCAGCCATCGTGGGTCCTTCGCGGCGCCGTTTGGACATATTTCTATTCTATTCAGTAGCTTTATACGAAGTTTAGAATTAGACCAGCATATGTGAATTTCAAAATAGAATAGAAAATATGAACAAAAATGTTTCGAGTGAAATGTAAATGGTTGAACGAAGCATGGGGAAACACGAAAAAACAGACAATGGAGCCTGTTTTGTCAATAAGTGGAGACAAATTAAAGGTTACCATGTTTCAAAACGGAGGATGTGGCATGCGAGTCAAAACCTGTACCATATCTAAAACAGGTTCAGCAACTTTTAAAATTCCAAATTCCATACGTGCTTTCGTCGCACTGCTCGAAGATTTTGATTCCATACAGATGGAAATTATCGAAGGAAAACTCACGATTATCGCAGAGAGACCCAACTCTGCCCTACAATACAATTTCGCAAACATAGAACACGTTGAAGATAATTGCATCGCGGACGATCCCAAAGACGTTTCTCTGGAAGTTCCCACTGAAGAATGGTTAACCTTGTGGAAAACCATGCCACTCAAAGGCGATTTTGTCTTAGCAATTGACAAAAAAACAAAGTCTCTAACATTTAAACATTCAAAAAGAAGGTGGGGAGCAGCTATTATAAGCAAAGGCAAACCAAAACAAACAAAGACATTTACGGGAGACCCGTTGGTCGCCAAACGAATATTTGCATTCTGTAAAGTCGACGATATATTTTCAACAGTAACATTCATGCACTGTGGTGTTTTGAAATGGCAACAAAACAATACAATAGTATACTTAGCACCTAACATCGATTAAATTGTGTTTATTTTATGTATCCTCTACTTAGCACCTAAAATTGATTAAATTGTGTTTATTTTATGTAACCTCTACGTTTACACACGTTTTCAGAGCAAATGCGTATGTCCTTCGTCCAATATTTGACAAGAGGCCATGCAGTGTCTGGGATTCCAGTATATTTAACCTTCATCTCCATCATTTCAATGTCGGAAATATTCGCAAATGGTAAGCTATCAAAATACTCTTTTGGAAGGTGGTCCCCAACGAGTTCGGGCGTAATGACCTCGTAATTATACTTGCCTTCGTCATTAAACATAAATGGGAGTAGTTTTGGACTCCATGCGTTGAACGCCATCATGTGAAACATGAAAAAGGTTGGCTTTCCAGAGGCCCAATGAGAACCACCCGAATGGAATAATGAACCGAATATATCGGATTGTCTACGAGTCAATTCAGCGTATTCCTTTGGGTGTTGACGTTTCGTACCATCTGGGAGGAATCTCCAGGGCAATGGGGGCGCTCCAGGGGTGTTCTTCTTTTTGTTCACCGCTTGTTTTTTACTTAATCCTGCATAAAAAACTTCTTCGTCTATGTCTGTTTTCGAGTTGTATGGTGATAAAAACAGAGATAAAGACCGAGTTTTGCGACTGATTTCGTGAATGACAGAACCCGCAAAGAGTATAATTTGACCTGGTTTTGTCGTGCAAATCGTTACACGAGGCCATTTTGCCAACTGGTGTTGTTTTGGCATCACAAATCGCGTGACGGGACCGCCCATTTGTGAATATAATATGCGAGCATCGGGATCGTTGTTAGACCCCTGGTAATAAGTGAATGTTCTGCCCAAAGATTCACAAACGATACAGCTAATGTTGGTAGTATCGAGCATAACGTGCTCTCCTTCCAAATGGGCCTGTTTCCAACCATCGTCGCGGTCCACAGGGTTGAAACGAAAACGTTCTGGACAAAGTTTGAACTCACGGTCTCCCGTAATTGTAGTGGCAATTTTTTGAAAGACTGCTGTGTCGACTACAGCGTCGTGAGAGCTCGTAGCGTAAGCGTGCCACATACCACCATTTATCCCAGGCAGATTGTACGTCGTTTTGGATAGTGTTGAAGAGTTTTCAGGCACAGGTACGTGAAATTCAGGCTTTGTTCTTGAATTAAAGTAGCGAACCATACAGTCACCATTCCATGGGAAGTCAATGTTAGTGTTTATGATAACCGCTTCATTTATACCGTTCTCGATACTCTCAATGGCTTCGTTGACCTGTTCTGGTTCGAAAATAGGGGCTGTGATGTCGTTGTTTTTGTTTGGGGTGATGCGTTGGTGTTTAGCTTTTGGTTCGGACATTTTTTTTTTCAAATAGAAACAAGGAAATTTATGCCAAGGAATTAATAGTTTAAAAGTAAAGATAGGAATACAACATTTATAAAAGGCAAGTATTCATTAATCGTAATGCCAATTTCCATCATTAAAAGATTTTTTTGAAAATGTTTTGGGTGTAAACACTTCTACATCCCCGTCGTCAAATCTCATTGTTATTTCAGGTCCTCTTCCAACAAGTTCTATTTTGATGATCGTTCCACCATATTCTTCGCCTGGACCCTGATACTTGATATGTACTCTGTCGCCGACTTTCGGTGGCCTCCACTCGCCACTTATTTTCATCTGTCCCATGATAGCAGCAAGACCCAACGAATCTTTCCAAGAAATAAGTGCATTGATACATGTTTTGCGATGAGCGCGCTTTCCAAGTTTCAAGTCACGTTCTACACATAGACGTCGCAACGTAGTCACACTCAACGCATTCAGATCTACTTCGTCCAAGTTTTCGTCAATTTCTTCCGAGTCATCAGAATCATCATCAGAATCATCATCGGAATCATCGTCAGAATCATCGTCAGAATCATCGTCAGAATCATCGTCAGAGTAATATGCGTCCCTTGGTTCAGGTATTTCCAATTTCAATGTTCGGATACGAGAGATGTGTTTTTCTTTGAGCAATGCAATCATTTTGTTGTAAGTTTCTTCATTTTCATCGGAAAAATATTTTGTGTCACGAAATTTTTCCGACAATATAAATTGCAACATGCGGTCGCTAATCCACTCTGCTTTTTCAGAGATGTCAAGGTTTCTAGATTTTGCAACTGAGGAAATTTGACTAAAAATAAAGGCTTGCCATTTGTAACACTCTTGGTCGAGCCTCTGGGGATCAGCTTCAGGAACCCATAATAATTTTGTCATCGGCCAACTCTTCCTTTGTACATATGTATCGGAATTCAGAATATACATCAGTTCTCTAATTGCACAATCTGTATAATTGGAAATGTCGTCTGGTGTACGGGTTATGGACACTTTGTTCTTATTAAATTTACGGACAATTTGGACGCAATCCAATTGACGAATTGGTCCAAGGTTATGCGCCCATTCGTAAGAGAAAAAATTGTCTTCACCAATTGTTGTGTATGGATAGTACAGTTGGTCGTTCCAGGTGTCCACTTTGAACACAATCAATTGTGTTGGCATTGTCAAACGCGTAGTAGCAAATGGTCCAACATCAGCACCGAGAAATTTATTTTCACTAGATTTTTTCCATCTTTTGTATCTTTTTTTGGGCGCAGGTAAATCACCCACTGGCGTTTTTCTCATAAACCATCTATATTCTTGTGGCAACCCTAACAGTGTGGGGTTTATTGCGTTCAATTGGTGCCAAAGCGAAGTCTCTGGATTTTGCGGGTCGTATACTGCAACTACCGTCTTAAACACTTGTTCTTTTTTCTTGCGTCCTTTCCAAAAGTTGTCAGATTCTTCTTGGTGTTTTATGAATATATCTTTGGCGTCGGGACCTAATCTTAAAAAGTCATTGACGATGGCAAGTCTCTCGTAACCTTCTTGTATGCGTTGATTGACACAAACAACTGATTCGTCGTTTGGTTGAACACTGATGTTGCTCAACACGGGTCTTGGTCTGAGTATACATTCCACCCTTTCATCTGCGACGGTGCATGTTTTCATGATATGTTTGAATTTATTTACAAAATGTAAAATCGCATTTCTGGACTCTCCAACGTTCATTCTGTTATTGCATGTTCCTTGGTCAAGTTCATATGGGACAACGTTGACTTTGTTGTTGAATGTTGACGTTACTTTGGCACAATCTTCATATTGGTCTTGGTTGAATACTGGAACAAATAAGAGAACTGACCAATCGTGGTCGATCCAACTTGAAATGGCTTTCATGAGCATAGTTCGGCGTGTATCGTCGATAGTATTATCAGAGTTGTCGGGTTTTGCCAGTGAAACCGACAATATACATACCATTTTTTGATGATGTCCTTGCAGCCATTTTTGATTGTCTTTTTGTTCCCAATCTTTAAAGGTGTAAGACACGTTTGTGTTTAATTGTTCGATAGTTTCTTTGGATTCTGCGCGGATGTGTATCGGATTTTGGTCTCTACATGCTTTTGCTAAGCATTTTTCTTCTTTTTCTTCGAGTTCGGTTTTAGAATAAGTCGTATACATTTTCAAATAAAAATAACCAATATATAGTATATTTTTACCAACTACATTCTGTTACCAACCTGTTGTTACCAACCTGTATCGTTCATTATCAAAGTAAAACTACACTTGCTACACTCTCTTGTCACTACTTTGTAAAAAAACCCAAAGTCATATTCCAACGTAACTTTTGAAGACTTTTGGACCATGTCGTGTTGACAAGATTCTCTTATTTTTTGAATTTTCTGTTCTAATTGATTTGAATGCCATGCGTGTAAATCTTGATGAAGTTTGAGCCTTTTAATTTCGGACATAATTTATTTATTTCATAGTTCATTTATACTTTTGTTGGAAACATTTTAACACTATATATTTAAGATGATTTGTTATAAATGAAATTATTATTCTTGTCATATTTATTACACACATGTTTAGCAGAAGACCAGATAGAGGAAAACAACAATAATTGGTGGTTTATTTTGTTTATTTTCCTTGGTACTGTCATTTTCTTTTTTGTATTGACCTATTATTCAGATAAAGCTCATGTCAAAGCTCGCAAATCTCAAAACGGTCAATCTGAACAATCTGAACAACTCATTGGCCAATCTGAACAACTCATTGACGATTCACAATTAAAGTTTTAAGTCGCTATCATTGCAAGAGATTCGCTGACTTGGCTTAATTTTAAACAATTTAATTTTAAACAATTTAAAAGGACGATATTTTCTGCACCAAGTTGGTCCGCCGTTTTCTTCAAGCGATGCCAATTCTTTTTTTAAGCGTGTTGACACTTATAATACTATCTTTAATATATAGTTTGTTTTGGATCGAATAAAGAGTATTTTGTTGCAACTGTCTATTTAAAACATTGAAATAAATACAAATGATTACATATATAGTGAACACATTCGCACGTATGATATGCCATAAAATACCTGAAATCAAAATACCTCCGGATGCACGCATACCTACAGAGAATGAAATGCAACTCGGTTTACCAGAATGGTTTAGGGTGCAAAGCACAGAAACGGGTAAACATTATTTTTCAATGCATGGTCAAAAATTTCATTCTATTCGAGAAGTGAAGAAATGGAGAGAAAATCTTAAGTTTGAATTACCCATAGAAACAAGCGACGATGAAACTCCTTATTTTTAGGAGAATTAGGTTCGTTAATACACTGGCGACTCTGGTCTCGTGATCTTCTGGCCTTTTTTGTCTATGTATGTACCATCACATCTTGACACTTGTGTTCCGTCAATAATCCATCGCGTCCATAAAAATGGACAGACGTCTCCCTCCTTATCTACTTCCGCGAACATTTCAACTTGACTACGGAAAGTATGTCCCGTGGGTGAAATATAATACTTGTCTGTTTTGCCCCGCGACTTTCCATTTTGACGAGTTTTGATTTCCAGTGTCCAGCACTCTGGCAGGAAGATGCTACTGTTATTCTTGTTACTGGCGTTGCGCGGTGGCTTTTTAACAGTAGGAAGGGCATTGGACATGGTTTCAATGAATATTCGGGGGATGGTTTCAATAGTTTCCTTGCGGTTGATTTTTCAGGCGGAACCAATGAATAAGGGCACGTGGTTTCAATAAATTCCTTGTGACTTCTTTTTTGGACATTCACCAAGGAATTCACCAAAAAAGAATGTCCTTGCCCGATACCTACAACAACATCCACGACGATAACACCGACGTCGGTATTGGAGTCTTTGCGGACCACAGAGGTGAATGCGTACCTACTGTCATCAACACGGCGTTTCCGACGCGCGGTTTCCAATCTTTTGAATTGGGTTCGGCCGTGGTGATCGATGGGAGATGGTTGGGTGGAGACAAACATGCTTCTTGGTACAAAGAAAAGAACCCCGAACGCTGTAGTCTCAACATCGCACTGGGATACTCTGACGAACAGTTGGAACAATGTATACCGACGATAGGAGTCGATAACCGTAACGCCCTTCAAAAATTGGAGGCTCTCGAAGTCGAATGTCTCAAATTGGCTTACGTCGACCATCGGATCAAATGTTTACACAAAGATAAATTGGAAACCGTTGACGATTACATTCGCCATGCCAATCGTCTGCAGAAAGGCACGCGAACGATTAATGGCAACGAGTATCCCATGTTCCATTTATCGCGTATTCTTAGCAAAATGGGCTTGCCCGTATTATGGAATTACGACAGCGACAAAAAAAATTTTGTTGAACATGCAGGTATCAAATTCGATGACAAACCTCCCCATCAAAGCAATTATTTGCCGTTGCACAGCATTATTATTCCGCGTATGTGCCTTGTGTTTTATACCAATAATGAACGCTATGGGGTTAAATTAGGCCTCGATACCGACATACGCATCGTAAGATTAGGACATGTTGCACAAGTGTATGCCAACGCTGTGTATTTGACATTGCCCAGCATGAAAACCCCAACCAACCAAACCATCCCATCTCACGCAAGTGCTTTCAGAAACTCTGCCAAAAGCTCAACCAGCAGCTCCTCCAGCAGCTCTTCGGGGGAATCTTACCGAATCAAACGCAGACGCACGAACTCACCGCTGTCACAACCACCCATTTCGACTCCATAAACAAATACAATCTAAAAAAAATACAATTATTTAAATAACTCTTGTTGTACGGATGCGCAAACGGCGTTGATTGCGTATCTGTGGTATGTTGGATACGTTAAAGTATTGAGTATGAAATGGTGAAATTATGTAGCATCAAAACTTACCGGCGCACACACGACACGACACGAAATGGTTTTGAAAACATTTTTGTTTTTTACCTAATCCTTGAATCCTTGTGGAAACCTTGGACTTTAATTATTCATTGGGGTCATGAATGTTTATTTGTTTTTTTATTTTTGAACAAGGTTTTTTGTCAAACATGCCGAAAGGTCAGTCCATTTTACGAACGCCCACCAAATACTCAAAGGCATTGGACAGCGGAGCAGTGTCGGTCAAAAAGACGCACAAACAGTCCAAAAAGACGCACAAACGGTCCAAAAAGAAGCTACCTCCCCGCCTAAAGATTATACAACCGAGACACATCGTAAAGGATATTTGGGCTAGGTTGACGACCGAAGAGCTCGTTCAGGCCAAGCAAAAACAATGCACCATCACACATGACCAATCGTTTCGAGTACCCTCAACTCACGCGTCAGACAAGACATACGATGTCTTATGTGATACCGAAGGTGTATGGACGTGCACTTGTCCCGACTTTATTTACAGATCGGCAACGAATCAGGCGCATTATGGGTTCTATTGTAAACACGTGGCGGATTGTATAAATAAAGTGTTAGCAACCAAACAATTAAATTATTAGTCAACAAATAATAAAATTAGCATTGATAAAGACTGGGATTAGTCAACTCAGCTGAGAACAATAATAAAAATAGTTAGCACAATGCTAAAAAAGTCAGACCTTTATTTTTTATATTATGTTGTATGTTGTATGTTCTATGGGTTCACTTTAATTACGCTGAGACTGTCGGGAATGCTGGGAATGCTGGTACTGCTGAGGTTATCGGGTCTGACGGGGCTGTTTGGTTTGCTGAGACTGACGAGATTTGCTGTTCTTCGTGTTGTTCTATCTCCCAGAGAATATTCAAAACATGTTTGAGGCCAAATTGAACTTGTTTGACCTCACCTTTTACCATGTAACAATATGTCCATTTGTCATCGCCAAGACGTTGACGTTTCAGGTTATATTTTCGGTGCAATTGTTTAAACTTGGTCTTAGTAATGGTTCCGAGATGAAGTCTTTTTCCGTTTAAAAATCCTTTAAAAAGCCCTGGTTTTGGACTGTTTTTTTTGGTTTTCTTGGCTGGTGAACCGCGTTTTTTTGCGGTTTTTTTTCGTTTTTTTACTTTGAGGACCTTTTTTTCAGAGACCTCATCTCCCGACTCGATAATTACTGTTCGATCTCTTTTTCTTTCTTCGATCATTTTCACTACGATGTCTGCTTCCCAAGTTTCCATGCCGATGGCCAAAAGATGATGGGTTCGGACGTGGTGTATCATTTCCACGCTTGGTAAGCGCAAGCGCTGAAAATACACATAGTATTTATTACCAATGCCACATTCCTCAAGCCATCTCACAACTTTTTGTGCGAGTGGCTCACACGGATTTATTTTTTCGTAAATGTAACGAGCTTGGCCTTGTGGCATGTATTTGGACAACTCGCACAACGTAACACCCTTTAAAAGACTGTGATTAGGGAGCTGTAACGTTTCAACAGATGAGAAGAACTCTGGACCGATGCCTACTTTACGTAGGTAGTCTTTTGATTGTTGATCCATTTATTACTGTTGAGAAATTTACTATAGACTTCCTTGATAATAGAATTCCTTGATAAATTCCTTGAAATTTATCGGTGGTGGATGTGGATGTGGATGTGGATGTGGATGTGGATGTGGATGTGGATGTGGATGTGGATGAGCGTATCGACATTATGTATTCTCTACCTTGTTTAAAAAATAGTTACTTGTATCATATGTTTGTAGACCACAGTACATTACGATTCATATGAAAAAATTATTCCAGTTTTTTTATTTTACTTTGTAAACTTGTGGCATATTCTTTCAAAAATTCAGATCTTAACAGCAAATCCGATTCCCGTAACTCTTCTCTTGTCAAAGGGTCGTTACCTTTATCTCTTACCCATTGTAATAATGATTTCTTGTCGTAATAATGGTCGTTGATGGGTGTTTTTACAATGTCGGTGGTGTAATCGCTTAAAATGGGACACATCATCATGTGTGTGATCTCTTCCCAGTTCGGATTACTTTCATACTTTGATTCGAGATTTTTCATAATAGAACATAAAGCTGATGTTACGTTTGCTACGACAGCTTCAAGTATCATGCTTGGAACTATATCTTTACACAACTCAATTGCTCTTTCAGCATATTTCTGTTGTTTTGGTTGACGGATCATGAAGCGACACACGTTTTGCGAAACGGTAGTTCTTTCGTCTTGTAAAAGAATTTCAATATGCGCAATGCGTGAATGAGAGCAAGCATATTCGAGGGGTAGGCGTTTGTTTTTAAGAGGTATGTTTGGGTCGAGTCCTTTTTTCAGACATACGTCTAAATAGTAGGCAGGTACTGCCATGAGACTCTCTATTTGATTCCTTGGTACTTTATCAACGCGCGACAACACTTCTTTAAATAATGCTCGGTGTTGTCGACGTATGGCTGAAGCAACACACAGGGGTTCTAAAAATCTGACATTGCGAACACAGTTAAGCGCGGTCGTAACATGCAATCTTCCTATAATTTGTAGCCATTGTAGTGTAGTGGGGTGATATCCAGACTCCAGACATCTCAATAACATATTCGAATCGTTTGATTTTAAAGATCTTCTGAATCTTATTTCTGTGATATTTGCTCGTGTTTTCTCTCGTTCGATTTGTTGTTTAGTTGGTTCATTGTGAGTAGTGACAACATTTATTTTGATTGATGGTTTAGCGGACGTGGAATCTCCCATATTTATGATGGTAGGTGTGGGATTAATTCGTTGACGCTTCATCATTGTCGGGTCTACAGTTGGCGCGTCCCGAAATTCATTCATTCATTATTTAAAAAAAAGGCATTTATATACCTATAAATCGGATCTTTCTTACAAATGATATAAATACAAAATGGAGGTTGTATCGTTCAATAATGAATATTATATTTCACTGGATGACATACGTTCTATATTCAAAACGACACAACAGGCGTTCGAATTGAGAATAGATAGGTACGAATATGAATGTAAACAACTTGTTCGTATTTATCCGAATGACACTGTATTAGTATCGTGTAAAACAGCATATGCATTTATAAGTTGGCATATTGAAAATAGTTACGAGTTGAATCAAGATTTGAATGGATTAAAAAAAGAACTAACGAAATATTGTAAAAAAATACCAAAGCGCGTACTAAGTAGGTCGCTCAGAATCGAAATAGCGTTTCGCCAAAGTTATGCATGCAATGCCTGTGGTCTATTTCCAATACCACCGAATTTCGAAATAGACCATATTATGGAGTTGCAAGACGGCGGTCAAGATGTGTCCGAAAATTTGCAAGCATTGTGTCCAGCGTGCCATGCTCAAAAAACAAGACTAAATCGTCTCCGAAAAAATAAAATGTTTTGCAAACAAGTCAAAAATGATTATGAAGCATTTGTTAAGCCCAAAGGTCCAACAGAAAATGCAAAGGTATTTTCCAAATATTTTTCACAAAATGCACTATAAATTATAATACTTTTTGTATTAATAAATGAGAAATTTATGTTGGTTACTAACATGTGTATCATTAATAAGTTCAATCGTAAGTTGGTATTATGCCGATACTAAATCTTTTTTAATATCCGTTGCTCTCTCTATCGCATTTTTCACTGTTGTGAATATTATAGAGTTGTGGAACGATGCCTTTTTACAAAAATCTTACAAACACATGTCAAAAGACAAAAAATGTTGTTTGGATTGTTTTGATTGGTCTTCCGCGGATTCTGTCCTACGGCTTACGTGTGTATTACGGGCGCTGGCCAGTTCTATGGCTATTGTAGCTTGCTATATTTCATGGATACAGCGCAAACATTTTTGGAACGACAAACATTATACAACGATTTCTGCATTTTGGTGTGTCCCACCTGGTCTATGGTTAATTTCGACAATACCCCATATCATTTGTCTAGTACAATGCGCAGCTGGTAATAATTCCAAATTGTTCGCTTTTCGAAAACGTGTAACAATATGGGTATTACACGATATCATCCTGGGTATATTTTGGTTGTATTTAGCTTGTATGTTGTATGATTTGGCGGATGACCAAGATGATTCTGAATGGCGTACAATATTTTTGTCCATGTTATCGTGGCACATAGTGATTGTTGTACTGCAACAAATCTATTTTACAGATGTGTGGACAGCTTCACTCAATGTATCTTGTTGTCATCCAAAAATGATACCCAGATGGAAAGTATTTATTATGATATTATCATTAGGAATTATATATTCTGTGATTATGACAATATTAAAAAATAATGCAATCATTCAAATGAAATGCAGTTTGTCCTCCGTTATACTATTTATTGCGGCGGTTCTGGTTGGTTACATTTCTAGAATTGGACAAGAAAAAAAGACAGCACCGTTACTCGATGTTCCTTTACTCAGTATTCCGAATCGAAAATACAAATCGGGATTGTCATTCTAAAAAAAGTATATAAGTTTTTATTAAAAAGAATATGAATGATAAAAATTATATTTATTGGGATTTTGTTATTATCTAATTTTCTTAAAAAACGGTTTACTAAATCAAAAAAACGTGAATTATTCTCTTTTGATTTACATGATACCATAACTAGACAAGCTTTTTTTGATTCGCGTGTCTCCACAAACGAATTAATTGTTTTTGCTGTTGGTGATACGCGTGATCACCGTCGTGTATCAAAAGACCCTGCTCTTTCATCAATATCCACTGATTTTATTGCAAATGTAATTTTGAATTTTAAAGCGATGAATATAAACCACTTTGTTGTATTGGCGTCGTCTGCAGAATTGTGCCATACTTTGCAGGTTCGATATCCCCAAGTCTTTGATATGTTCTCGTGTGGATATTCGTCGGCATATTATAATTTTAATTTGAAAAAATGGAACGTGAAAAAAGGCGATATGTTTTTGTTATGGATGCAACAGTGGTTGTTAGTTTCTGAAGCTTTACAACAAGGGTATGGTGTCATGAGAGTTGATAGTGACGTAGTTTTCCTTGAAAATCCGTATACAATTTTACACGGGCCTTTGTTGAGTCCATTCAGGATAATTACACAAACAGATTTGTTTGGACCAGAGACTCGTCCAATTTGTACAAAACTTGCTAAAAAAATCGGAGCTTTGCAACTTTGTAAAGACAATGTTCCAAATGCTCTTCTAAATATTGGAATAATATATTTTCGCAGTTCTGCAAATCATTTTGAAACGCCATTGTATGAGTTTTTTAAACTATTGAACAATAAATTTATAAATATGCTTCAGAGTGACGGTGGAAATGCTGAAAAATTATTAGACCAACCCATCTTTCGTGACATAATGAGTTCGTTGTACCATGGGACTTTTAAAGTTGTTCAATCCGACGTAGATTCTGTTTATATTGATAAATGTCCATTTTCTGACGTTGAATGTCGTGATATAGAAAACGAGAGAAAGAAAACAGCATTTTCTTTTGTTGAAATTCGTAAAGATCAAAAGACTGAATTGTTGGCGGGTGCGCCCGATTGGTTATTTGGCCGTGTTTGTCTTCGGGCATTTGCAAACGGTGCCCGAAGTATTTATTCAATCCCTGGTCCTGAGGACCTTGTTCAATATCCGGTATGTCCTATTGAAAAAAAACAACTGTATGCTCCAGGCAAATCAAACCGTGGTGGTGGTTTGGTCGCGGTTCACGCTGTATATACAAAGGCAAAAAAACGTGTTGATGCTATGAAAATACTTGGATGGTGGCATTTGGAAGAAAAAATGAATTCCACTAAATTCGATAATTGTGAACGTGGTGAACAGAAAAACGGTATCATTATAACACATACGTATTTTCGTCAAAATCCTTCTGGATATCGTGCGTTTGCATGTGCTGGTCAAGCTAGGGGAGGGTGTCCTTGTTGCGTTGGCTTGCCTGAAGAAACAAAATTAACATTTTTAGAATATAGACCTGATGATATAACAGTTAAAGTGTCCAAAGAAAACAATGAAAAATTACAAAAAGTAATGCATGGATGTGGACAAGATATAAATGGAGGTTGGAATGAATTTTGGAATTGAAAAAAAATCAGTATATAAAGAATGTTATTAAACATATATGTCACGACTTGCTTTTCGTTCGCCAGAATCATCTCCTGTAACTATCGACCCAACTCCAGTTACAAATAACCACCATATGATTTTAGAAGCTACCGTAAAACCCGTTGGATACAACGAATATAATAAAACAAGTATTGAAGAGCAAGCTTCTAATCTGAAAATTTTACGTCAAAGTGGTAAGGATTTATTTGAAATGAACGAAGCACGTAAAGTACAAAGTGGAAATACGTTGCTGTACCAAACAACCGAAACGTATGGAACTGCAATCTCGATAGAAAAAATTGTAGAACAAATGTCCGCCGCAGATCTGACACTGCGTGTCAATTTTCATCGTCCAGGCGTACACTCAAATACAACATGCATGGAATTGTCTTCGGACATACTGAATAGATTAATTTCTTCTACTGCAGACACGAATGGACACAAAATTGCAGAATTGCGCGTAAAAGCTGAGCAAACTGCGACAACACCAAGACATGGCGCCATGTACGTGGCAATTACAAATAGGGGTACCCAACATTATTTGTCACACATCGACTATAAAATTATTGATAAATATGACGAAATGTATCACGAATCTAAGTAATTGTTCTTTTTTATATATTATCTACTCCTATTTATTCAATTATCATCTCCTTCTTTAGGTAATTCTTCTTCTTCTTCTTCTTGATTGTCGTTCATGAGTTTATCTGCTTCTACTGGCTTCTCTACTTGTCCCGGTTCTTCCATTTTTTCATGAGGCAAAGATACGTTGGCACACGCATGTTTCGTATATGTATCCCACGAGATGACACCGCGCTGGTAATGGACATACAAATCGGTATGTGTTAAGAACGGTGATATTGGAAATATGATTTCGACTTGCAATCTTTTTTTCAAAGCATACACATCTTCAAGACCGGATTTCTTTCGTTTCTTACCGATAGCTTTCATCAATTGGTTTTTAATATCTTCTGCGTAAATGAGCGAATACATTTGTTCACATATAGCCTGCAAACTGTTCTTCCAAGTTAAAATGGTTTTTTTAAATGTTTGGTGTGTGCCTTCTTCGTCCGATTTGTGTGGAGTATCTGCCATCATCAAAGACCGTGGAATTCCCATAACACCACACACAACATCTTGGAACGTTTTTACTTGGGATGAAATGTCACCGCGTCCCGTTTGTGTGGGGATATTGACAATCCGTTGACCGAGTGGTACATTCACCATATTAGAAAGGACATCACCGCCCACACTGGCGGGAGCGCCACCTGCAAAAAATGCATCGTACATTTGCTGTTGATGTTGAAGTGCCTGCACGTTGTGGCGGTCTCTGTTAAATTTATTGGCCGAAGACGTGTCTTGCATATCACCATCCGCATAAAAATCATAATTCACTCCTTCGACATTGTCAATTTTAGTATCCACAGATTCAGTCATTAAAATTGGATTGGAACGCTTCTGCTCCATCGACAGCGAAGTACCACGCAATGTATTAATGTAACGGATATCTGGCATGAGATTGCTGACAATGGAAGTCATGTGACCACTAGCAGTTGGCGAATGGCCAAAAATATCAAACACATGTACATCGGGTATTTCGTTCCTCTGTTGGTCGTACACGACGTATTCACGTAAGCCCAATGTATACAACATTTTGACCACAATGCCGCTTGGTTCGAGTACAACAGGAACTCGAAGACCATCCTGCATGTGGACAATGCGAAGAATAACAAGTCCAAATGACAAAACACTATCGATAATTTGTTTACAACAGGGCAACCAAAAATCGTTCATAATTTCTTGCATGTGGGGGTCTGGTCGGACTTTGCCACGGCGATGGGCGAATTCAATGCCATTGCCGAATAAATGGTGGTGAATGACGTTGCGACACATGTATAATATTGGTGTTGTTCGTAAGACGGACATGTAGTGTGCCATTTTGTCAACTGGTAATACAGTACCATGGTCCATGTTTTACGATATACTTGCGGCTTTATATACGTCAATCCCAATGAGACTCCACAATATCAATTGCATGCAACCACATACACACATCTTTTGGCTGGCGTATTACCTTCGTTTCGGCCATAAAAGTGGTACCGGAAATATATTTCAATGAAAATGGGTATTTTCGTTCTTTCTTTTTAGTGGTATCCGCATATTTTTCTTGACATGTGACATAACTTGTGGACGCACCTGAAAAAACAGCGCGCGCATTTACTACAGACATATTCGGTTCGCACATATAAATGTAGGATTCCTCCATTCTCTGTTCATCCAATTCCAGATTTTTTTGTGTGAAAATAGTATAATTAGAAGTTTTACATTCTTCTGCCAAATGCGTATTTACGTGACGAATTTTCATTCTCCAATACACATCATGTATTTGTTGCGAGCCGACTATACTACCTGGGGGTTCTTCCAAATCTTTCAAAGTAGGAACTGTGACCCTAACAGGCGCAGTATCTCTCAAAATACAAAAACAAATAAATGCAATTAAAACCAAGCCACAGATGTATGCACACCAACGTTGCCATTTCGACTTTGGATGATCTCTATATATATTTACATGCTTTTTTTTACACCATGTCATCTCTTTGGATAACAATTCGACCCTATATATACCACGGTGTATATCGGTAATTAAACGGATTCACATGTCTGTAAAAATATTACAAGCAAAAAAAGCATTTTTAGATAAACTATCAAAAGCGTTAGATAAAGAACAGGAAATCTCAGATGCTTTAGGAAGGACTGAATATGATTCCAAAGAGCAACACATAACAACAGCAAATATACAAGTTGAATTTGGTGACTACATGGATAAATTTATCATGCGTGTAAAGGATAAAAACAAACATCAAGAGAATATACATAAATTAAAAAAATTAATTGACACAACACGACTTGAATTGGCGAATATTTCCACGGCAACTCCACCTAAAAAAACCCGACCCAAAAAATCAATTCACATTAAATTTAAGGATGGCGCAATTCGTCCAACACATCAAGTTTTTTCGAAAAATTTTTCCCTATACCATTGGGAACTAAATTCAGATGCACAATCGTGGACATCCATTGGCAACGACACCGAGATTGAATTGGGTCAATCCTCTGGCGAAGTGAGATTACATTGCAACGGAGACCAATACATCTCCAATAAAATTAAGATTTCTACAGTCATCAAACGCCAAGCAGCAGCAGCAAAACGAAAACAATATAGATTCGAATTAGATGATATTGAATTTCAACAGCGGTGCACAGGTGTTGCAGGTCGTATCAAACGATTACTTTCACCACCAGTACGAAACATTACAAATGCATCTTTTAATATGCGTGTATTTCAAGATCGCGTCGCAAAATTGCCCGAATATTTAAACGTGGATCTTCCAACAATTGTAGACCTGTGCGACAATAACGATGTGACCGACCCAGATTATATTGCCATGGTTGAATTCATCGAACCAACCATCCATTTAAATCCAAAAAAACTTCACAGTGAACTCAAAGATATTTACGAAGGAAATCGTGTTATCTTGAAAATTGACCAACGAGAAGAGAAAAAAAAGCCTGCACAACCATCTCTTTTCATGTTAGACGAAGCGTCAACGAAAGAAGAAGAAGGAGAAGGAGAAACAAAACGACAAGTTGTCCGCAGAACAAGAGCACAGAAAAAAGAAGAACGGTTGCGCATAGAGCAAGAAATTCTGGAACAAAAACAACGTTCACAAGAGCTCATGTACGCCTTGGAACAGGAGGAGAATCTCCGCCAAGAAAAAGCAGAAATCGCACTCAAAAAGCAGAAAGATGACGAACGTATTAAGCGCGAGCGCAAACAACAGGCCGACGAAGCCGAAGAGGCTACAGAGAAACTCCGACAAGAAGAGGAGGAAATTGCACGCAAAAAGCAGGAGGATGACGAACGTATTGAACGCGAGCGCCGACAACAGGAAGTAGAAGCCGAAAAAGCTGCCGAGAAACTTAGAAAAGAACAGGCAGAAATCACACGCAAAAAGCAGGAGGACGACGAACGTATTGAACGCGAGCGTCAACAACAAGAAGTGGAAGCCGAAAAAGCCGCCGATAAACTTAGACAAGAACAAGAGGAGATAGAGCGCAAACAAATTGAGGATAACGAGCGTATTCAACAAGAACGTGACGTCATTTCTAGACAAAGAGAAACAGTGGACGAGTTACAGACAAATGTAACTATCATGTCAGAATATAAAAAAGCAACGGGTAAAGGGAGTGGTCAAGAACTTTCAGGTGGAAACGAATGGTTTATTGTTAATGGTAAAAATGGAAATCAGTCTGTTTACAAAACTACCAAGACAAATAAAAGCTCGCCAAAAAAATCTACCATGGAAAAAGCCAACGCAGCTGGGTGGTATTCTAAAGATTTTATGACTGGTCGCGAAAGTAAACTTCTTGAAGAAAAAGAGGAACTCCGCAAAAAAGAGGTGGAAATCGCACAAAAAGCTAAAGAAGAACAAGAACGTATTGAAAGTGAGCGTCAACAACAGGCCGACGAAGCCGAACAGGCTGCCGAGAAACTCCGACAAGAAGAGGCAGAAATCGCACTCAAAAAGCAGAAAGATGACGAACGTATTGAGCGCGAGCGCAAACAACAGGCCGACGAAGCCGAACAGGCTGCAGAGAAACTCCGACAAGAAGAGGCAGAAATCACACGCAAAAAGCAGGAGGACGACGACCGTATTGAACGCGAGCGCCGACAACAGGAAGTAGAAGCCGAAAAAGCTGCCGAGAAACTTAGAAAAGAACAGGCAGAAATCACACGCAAAAAGCAGGAGGACGACGACCGTATTGAACGAGAACGCCAACAACCGGCTATCAAACAAGTCAACCAGTTGAGTCAATCCGATCGAAACTACATCAAGTATGTATTTGACTGGTATGACAAAGAACCAAAAGATGGTCGTATTGAATTGACTGAATTGGAGGACGCGTTATCAGCGGCTGGATATGATGCTTCTGCTGCGGAACAAATGTTGAATGAGTATGACAAAGATGGAAATGGCAATCTTGACTATGACGAGTTCGAGATGTGGTGTGCTGTAACGAATGCAGTTGAATCTTGGAAAAAATCAGATGCAGATTTTAACCAAACGAACTGGCGCGTTGAAGATCTTTCCAATATCAAAAATTATACTCATGTCCGTTTGAATGGTACCCCAGGCACTCTTAAAAAGTCAAAGAATAAGTTTTCTTTTAAAGCAGATACAGCAGGTAGTGCCTACAAATTTATTCGTGCACCACGTCAACAAACATTCGAAGTCGAAGTCGAAAATACTTCTTCAGAGGAAGAAAGTTCTGAGGAAGAAGAAGTGAAACGTGATACGGAAGAAGAAGTGAAACGTGAGACGGAAGAAGAAGTGAAGCGCGATGCCGAGGAAGATGACGAACTTTCTACGATGAACATCAGTGATTTGAAAAAACGTGCGGTAGTGTTGAATAAAAAGAAAAAGGGAACTGTGACGGGATATTCGAAGCTCCGCCAAGGCGACGAAAAAGAACTGGCTGATTTGATTCGTACTGCGGAAAGTAAAATGTCCATTGTACCACCTGGTGAATTAAGTGAAATGTTAAATAATATGACCGATGATTGGGCAAGTTCAGACGAAGAGTTAAATTTTGCAATGGATTCCGAAAATGAAGATATGGAGTTTGCGGCCTCTTCGGCTGTGGATACGGATGATTCAGATTTGGATTTCGCAGAATCGTCTGATAAAAAGACATCTTCAGGTTTGGAATTTGCAGAATCTTCTCATACGTCCTCAGGGCTTGAATTTGCGGCGTCGTCTGCTGTTGATTCCGACAAATCTGAGGATTTCGCAGTGTCATCTGCGGTTGAGACCGATTCAGATTTGGATTTTGCCGAATCGTCTGGTAAAACATCATCGGGATTAGATTTTGCCGAATCTTCTACAGTAGAAAGTGACTAAAATAACATATAAAGGTACTTTATTTATTTTTCATAATGACTCATAAAATCATGTTATGTTTTGTACGAAGTGATTCTGATATATTGGAAGCGTCTTGGTTAAATCGTATTGCTGCTTCTATAGCGTCTACAGAGGATGACACCGCGCCTTTTATTCATGCTGAACTATTGTTTTGTCCACCTGGTTCAGAAAGCAGTAATGATAGCATAGCTGGCCTTGCGTGTTCGATTGTGTACTCTGGTTCTGTACATCTCGAACGAAAACGATTTTCACGTAAAGAATGGTTTTTCCGTTCTATGGAATGTTCTAAGAGTCAATATGATACCATGTTAATGTATTGTCAAGAGCGTCAAGGAGATGGTTTTAACCATATGGGATACTTTTTATATTGGTCACCAATACGTCCGTCTCCGATGTCCTATACCTATTTGGGAATGTCACCCCGCTGGTATTGTTCTGAAATAGTGATCGCTGCTTTGAAAGAAGGCGAAATCCTTGACCATTCTGTATCAAATTCTATGCATCCACACGCGTTGTATGAAATGGTCCAACCCAGTTCAATGGCAGATTGTGGTCGTAGTCTAAATCAAGTGAATTTACGTTTCGTTTGAATCTTTGTGGACGAGTGATATTTGGAATACTCCGAACATTGCTAACAGACATCCCGACAAAAAACATAATTGTGACAGAATTGTTAATTGTGCCATATTGTCATATACAACGATTCCTGATAATGTTGTAAATAAAAACCAGGACGATTGGTACACAATTATACAGTAGTAGGCATCGTGTTTCGCAAGACCTTTATTTAACCATATGATATGAACAATGATTGAAGCAATACACAGCGCCACTACTGAAAGAAGAACATCTAATCGAACAGTTAGTTTTTCGGCCTCAATCCATTCTGCCACTGCCCATGCGATATATTTACCCATACATACATTTTGCGCACCGAGTGCACCTCCTATAAATGGAAAGCCGAAACGATGAATAACAGGCGTCAACGTCAAATTATCCAATGCTGCAGAACATAGAAGAAATATAACCCAATTCGCTACGATATATACACATGATGATGTTCTTTCAATGAGCACCGGCGGTGGTATTTCATCATTTTCAGAGACTTTAGAACTAATTGCCAATATACAGCCACAAATAACACATAAAATAGCTGTCCATTCTTTAGACTCTGGTTGTTCGAATAATATGACTTTGGAGACTAATAAATTTACAATGATGGAGACTGCTCCAAAAATACCGACTGTCATCGGCGGTAACCACGTCAATGCTAAAAAATCAAGCGTCGATGCAGCAAACGATAAAAATATGGCAAGTATAAACAATGGACGTGTAAAAACAGATGATTTCAAAGCTTTGGTTCTTTTAATTTGACGTGTTCTTGGATCTTTCCAATTTAATTCGTATTGTGCGAGTTTCTGAAAGTTCATCGATACCGATGAAGAAATGGACGCAACAAATAGAAATACATACCCTACTAGCTGTATAACAAACATTATCTTTTTCTATTGTTTTTATTATTATATACATCATGTTGTTGATAACGTAATTTTTGTTAAAAAAATCCATTTTTTACTAAATAATATATATATATGTGATAGTTTTTAATGAATATAATATGTCTAAAATATCAGGTAGAATTGGCAAAGAAATGGTTGAATCCACTTTTGAATCTTCCAACATCACTTTTACAGGAAAAAAGTTGAACAAAAAAATCAAAAATATATGGTTTGTATATTTTCAACGTGTATCGAAAACTTTAAAATCTTGTGACGCTATATTTTTCAATGGTACGGATCTTGTTGAATTTGTTGTTGAACAGAAAGCTATTGAAAAAATTACGGATACAATTTCCTACCCATGTTACATTGGAGGAATAGACCCATTGCCATGGAAAAAAATGCGCAAAACTGCTCAAAAGTACAATTGGACTATCGAGGATTGGCAACACGTACTTGAAGATCCGTCTGAATCCCAATCAGATTCAGATTCAGACGGAGATTGGATTCCAACTTTGGAAGAAGAAGACTCAGAAGAAGAAGACTCAGAAGAAGAAGAAGAAGACTCAGAAGAAGACTCGGAAGAAGACTCGGAAGAACCTATTGTGAAGCGCCGCAAACGTTCTTAGGTTTTACCGCACGTCCTGCTTTTGGTCGTACGAATTGACCAAGTCGTATAACGTTCGTCATACATGATATAACCTGTTCGATTTCTGGTTCTCGAATGCAACATCTACACATTTCCATACAAAACTCTCCAATCGCATCCCATTCGTCAAAAGATATGTTTGAAGGTCTGTTATACGATGTGCCTGACCAAAAGGCGTCCCAACACGACGCAGAACCAGAATCTACGATGTCGTTAATATTGTGTCCTGGTGCAAAAACACATGTCCGTAAAGTAACGACACCAACATTTTTGAGATATTCGATTACAGGTGGTGGACCGCGACTATCGAGCAATTTTTCGAGCTCCCAGTGGTCCAATTCGCGCGGGCAGTGGGTTTCTGACAACGGTTCCTCTTCATCTATGTCGGAATCAGTATAAAGAGATGCATCTGAATAATATTCCATTTTAAATAGATAAAATGATTAAATAGTTATTTTTTAAATACTAAACTCTATTTAAAAAATAACATATGTTAAATATTTTTTGAATAGAAGACCCATTTGGGAAACTCCGATGTGTATCGCGCCAATTGATTTTCACTTATTTTGGTACGGTTTTCGGAGGAATTCCATACGATAACTTGTTGTGTGTCATCATGTTGCGACACGACAGGAACAATGACGCAAGATGTTTTGCTTGGATTCCATTGCTTTGCTGCTTTGCACCAAATAACATCTGGACCCCAATCCGATGTTATAGGTTTACCGTCAAGTAAAAGCATGTCATCTGTTAAAATTTGGTTGAAAAACCATTTTGCAAAGTCACCATCAAAAATGACAAAAAATTGTTCTAAAAAGGGTACTTCTTTTGATATTATATTTTCATAATATAACATACTATTGAATTCGTCATTGTGTGTATTTTTCCACAAATATCCATCTTGAAACTTGAACCATTGTCTTTCGTCAATTCCACCATACAATTTTTGACGTAATGGTCCTTTTATGACCGCAGTTGGGTTTAACATTGTTTGCATCGGTGGCATGCGTTGGTCTGAATCTTTTATAAGCACATATTTGTAACTACCCATTATCGGTATAAATTGTTGCAGATAAAAAAATTTGTTGTATGGCTCAGGATTGATAACAAATTGAACGTGGTCGTTCCATATTAGACTTGTAACTTTTTCATACATTCTTTGTTCTTTGACGACTACTACTAATTTGTATATATCAACATCTCCTTTGTCGATTCGCCAAAAATTTCTTTCGCGTTCAATATCGTCGTCCGTTTGGATCAATGTCGTAGACAGCATTAATATGGACTGTTTAATGCTGTGAATGTCTTTTTTCATACGGAATTCCACTTCCCATTGTGTTTTTACAATAACGTCTGTACTTGTGTATTTTTTGAGCGATTGTGAATTTCGTAGTTTGGTTAACCCTTTTTTACTAATAACATACGCAGATGCAGACATATGTTCAGGCATCCATGCAATCCATGGGTCAACGACATGTTCGTTGTGACGTTGTATTAATTTACTTGCAACGGATAATTGTAAATATTCCCAATCAGCTGGTGCTGAATCTATGAGTTTGTAGACATCTTTAAAAAATGTGGGGGATAATATGACATCATCGTGTAATACGATGGCATCATTGTGTGAAATCTGCTGGGTATTCTCAATGTAAATCGAACCATGTATTTTACATTGTATGCAATATATGTTTATTGTGTTTATTGTGTTTCTAGTGAGAGAGGTGAAGAATAGACAGATGATGTATAGACATATGATAAAAAGGTGATAAACTTTTATGTTGTTCAGTGCATAAAAGCATAGTTTGTTTCTGTTTCTCATTATAATCTTTGAAATGTATAAATATTGAAATGTATAAATATTGAAATGTATAAATATATAGATTGTGTGGAACATAATTGTTTTTTTAAATACAAAGTATAAATATTACAGGCTCAAAATTGAAAATGATTCCAATGGATGTGATCCAAATCATTGTGCAATTCAGTCCGTTAAAATTGCGTTATATGTGGTCGTTGGTGTGTACAAAATATAAAATTAGTGAAAATGAGTGGATAATGTTTGGGCGTCAGTACGGATTAAGGCGACCCACTAAAGAAAAGTTACGCGGTATTTGTCAAAGATACTATGGTGTTCAAAGCAATATTACAAAACACCTCTGTCATTTATGGTCAGAACATCTTTCGGAACCTTTAACAGTATGGTCGCCCTGGACTCCAGCGCGATATTGTTCAGAGAATCGCATGTTTTTCAGGAAATATTGTTTTGTCTCGTTTATTCGAAATCTAAAAACACAATTTCAACTCGAATCTCGTTGTTTGCGTGTTTATAAAAATGAAATAGGCATTGTGGTGAACGTCCGTGCTAAAAGAATACCTATGATTTATATTTGCAAACGTACAAAACAACGTAAGCGAAAAATACATATATCTTCTGCGTTTAAGAAGATGAATTCTGTTCGTGCGTTGATTGCATTTCATGTTGGTGATTCTGATAAATTATATTTGAATGTCCGTGGTCTTGAGTTTTTGACTTAGTGCGTGCAGGTTGGTCCTCTGGTTCACGTCTTCGTTTTTTACCTTTGGGTGGTTGTAATGTTTTCCAATGTGAGACTAATTGATGCATATTTGCAAGTACTGTATTCATTTATAAAACAGTAATGCAAGCTAAATAGTCATTCTTACAAAGTATGTATTGTGGGTATTTCTTGTAACGGTACACGTTCAAAATATTCACCATTTTTAACGAAGAAATATTTGGCTAAATATTCAATGGTTGGGTTTGAAATTGCCAATTTGACGATGACATACGTGGTGACGACATCTACACTGTATTGGTAGTGTGAAGTGAATACAAATATAAGTGTAATCACTGTCCATAATTCTCCAACGATCCATACAATTTTCTTTAATTTTGTTTTTGTTCTGGGTACCATTTGTGTTGCAAGAGACGTGAATATAATTAATTGTGTTATATCTGATGACCATATCATGTTGCCACATGAACGTTTTGGATATCTCCAAAAAACCCAGTCGATATTTCTGGTCACTGGTATATTAAAAACTTCCAAACAATTTGGAGTAGAATCTGGGATAATTGTTAATAATTGTGCAATTGAAAATGCTGGAATCAATATCATTTGCGTCATTAAACCTTTTGCGATTATAATTGGTTTTCTTGAGCATGTTACCCATAATATGAGAACTAAAATGACACATGTATACGTACAAAAGTCGACCATATCACGGACTGTGATAATTGTTGGTGAGGGCATGTCGTATCCGTGTACCCAATCCCTAAATAATGAATCATACAACGGTTGAATTTTGGTGCCATTTAAAAATGAATATTGATACCAATATTGACGCAACGAAACAATATTAGTGAGCACTAAATTAACATACAATGTCAGGAGAGTCATCGTAATAAAACGAATCTTACGTAATATTGGTCTCATTTATGGATTTATCATTTAGACTATATACTATGTTTCTAAATGATAAATCCATAAATGAATAATGAAATCTTGATTAAAAATACAACGGCATCCGATCCTTGGGTAGAATCAGGTGCGATGGTATATGTTGCGTTAACTGTCGCGACAATTTCTGCAGTTATTATGTGTTGTACGTGGTTTATAACTCACAACAGTGAAGTGTTGAGATGGTGGAAAGGTGATAATTATGGAATTGTGAGTGATGGGGAAAATGTTGAACTTCGTACGGTGGGAGAGGAAGAGGAATCAGATGAAGAAACTATATTCGACTTGAATGAGGGCAAGTTTAAAGACACGTCTGTTGAAACTGGAGCATTTACTTTGGATGGTTCTTCTTCAGAAGAAGAAGAAATAATTTCTTCAACATCAGATGATGTTGACGATAATGTAGCAGCAGTATAGACAGTCGTTGGTATTATCAATAGTAATGTCCACTGCTGTACAATGCCATGAAACTGAAATAATAGATATTGTATTTAACCACATAACAATGAGTATGATTTTTTTAAAATCAATTGTTTTTGTTCGTGTTGGTGGTCTTCTGTTTGCGAATAATGTCTAACATTTCCAATGAAATATGTGTGATAAAAGAGTTAGTGTTAAACTTACAATAAACGCAATGGCCAATATTTCAAACGGAAGAAAATCTAAGCACTTGAAAAATACATGTGTTAAAAAAATACATGTGTTAATAGAAGATATCCAAATACAAATGGAAATGAAAATATTAATCATTTGAGATCTGGATTTAAATACTATCTAAATTATCTATGCCTCGTCGAAGCGACCAATCCCATAATATCTTTTCTATGCAAACTGCTATCAAGATTGTTATACATGCAAAAGACGATATACAAGCTCTGTACAACAATATTGAAGGATTACACAACCACGGTGATACGTCTAACAACACAGAAAGGACGGATGTCCATGCTACAACTAGTATTAATTGTAAAAAATAAATGTGAATGAGACATGTTTTTGTGGAACCTGATAGAATGACTTCTCTATTAAATTGTATTTTTCTTGATTTCATGATTGCAATTGATTGAATAATAATCGCGACTGCTGTTATATATTGATGAATGTGGACATACTGTAGGTCGTTGTGTGTGCAAACATGTCTCCCGATATATCTATGTCCGAGCTCTGCAAATAAGCGATCAAACCACCATGAAATAATGATGCACCAAACCCATGGAAATGTAGAATCATAAAAGGCTAAATACTTTCTAAAAAACATATTATTTTTATTGTTGTATTATTAAATACTGGATTCCGCGATTTTTTCTTCTTGGTATCTCTTCTTATCATCGGTTGCCATCTGTGTATAACGATTTCTATCTTCGGTGGTGATTTTTTTCCAGGCGGCTGCAATGTCCGACATCAATTCGCGCGGTGTTTTATCAGGTGCTGCTAACGCAATACGTGAACGGACATTTTTCATAAAAAACGCATAGGAAGAGCGTGGTCTTTTGATTTTTTTAGGTGGGGTGTACGATTCCATTTCTTGTTCGTAGCGTTTACGATCTTTCGATGCCGATGCTTCGTAACAAGATTTATCTTCAACCATTTTCCACAGTTCAGCAATACGTCTAGATTGGTCTGGCAACGTCATTTTTTCACCATTTTCTTTAAGTTTTTTACGTTGTTCGCACGCAAAGTACAAAAAAGGTGTCATCGCGCGTTTGGGTCTGGCTGGGTCTCTTTTACGTCTTTTTGATTTTCGAACCATTTTGTACGAAGTCACGGCACGTATATAGTCTTCCATAGTTTAAGTTATTGGATTTTACGAAGAGGGTACCATTTGCCATTTGACTTGTTGCATATTTTCTAATAAACTTACCACGTGTTTATATTGACCTAAGTGTTCTTGTTGATATGCGCGAATAATATTGATATCGGATTGAAGTGTCATGACTGTCCAAAAATGTCCAATTGCGATTGCGACAAAAAGAAGAATAAAGGAATTGTTCATAAAGTTAGTGGTTTGTGGTTGAACATGAACGTCTTCTTCGTCACGTTCGGGTTCTTCGTGATTTGGCATTGGTGTTGTCGGGTATTGGCGTCCAGTTGGTGGGGCGTCGTCGTCGGACATTGTTATACAATATTATTTTTAGTGTTTATAGTCAAAAGTGTAATTTTTTGGATTTTCTTCGTTTTGTTAACGTCGTTCCAGCTTCTGAATTTTCAAAAGCTGGAACGACTAAGGGACGAGTAGATTTTGTTTTTTCAACCTCTTCTTTCTTTATTACTGTTGCTCCTAAAAAGACAAATATACCGCCGATTGTAAGAGCAATTTGTACATATATTGCTTTTAACACAAGAGTATCTGTGAGGGCTAACATTGCAAGTCCGTCAAATACGATTAATGTTATCATGACAACGAGTAATATTGTGTTTTCACCAGAATTGGCCATTAATATTATGAGTGTGTCTCCAACTAAGTGGGGTGTCACCAATGGGGTCCATATTGAATTTATCATTAATTTGAAATTGACAAGATATGCGAACGGAAAAGCCCACGCAAATAATATACGTATGCGTTGTGTAGCGGATGTTACGGTCATAGGTCCTGATAAAATTTGATAAATGGACCATGTTTGAAGGATATCAAAAATCGCAACACCGAATATAAAAATAAGAACAACGATTGAAAAAGGCATTGTTTGTACACACCCCACTTGCTCTTTACAACGCCATGTTGATATCATTGCTAATGTCAGTGCAGATGTGTCTAGTATCGTACCTATTATGTTCCCTATAAACGCAACGACCCACGCTGATTTAAATGGTAATAATGAACATACCATAACTAACCCATAAATAAAATAATTTGTTTCAAGAATACCACTGGCTTTGTGTACGGATGTTGAAGCTTGTGTTCTTATAATTCTAATGATGATAGATAAAACTAAAATTAAAAAAATTCGAAGTCTTACATTATTTTGTTCAGAGGCTGACATTCAATATTGATCGAAGACCTTTATACCCACGGTTGACGACCTTTATACCCGCGGTTGACGACATCTTTCTGCTATTTCATAAACAATCTTATCGCCAAGTTGTAACTCTATGAATGTAAACCAAATATGTAATAAAACCTTTTGCATCAACCATGCTATAATTATTTGATTTCTTATCATGCATATTAACGCAATATTTAATACGATATTTGCAACTGACCATACAGTCATGTTTTTGTAGATCCTGGCAATGAACATTGGAATATAGAAATGCTCAGACACCAGAGTTATGACTGTAATGCTATGAATAATGTCATCGTCAGTTAATAGTAACGGTATTGATAAAATTGCGACAATAATCGGTGAATATTTGATGATTTTTGTTGGTATTCTAAAGTGGATTGGTGTTAGATTATACCAAGAATCAGCATCGAAAGATTGTAATTTACAAATTTCAGTATTGATCCCTAAAGCCAGACATCTTCCGACTAGCCACGACCATAATAATCCAGAAATTGTAAACAAAATACGCATTACAAAAATTGTTCCTATTTTAAATAGAGTCAACAAACAAATCCAAAAATGACTCACATGATCTAAACTGACTATATATAGGAAAATATCAAACTTAAATATGGAAAAACACTGGAATGATTTTGAACCAAGTGCGAAACGTCAGAAGGGTGATACGTATACATTTGCATCACTTCCTGACAAATTACCCGATGAAACGCCCGATATTTTACAGACATTAACCCCCGAAGAACAACGTTCTAAAACAGTTATGGTGGCTGAAACAACGTTCTTTAATCAGCAGAATAAAGATTTCTGGCATCGTACCGATCTTTCACATCTTCGTCCGTATGATTTCCCCTATGTTCGTGCGTTATTGCAACAAAAGCCTTGTGATACCCTTTCACCAGAAGACATTAAACATAAAGAACATGTTCGAACGTCTATTCAAGTTGTGACACGTGCGTACGAAGATGAATATTTGCGCGAACCTGTGCGTAAAGAACGACACTGTATTATGGGGGATCAATGCCAAGGGATGCATTTGCCCCATGTCACAGAAAATGCATTCGTGATTCGTGAATTCTTACTTCCAACAGAAGAAGAAGAATTTAATCGAACCGGTAAATTGCCAACAGAAGGTCGATTGTGTTTGATGTGTAAACGCTCGGAAATCGCACGAGCGTTTATTAATATTAGGGCCGATGGTATGGGAATAAAGTCTAACGTCATGTTACAAGATTACCGAAACATTGTGGGTCAAGAAGGTGAATATTGTATGGAAGATTGCATTTTGTCTTCACCCAGCGTTTTTCAAGGAATTCTCGAACCCATCGTCCTTCATTTACGTAATGCATATCGCATTCGAATCAATGAAGGAATACGGTATTATGAACAATGGCGTATGAAATATCCAGGTCAACAAAACCATTTTTTAACACAGGCGCCCGAGACATCGGATTAAGTCTCGGGCGCATATGCCCTTTTGAATTCAACGATGGTTTTAGAAGAACCATGCCTGAAAAATCACTTCTAAATCACTACGCCGGGTCTAAATACGAATGGTTGTTCATAGGTACCTTTTGGGAACGACTTCAAACTGTTGAGATTACAGATATCAAGTATTTTTGGAACCCACCGTCTATCGAACATAAAATGGTGAAAGCATTCGCAACAATTATACATTTCACTATACAACTGATCGAAATTGAAAAAGATCACAATATTTTGTTTTGTCTTCACGTTTATTTCGATGCCCATGTACCACTCATGTGCGCTCTAGAAGATGGAACAAACATTCGTTCCATCTTTCACAAACATCAACCAAAAACTGAAAACGTATTACAAGAAGGCAATTTGCCTGATATCGTAACACTACAACTCGATTGTTCCTTCTGGAACGAAAACAAACAGAAAATGGCGCCCATTGTTCACCTTATGTGCAAAGCATTGCCACAACGTTGTCAAATAAGAAATTTAAGAGAAATTATCTCCAATTATTGTAAGACTGACGACTTGGTACACGAGTTTATGCGGTCTGCACTATTATGTTCGCTATTGGGAATGTATAAACATTCTAAATTTCGACCATCATGGAAGGTACGAAAAGCAATCATACGTCGTTTCATTTATTCAAACCCAAACAGAATGCAATTACAGGAATGGTTATTCACATCGTATCAACATCTTCTGTTTTACATTATCAAAGAGTTTCTAACATATTCTATGTATTTGATCCCTGCGTTATATGACGAACTATGTAAAACATATAAATGGAATACATTTGAAAAAACTGTTCATAGTGCAATGGACACTGTTCGTGAAACTGTCGAAGAAAATATCCACCGTTCTAAATCAATTAAAGATTGGTTATCAAAAATAGAATCTTCGTTAACACATGTCAATAAACAACAACTTGGTAATTTATACAGACCGCAACGCCAATCTTTCACACAAAATGTCATTTCCATCTGCGACAGAATTGACGAAGCGAAACATCAAGTAAACCCGCATATCGAATTTCCCAGAGAATATTGCCATCTGTTGCGGAAAATGGTCGCCAGGGTTGAAAGAAGCGACCCTCGTATCGAATGGTTAAAATTTTTCAATGTGAATCAAAAGTCTATTGATTCTCTCATCAACATGTACCAACACTCCAAACAAAACACATATCGAACAGAATTGAGAAAAATTTTAAATACTTCCACACGATATGAATTTGAAGCCATTCGAGAATTGTTTACGGCATTTCAACAAACACATTACAATATTCGCGTCTTCGCATTGCCACAACATATTTACGATAAACAATGTGTCGCATTACGTAGACGATATGGTCTTAAACATGAAGACGAAATGAAACCACACGTTGGTGCAGTTTATATGTGTTTATCATGCAACACATTTAAAGGGTTCTGTGTACAAAATAACGCCAAATGCAGCAATTTATTCGCGAATGGTCATCATAAAATCATCATCGATGACGAAACTCTCAAATGTTACTGTGGCCGTCGATGTGAAAAAACAGACACAAAAAAACGAAAACGAATTACTGTAGACGACTTTTTAGATGGTGAAGAATTAGAAGAACATCGAAAAAGAAGAATAAAAAAAGATTGGAAATCACAAAGAAAACAAATGCAAAACGAACTGTGTGCAAATACAGAATGTGTTACATTCAATATGACAGGACTTTTGTTTCAATTCCACAACAAAATGTATCTTTTTTGTCCTTCATGTGGCAATCCAACCATATATAATAAAGAACAAATTGACAAACATGGATTGACATGTGGTGAATGTTTAAAAGAAGGCACATTATACACATCGGTAAATTGTTATATTTGTGAAACATTCAGAGGAAAAGATTCGTGGACAACGATCAAAACCATAGAAGATGAAAAGGAAGATACAATTGCAATATGCAACACTTGTTATAAACCATGGCTCAGACAATACGAAGAACCCATTCCAAAAAATATTATAGAACAACAGAAATCTAAATTACAACAGAAAAATACAAAATAAAAATCCAAAATGATAAGAACAATACATATTTACATCGTTAATAATGAATAAAATGTCTACTGTAAACGTGATTGAAGAAACATCATGGTCCATACCATCACCCATAAATACAACCGTAACCGAGCACTTACATTCAGATGAATTAATATGGATATGTATTTTTTTAGCATCGACCTTCGTTTTACTCCACACATTCTTAAAAAGCAAGACGTAGTACACGACCAGTACAGCGTTCTGTCATCGCTGGTAAAGTGTCCAAAACATCCACCAATGCCCACCCAGCTTTTTCGACTCTTTCTTTGTCATAAAACCCTGCCGCAACCCATTGTGACAAGGTGGGTGACCAATTTCTTTTGATATCTTGAATTGAAAACTTAAATTGTTTCCAAGTGTCAACATTTGCACCAAGACGCGCAAGCACTGTAAAATCAAAACCCATTTCGACCAATTGGTGTGTCGTATACTTCATTTTTGCCAATTCCGTTATTGTCATACGAATAGTCAATAACTTATTTGCATCCAATTCCAATGCATGTTGTTGTTGAGTCCACGAAAAAGATGTCAATTGATGAGGAATAACATTCATAGCCGTCATATGCTGCCAACGAAACCCAAATTCCAATATATCCGTTGGAGAATACCTCGAATGTATCTTGGACCATGGTATTCGTTCTTGAACAGCATCTTCAGGCGAAAATCCATAACCACGAATAACAGACAACCTCTTATTATGATTGATATGATCAGTGAATGTCTTAGCTTTCGGTGTCAAAGGAGATATTAAACGTACAATTCGTGAACTATAAGACAAATTTGACGACGGTTGTAATTGTCGTCGACGAATTCGTGCTTCCATATCCGCACCTATTGCAATTTCACGATCACTACCCAAATCAGGTAATAACGCAACGTCATGATTACATATTGAACACAACGTTTTAAATTTTTGATTAAATACGCATGACAAATGAAACGTGTGTTCACAGTCAAATATCGCAAGATTTTTTGTACCTACTTCGACATTACATAAAGTACACGCCATCAAATTAAAATTAAAAATAAAAGAGGTCTATTTATAATAGAAATTACTTGTTTATATTTTATTTGCCCTTCTTTTTCGTTTTTGAAGAACTGCTGGAACTGCTGGAACTACTTTTATCTTGAGTATCTACGCCTTTGCGCGCGCACACGACGTTGCACCGATGCAAAACAACATCGACGGGATTTCCTGGACGTGAATAAGACAATGCTGTACCCAAAATAAAGCGAGAAGCAATAGTTTCACCAACTTGAGTTTTCAACTCCTCATACGGTGTCGTAATAAATTGCAACTTGTCACGCGGAATACCTGTCTGCAAAGCTCTGCCTTTGCGATTTCCAGCAACAGTTCGTGGAATGTCAGCACACAAAATATCACCTGCATAAATAATCGAAGCACCATTATTGAAAAGAGTATTGAGGCCAGCGAGTGTCAATACAAACCCTTGTTCGAAAATATCTTTTTCAGGTGTAAACTCAGTTACAGCAACACCAGCGTATTTGAGACCACTAAGGACAGCTGCTTTGTCGGGATTATCACCGTCATTAGCGTTCAAAACACCAGTAACGCGACCACGTTTATCAACAGCCTCAAGGCCATTAGCAAAAGAAAACACGTGCATTTGATGGTCACCGTAACGACGCACAGATGCGTTTGCAGTCTGCATAAGGATTTCACCTTCCATCACTTGAAAAGCTTCCGCTTCACCAGCAGTTGGGAAGTAAGGATCGATAATATTACCATATTTGACATGTTGGTAGTGGCGAATATCAAAAACTACATTAATATCGAAAGAGGTCGGTCGGGCAAAAGGTTTGATACGTCTACGTTTTTGTGAAGAATACATTATTTGATAATATAAAAGTATTTATATACGGTGTTTTTGTTTATATTCGCATGAGCACTTCAATGCGTTCTAAAAGTTTACATTTCTCTGTGACATGACAAGCTGCTTTTAAGACACCGCGTATAGGTGTTTTCATTGTAACTTGAGATACAATACCCACTGGAATCAAATATAACGCGTCTTTAAATTCGTTACAACAATCCAATGTTGGAAGAACTTCGATATAAGTCGTGCCTGCAGGAAGTGCTTCGCGCACACCATTAGGTCCCTCGAAAGTTTGGATTTTTTTAGTCGTCTTCTCGACATAAGCCAACCACACCTGATCACCACGCTTCAAACGACCTTCTATCGGTTTCCACAAACGGGCAACACGAGAACGACCACGAACATTGACATTCAACAAACGCTGCCACTTGGAACCCGTATCCATATCATTGTTCATAATCCCTAAATAATTAAAGGCCCTCAGAACCTTATCAATAGTATCATACTTAAGTTTGTCTTTGGTAGCATCGTCAGTACCACCAATTTTTGTAGTACGTAATAAGTAATTCAAAACCGGAATATTCGCCACAACATTCTGAGAACCATGGTGCTTCGTCATTGACGCACGCTCGTCGCCACGCTGGACAAACAAAACATCACCCTCAGAATAATGTTTCTCGAAGCCACGACTGAACGGACGTGCGAAAATAGGAACACGCGCAGTAGAATTCACCATCGGTTCAGGTACGTTATTGTGCAACGTCGGATTCATAAGAGCAGATATGCTAGGCTTAGAACCATAGTCTCGACCGACGGCAGAAGAAGATTTGAATGAAAACGGTGATGATTGATTAACAGTACCAAGACCTGGGGTCTGACGACCGAATGCTGACATTACTGATTGACTTGCCATTTGTTGTTGCAAAAAATATCTACCCTATTTATACTGTCTTACTGTATATCTCGTGCGAAGAATTCCAAAATAGGATTTTTTTTAAAAAAATCAATTATAAGTTTTATTACGTGAAACTATATGGTTTTATCGACGCCGTCTTTTTACCCGACTCCTTCGACAATGTATTTTTATAATACTTGATCAAATCCAACTTGTGCTTGCTCAACGAAATCCACTGCTTAATCGAACCATTATCAACTTTGGTACGACCCGTCACATTATTACGACTCAAAATATTCTCACGACGCACATGCTTCTGCATCGAATTCACAAACGAAATTTCAGAACCAATCATACGCTTCATATTCATACGATGCTTAGAAAAATGCGCCTTACATGTCTCCGCCGTCACATCGGGTGCCTCAATACCTTGACGTTCTAACGGTTCTTTCACATGTGTTCGATACAAATCCGCCTGGAGATTGTAAATTTCTTCATCACGCACTTTACCAACCATCTGTGAATCAATTTCTTGCATTCTTTGAATGACAGAATGTGCCTCACCAGAACCACCATCACCATACTGACACAAAGCACACTGACAACCCAAGTCGTGTGATTCTTCTTCATCGTCAGAAAAATGACAAGGGACGAATTCACCAGGATCGTCTTCATCCATCATACCTGTGTTATCAGCAACAGCTTCGAAATCTAATGTAGGTAGTATATCCATTACAAAAACAAACAGGTTTATTTATACTTAATTTTTTACTTAACTTTGAGCCATACCACCTAACGCATTCGCAAAGATAACCCATCCGAGAATCGATTTCGACGTCAATGAATTTATCGTATACGCATTCTCAACTGCACGATTCAATTCCGGCGAATTCTCATTACCTGATAAACACAACTGTACTAATTGAATAACACCAAACCCTGTATACAAAATGCCAATCACGCCCACAATCACATATACGAATACAGGCGGTGTTGTCTCAGATGATTGTATTGTGTAATAAAATTGACGGCCCAAAATAACCCAGGCTCCACCCATCGACAACCACCCTGTGAAATGCGCCACCCATGCCAACGTTTTCGTAACACGTTTTGTATGCAGGTCAATATCAGATTTGGACAACGCATTCAGCTGTTCAGCAATAAGGCCCAATAACATGGTGACAACGGTTAAAAACGCAACACCCATAATCACTAAGCGTTGCCAAATTCCAAGAACCAATGCAATAGCAATTTGCATTAGAGTTGCAGAGATACTGTATTCAATCATGCGCAATACATTCGTCCCTTGTTCGTTCACTTCGTCCACATAATTTTCACGAATCCAAGGCAGGCCACAGCAAGAACATTTCCACTGCATCATTGCGATCGCCTGGAACACAAAAGACAAAAAGTGAAACGCAATCACCAACCACCACAACGACAAATCACTCGTTACGGAATTAACACGAGACACACACCAATCGTCCGCAGTTTTAAATGACAAATATGCACCCGACGGTGCGACGGTAGAACAATCAGTTATACCTGTACCGTTCGTCCACGGTGCTGAAGTTTCCGTCAATTGATATACTTGGTCTTTATTTTCCGACGCAGCCCACAACCATAGCGTAGCTAATGTATTCAATAAATGAAATAAAGCAGCGGTCCAGTTGATCGACCAAAATACAGGAGCTTCTTTACAAGGACAACAACGTTTAGCCCACGTAGCATCTTTTTTATAAAATCCCCAAGATAACATTTTCCTCATTGTTCCTTCTCATATATAGTTCATTTTGACCACAAAAAGCAAATCAAATTGAAATTGAAAAAGCAAATCGAATTGGAAAAAAGCAAATCAAATTCAAATTGATTTGAAATTGAAAAAGCAAATCGAATTGGAAAAAGCAAATCGAATTGGAAAAAGCAAATCAAATTGAAAAAGCAAATCAAATTGAAAAAGCAAATCGAATTGGAAAAAAAGCAAATCAAATTGGAAAAAAAGCAAATCAAATTGGAAAAAAGCAAATCGAATTGGAAAAAAGCAAATAGAATTGGAAAAAGAAAATCAAATTGAAAAAGAAAATCAAATTGAAAAAGCAAATCGAATTGGAAAAAAAGCAAATCAAATTGGAAAAAAAGCAAATCGAATTGAAAAAGCAAATCAAATTGAAAAAGCAAATCAAATTGGAAAAAAGCAAATCAAATTGAAAAAGCAAATCAAATTGAAAAAGCAAATCGAATTGAAAAAGCAAATCGAATTGGAAAAAAGCAAATCAAATTGGAAAAAAAGCAAATCAAATTGGAAAAAAAGCAAATCAAATTGGAAAAAAGCAAATCGAATTGGAAAAAAGCAAATGGAATTGGAAAAAAGCAAATCAAAATTGATTTGAAATTGGAAAAAGCAAATCGAAATGAAATCGAAATTAATAAATCCTATTTAAAACCGTTGTATTCTAAAAAAATGCATCCAGTACAAGAATTTGTCCATATATTTTGGCGCCATGGTAAAACCGTACATTTTCGTATTTTCCATGCTAACGACTTGCAATGTATACAATGGTGGCACGAAGAGAGTTCTGGTGCATTTAATATCAACAAAGACATTGCTTTAAGACAACAAATGACATTTGATGGACTCGATGTGGATATTGACAATAAAATAGAATCTAATATTGTTTTACCTGAAATTCCAACTGCATTCAAAGTTTCTGAATACTTGGCACAACTTCCGACGGTCATACCTACGAATATAGAAATGGATTCCATTAAAAACATAGTGGACATGTGTGAGGAAGCGACATCGCCGATGCGTTTAGAACGCGAATTAAAAATTCATAGGACAATGAAAAAATTAAAGGCTGTTTATAAATTTAAAAATCCAAAATAAATAATTTTCAATTGTATTTGACATTGTAATATATATTAACAGCCAATACACTCCCAACATTTTCCATATACTCCATCAGACCAATAGGAGATACCACTACCACCACAGGCATGACAATTTGGATCAGGAGATTCGTCTTCACTCTCCGCGTCTGGTTCACTCTCCGACTCTGTTTTCTCTTCGATTTCTTTTTGTAACAATACTTCTGCAAAAGAGGCTTTCAACGGACTGTATTTGTGATTCCAACCATTACCCGAACCCCAACAATTGTCAGGCTGTTTCTTGGGAAACTCGAATATTTGCTTCAATTGTTTTGCATACTCATGAAGAATAGGATGGGTGGCCGCCCATTTTTTTTGGTTTCCGTTCCAACCTGTCATCCAATAAATTTGATGTGGATGGAACGCAAGAGCTATTGCACAGTGTAGTTTTTTTGCCTTTCCAGTCCGAATAACTTTATCTGGGAAGAGTTTGCACAACATTTGGTTTTCAGGACACATTTCCCACTCCAGACGCAGTTGTTCAAACATTGCGGCGTTTATATCATTTACCAATGACGGCGCACCGCGGTTCTCCTTGTTGAACACTTTCAGAGCTTGTCTCTCTGGTGTTTTTTCGTAGTTAGCCAGGCAAACTGCTTGACGTTCTTCACGTTTTGCCTGTGCTTCTAATCTTTCGTTTTCCAACCCTTTCGCTTCGCTTATACGTTTTTCACACGCTTCACACAAACGATGGTCATTTTTTTGGTTAATAACGGTGACACGGCCATCCAGTGACTCTTGTACGGTTTTGGCCTCCACTTCAAAAAACTCAAAGGCCTGGTTTTGTAACCATTCCAGTTTATCTGGCACGGTACCATGCGTGTGTTTAACTTCGACCACGAGCTGAACGACACCGGATGAGTCAATAAATGCACCATCGACCCAAATGTATTTGCCGTTCGTCGTCGTTAATCGCTGTTCTGTTTTGTAAGTCCATTCTTTTGGTACTTCGACGGTACGAATATAATTTCCACAGACTTGTTCGCATTCGACACAGAACACAACACGTGGCTGTAGACCAAACCGAAGTTTGGCCTGAAGATGTTCGGGTGATTCGCCTTTGCCCCCATACTTTTTGATGTAATTGCACCCATCATTATGGCAATCGTGCTTGTGTGCAAAGTGAGCCCTTCTCCGCCCATCCTTAGATTCATTACGATAAACAAGGTCGTGACCATCCGAGCAACGTATACAACTTTCTCCCGATTTCACTGCCGCCTGAACCTCTTTCATATCTTTATATCCATCGGGCGTAATGTCTTTTAGAGGACCGCCGACTTTGCCATATTTAGCTACAGGTATTAACAATTTTTTTTTAGTAATTTCGTCAAATTTACGTTTTGACATATTTTCTTTTTGTTCCATGGTTCTTCATCTAATAACATAATAGAATATGTGCAACTTATTTTAAAAATCCAAATAAATAATTTTCAAATTGTATTTACCAGGGTTATCTTATTAAAATGTCATCGGCACCAACATTATTGAAACACGTTTTAACAAAACGTAAAAAACCCATATATGTACATAGAATAGAACGAAAGTTAAAAGAACAGTCTGCAATCATAAAATCTTTACAAGATCAGTTAGAAGAATCAAACGTAGAAAATAAAGAACTACGAGAGCTGTTGGAGATACCCGCCGAATCAGAGAGTCGTCCCATCACGACTCGTACTAGAACTGATTCTGATAATATATTTCGTGTTAGTTTGTAAATCCTTATGTTAACAAATTAAGACTATTTAGTTGTTTTTTTATTGTAGTACAAATGTCTTCCAGTTCCTCGTCATCTGCACCACATTCAAAACGTCGTCGCATGGAATCTTCTCGCGTTTCCTACCGTCCATTGTTAGTGGGTGCTTATGAATACTATCAGAAAGAAATGTTAAATTCGTTGGTGTCATTAAAACCCAAAACCCACTATGAGACGGTGACCAATCAAGTCAAAACAAAGCAAAAAAACTATGGAGATGTCCGACTTACTAATATACGTAAGTTATTGGATAATGTCAAAGGCTACGATCGTTCTGAAATGCAAAAACAATTCCATGAAAGTTTTTTACAAGCTGTTGCACTCCATCTATACAAAGACGACCCCGAAGTTGATATGGACAAGATTATGTCGATGAACGAATGGCCCAATTTGAAGCAACAATGTTTGTGTCTTACTCCTCGACGTTTCGGCAAGACCACTGCTGTTGCAATGTTCGTCGCGTCGTACTTTTTGAGTGTTGAAAAGGCGCAGCTATGTATTTTTTCGACAGGAAAGCGTGCATCGGATGGTATGCTTGACAAAGTACACGAGTTCATCAAACTGATAGATGAACAAATGGGAACAAATTACGATAAAACTTGCAAACGAAAAGGTGAATTTCTGTTTTACTATGGCGAGGGAAATGACGTCCGTAAAGTTGCCTCCTATCCATCTGGTTCTGACAAGCTGCGTGGTGTGGGTGGTGACTTGATTTTACTGGAGGAAGCGGCATTCATGCCCATCAAAATGTTTCACGAGGTGATCGTACCACTGTTGGAGCTCGAAACGACGGCTCTCATTTGTATTTCCACACCTCAAGATTCGAATAATTTTTATTCAATGATGTTTGAAATGGTCGACGCCGCCGGTGAGAAACTGTTCAATCAAATTCAAATTTCGATGGTGTGTGAAGACTGTAAGCTGAGTGCACATCCTGAAAAATGTACACACATGAAACATCTGTTACCAAAATGGAAATCTGGTGGTAAACAAGATATGGTTCGTCAAATTTATGGCGATAATACCGAGGACATGTTGCGCGAGTCTATGGGGGTGACAACGAACGATAGTAACTCGCTTTTTCAAGACGATTGGCTCGATTTATTTACAAAACGTGCACCTTATACTTCTCCTGCTACACCTCGTGTTATCTTTGTCGCATGTGATCCGAACGGCGGCGGTTCGTCGCAAATGGCAATTGTTTCCTTATATCAAGATTCCAATAATTTCGCTATTTGTGGAATGGAATCTCATGCTGTTAAAGGTTATGGTGAAATTAGAAATTTATTGGAAACACATGTTCGTGCAATTCGTAACATCTTTCCATCGTCCTGGATCATTTTTGTTCCTGAATCGAATCTGGGACACGAAGCGTCCCATATGTCTCACATGTTGAAAGATATACCCAAGTGTCGTTCGTTGATGGAAAGAGGTGAACCTGGTGTGATTACAACCCACAAAAGGAAAGAATTGTATTCGAATACCGCTGTGGAAAGGTTTGCGTCGTCTGGAGTGTGGTATGCTTCCCAATTCATCTGTGTAAATCCCTATGGTGATGCAAACGCACGTGGGGCTCGTGTGAAACGCATGTTTCGAAAACAGATGGGTATATTTAGTAAAATTGTCATCCCTCGTGGTAGCAACCACAGTAAACCTAAAATTATTTACTCAGGTAAAGACCAAGGCAATGATGATTTGGTATTGACATTTATGATTGCATTATATTGGTCGATACAATTTATGACGGGACGTTCCAACCCATCGGCCAAAGATATTTTATAATTATAACTGTATAAATATCATCCAATATATATAAATGAATTTTTTCAATACAAAAAAACGTCTTCGTGATTTCTACACAGATTTCAAACTGAGTGTTCAAGTAATTATGGAAAAATATGATTTACATAAATTGAATGCTATTGCGAAAGATATAGAATTAACAACAGGAGTTAAATTTGGCCGAAAGGCGCGCAGTGACGAGGATTGTAAGCAAATTATTGTTGTCATAAAGCATGAGATAATTAAATGGGGGGGAAAAGATCCGTTCGAAAATGTGAAATTGGTCCAAAAAAAGGTAAAGAAAAAACCAGTGAAACAAGTGAAACAACCAGTGAAAGAAATGGAACAAGAAGAAAGAGTAATTTTGTACTCCGAAATGACAGACATCCAACTTCAAAAAGAAACGGACGAAACTAGCGTATTGAAAACGGGAACACGCACTGAAATCATAGACAGATTAGAACGTGTAGACAATAATACTTGGACATTCTCAGACATGTCTAACAAATGGTTGCGAGGTACATTCTCAGACATGTCTAACGAATGGTTGGAAACTTCAATAAGTGGTGCTGAATTTCAAATACCACGCAGTAGAGACGCTATGATTGAACGCTTGGAAGAAATCGAAGAGACAGGAGGACACGATATTTTATTGGAATATCTGAACGACAACGCATTAGATTTTTTCTGGGAGAAATTTCGGAGTGCGTATAATTTAAGTGCAACACTCCCATCTAGACAACAAAAGATAAAAAAGTTACAAATTGTAAAAATAAAAGAACTTCAGAAATTGGTACGAGAGTTGGAATACCAATGTCAACAGAATTCGCGAAACATCCAAAAACGCGGTGGTAATTGGAGAGGACATCGTCAAAAAAGAGAGGAGTCAAGTTCTGAAAAAAATTGGCGTGCAGCTTTTACAGGTGCGGTGTAGGTGTGGGTGTAGGTCTGAGTATAATAGGAAATTTAATGAAGACAAAAATAACCTATTTAATTTGTTTTCTTCTAAAATATAGATGTTGAAATTTACAGCAGGTGCAATCTGTGGATGGGTTGCTGCGAGGTCGTTGCCTCCCGCCCCTTTGGCCCCACCTACTTTGGATGAGATAACTCAATTGTCACTTAAAGCAAAAAAATATTACGATAAACTTTTGAATAAACTAGTGGATGAACATAAAGAAGAGAAATAAAAATAAGAACTTTTTCCACCTATAAAAGTCTGGAAAAGTCTATTGTCAAAAATGTTCGTTGTTCATTCGAAACCAATGAACGAAATTAAAAAAGCAGAGGCGCGCATTCAGAACGCTGAAAAATATTTGGTGCATGCTCAGAATGATTTGCAAGAGGCAAAACAACATCAAACTAAAACAAAACAACTGATATCCAATGGCAAAATAATTTGTTTCGATACAATTGCAAAATGGATGCCTGATGAAAATCTTGATGCGTTGACGATGGTGTTGCACAGTACTCCGCTCAAACAAGTAGACCAAGACCCCCAAAAACTGTCCATTCTCGAACAACGCAACTACAATATCGTACTACCTGGTAGTGCATCGCCTTGTAATCAAATGTACAGTGGTCGTTGCTGGATGTTTGCAGGTCTCAACATTTTTCGACGACTTTTGATCAATCAACATAAATTAAAGCCAACCTTTGAACTCAGTCAATCCTACCTCTTTTTTTGGCATTATTTTGAACAATACAACGCCATGTTAAATCTGTTTTACTATAAAAAGGACTTACCTCCTGTCGAAAGAGCGGAATTTCTGGACAAACCATTGCACGACGGTGGTAATTGGATTATTTTCCGAAGACTGGCTCGTAAATATGGTGTTGTGCCCAAAAATATGTACCGTGAGTCGTGGCCTTCAAGTCATTCTTCTGAAATGAATTCGATCCTCTGTCATTTATTGCAAAACGATATTCAACATTGTTCTACCCTGAAAAATGTCGTCGAATTCAATAAATTTCGCAACGGACGTTTGAAACAAGTGTTACATATATTATGTTCCTGTATGGGCAAACCTCCTATGAGCAACGAATTTTTGTCGACGTTAGAAACGATTGAGAATAAGCCGATTCATCTCAAAGGAACAGCGCTTTCGACGTTTAATGCGATTGACGCCAATTTTGATATTGACGAACATATTCAAATTATCCACGACCCACGCTCAGAGACCAAAGACCTGACATGGTACACTACGCAACACCAATCCCTTGAAGACACGCCCGAACTCTTCTTTAACGTTAAGGACATGAAGCAAATATGTGCCGCTGTGACTCTTAGTATTAAGCTCGGTCGTGGTGTTTGGTTTGCGTGCAACATGAATGAAGACGTGTGTCCTCAGGTGCAGGGAATGGCTAAAGGATTGTACAGACCAGACAAGTTCATCCCAGAAGGGAACAGCCTCCAAATGTCAAAGGAAGACCGAATGGTTTGGGGGCGCGCGCATTGCAATCACGCTATGTTGATCGTTGGTGTTGAATTTGAACAAAACGAAGTCAAGGCATTTAAAATTGAAAATAGTTGGGGTGCAACGGGTCCTGGCCACGGGTTTTACAAAATGACTGCGGATTGGTTTCATGAACACGCATACACGGTGGTTATACATAGAGATATATTGTTGAAATCAGGTATTGTCGTCACGGAACACTCCGAAAAAATGACGGAATATCCTTATTACGATATATTTGGTTAATATTCTTGTTTAAATAATCTCTAATGAATCTAATGTATTTCTTCTTAAATTTTCAAATCTATTTGAATTTCAAATAGATTTGAATATCCGCCAAAGAAAAGCAAGCCTCAATATTCTTGAATTTTTCACTGAAGAAACTTGCCAAAGTTCTCAACGGTGGTCTTAAAATCCCACTAAGTTGATCATAATCTAAAACTATAATATAAATTAAAATAATACTAAATAAATGCGCTTCCGTAAACAACCTCCTAAAAAGAATGTACAACTCTCTCTCGTCAACGAGAACACATTACGCGTCAAATTGCACAAAGTTTCGAACGAAGACTCTAAAGCAATTAAGAAAGCTTGTCACGTGAATGACAAGCGCAAAACGTTTGACATGTCATTGGTCGAGTTGCGCGCTTTGAAAGATGTCGCGAAAGATGTTACGTTCGAAGATATTCCGTCGCACGTTTGGAATGTGAAAAATCGTCAATGTGTGAAACAATTTGATTTGTCCAAAGTACCCTCCAAACTGTGGAATACGTTATTTCCATATCAAAAAGAAGGCGTTGAATTGGCGTTCGATAAGTTTGGCGGTCGTGTTTTACTGGCTGATGATATGGGTCTTGGAAAAACGCGGCAGGCGCTTTCCTTTATTGGACATTGTTTGCCAGCACGAGTGTTGGTGATATGTCCGTCCTATTTGCGCTATCATTGGACCCATGCGTTGAAAGAATGGCTTGATATTGATGGTCAATTAGTGAAAAAGGGAAAGGAAACGCTGGAAGCTGAAGCGTGTATTGTATCCTATGATATGTTGAAGGCGTTGAAAATTCCTACTGGGGTATTTGACGTTGTTGTATGTGACGAATCGCACTACGTCAAATCTCGAAAATCAAAACGCACAAAGCTGGCGACACCCCTGGTAAGGTCGGCAAACTATTCCATGCTCATAACTGGAACGCCTGCTTTGAATCGACCGATAGAATTATTTGCTCAGTTGAACATGTTGCGGCCGACATATGTGAAAAATTATACTTCGTATGCCAAGCGCTATTGCAACGGCAAATCGACGCCGTTTGGCTACGATGACCGTGGTTCAAGTTTGAGTCACGAGTTGAATTGGGTCTTGCGCCACGGATTTATGGTGCGACGGTTGAAACGTGACGTATTGACCCAATTACCACCGAAGACACGCCATACCGTGTGGTTAGAAATCAAAACAGACGTGGAGGTAGAATCTGGGTTTCGTAAGTGGAAGAAATTGAACGATACATTGTACAAGCTACCCTCTGGTTCAGAGCAGCAACGTTTGCAAATGTTTGAGCGTCAAAAGGTGATTTCAGAATTATTTGTGAATACGTCTTCAGCGAAATGTGATGCAATTGTCCGATGGATTTTGGACGCTTTGGAGCAGGGTCGTTCGTTTATCTTTTTTGCGTATCATAAGGTAGTGTTAAATGCTGTAGAGGAAGCAGTCTCAGGTGTGTACGAGTATATGCGCATTGACGGCTCCACACCAGCGCACAAACGCCAGGAAAAAGTGGAAGCATTTCAGCGTGACGATACAATAAGAATTGCGATTTTGTCGATAATGGCGGCGGGTACGGGTGTTACGTTGACGCGCGTTTCGGAGTGTGTTTTTGGGGAATTGTATTGGGTACCAGGGGTGATGATCCAAGCTGAGGACAGAATTCATCGCATATCACAGACCGAACGTTGTGATATTTATTATTTATTGGGTACGGAAACGTTGGATACGTATGTACATCCAGCGTTGTGTAAAAAGTTGAGTACATTGGATTCTTTGGTGGATAATCGTACAGACAGAACGTTTGAGGGAAAAACGACGACGACGGTTCCTAGGGAAGAGGAATCTTTATTAAAAGTAATCTCTGGTTTATTTTAAATATTTTTGGAAAAAAAGTCTATCTTCTGTGGTTTTGTACTCCCAACATAAAACCCATGTTAATGTGTCTGCATTTGTAACATCTCCGTATGCTGCCCAAACTCTATACGTAGTATGATCGTCGATTCCAAAATTACGATATTTCAGAACTGTTTCAATAGTTTCGATGCGTTCAGTGCCTCTTATCACCAAATTGGGCGCATAGAAAAATCCATCGACCAACTTTCTATTTTGTTTGGAAGGTCCTGATGCATTCGGTTTTGAAATTAACAATTTGTGTTCTTCGAAGAAGCTAATAAGTTCATCCCACGAACTAAATGCTACCGCACCATGCGTTACTTCCAACGATGGTTCAGAGTCAGCTTTCCTTGCAACACGTGTGCCCTTTGACACCGTTTTGCGACGTTTTCCACGACCTTTGCGTGTAGTCGTTAAGCTGTTCCAAATTGTCGAAGACGGTTCTGTTACATATCGTTGGTATCTCTTCACCGATGATATGTTTGTATATACTTTCATCACAGCATTACCGTTATAACCGGAACCTCGTCCAACTTCAGCCTGAATAATCGCACTATCGTTGTCTTTTTTCGCTTTTCGACCATATAAAATACCCAAATATTCTTTGTGTTTAATGTTTTTGGCGCATCGTAGTAATTCTTTTACGAGTATAAATGTATGGTAGACGGGTTTATCCTGCAAAAGATTATCAATGTCCCTACTTTTTGCTTTGCTTTGGAAAGCTTTGTCTTTTGATTTTGAATGAAAGTACTTGAATTTCACTTGTATATTGGCACGTGATGCAGCCAGTTCCAAATGGTTTTGGGTTATATTTTGTGCAGTTTGGCGGCCATTTCCAAGTTGTGTGTGGACTCGTATAATGTGATACATGGGTTGTTTAAATTTATTTATATCTCTAAACAGTTCATCGCAATGATTAGCAGCGGTACCATAGTCAATGTTCCAACTTTGAGTGGATTTGTTGTATTTTGCACATAGAAGATCTTTTTGTTGGCGGAGTCGTCCTTGTGCCAGGAGTTGGCTCGCGCCAACATACGTTGGGCCTGATGTCATGTCCAGTCTCTTTGCACGACGTTGTGAATTTTCGTTCCAGCTCCCGATATCAAGAAGAATACCATCGGGAGTTGCTGTAAATTCTGCAATTTTAATGTCGTGTGCACAAAGAACATCGTGGTTGTCAAGTCTATGCTCTTTAAAAAAATCGGCAATAGTTTGATCTCCTTTTGATGCGACGTGACACTCATCAATAATAATGAGCATATTCTTTTTCAATTTACCATTGTTGTCCAGTATTTTCGATTTGAGTTTTTCCAGATTGCTACGGTGAATGACTTGGTCATGAAGACATTGTGGAAGGTCTTCTTTCGTTTGTTCCGCCCATGTATTGTCAGAAATGGCAGCCAATATAATTATATTTTCCATAGGAATTGGTGTGTGTATATCGCGGACAATATCACGAATAAGACAACACATGACGCCAGTTTTCCCAGATTGAGTTTCAGCGACAATCAGACAATACACCTTTTCGTTGTTTCTGAACTCCGATAGTATTCTGCAAGACATACTTGTCTGCTGAGGATAGAATTTTTGATGACCTCTCGCTTGCAACAAGTCAAATCCAGCGTCAATACATCTACCTTCTTGTAAAATTATATTTAATTCGTTGGGCGGATACTTTACCATTCGACGACGAATAAAATTATCATTTTGATCAATAATGCCTTTTTTTAAAAGTTCATCACGGTCAACTTCAGGAATAACGATATCAAATGGTGCCAAATTACTGACTAACGGCACGTAATTCGAATTCAATGAGTTTACATGTTGTTGTGTCGCTTTACGCTTACGGCTTTGTGACATAGTGTTATGCTTTGTGTGTTCAGTTTGTGTAACACTTATGTGTAAACTATGTGATTTAGAATAGAGTGATTTAGAGTGATTTAGAATAGAGTGATTTAGAGTGATTTAGAGATAAGTGAATTTAAAGGTCAACTGTAGAACATTCACTCGGTAATATGTCTACGATATCTGTTCCAATTAATACTCGTAGTTTATTTCTAACTAATTTTTGTAGAATACCTGTTCTTCCATCGTCTAAAAAAACCGTCAAATTTTTGGGCATACATTCATCAAACTGGGTCCAGTTTCGTCGAAGACCAAACCAAATTTTTAACGGTATTTCTTCTAATAAGCGTGTCATCATCTTTTCTGGGTACCATTCTTGCATAGGAAATTCCACCATATTAAACACCCACCAGTGGCGGCCATCTGGTTTCTGTTTGTTGGTATCTAATTCGTTACCAACCGTCCATCCAGGTTTAATAGTCGTAAATTGCGTCAACGATTTCCTTGGAGATTGCAACGGTGATTTGGCACGTTCATTAGGAGATTTATTAATAACTGACCTCATTTCGCGTTTCATTTTGTTATGTTCTAACTGTAGAAATGGGTGTTGAGACGCGAGGTAAGCTATTAGGGTTAGTACATCGTGAGAACGATTGGTGCATTTATTGGCATGTGAATCTTCTATAGGAATAAAAAATGTGTCGTTGTAATTTTGCCAAGAAATGTCGTTTTTGTTTGGGTTAATACAAGTCATACCAAAATCAATAAACGTCGTTTTAAATGTTTTAAAATCAAACATAACGTTTTGTCCGCTTAAATCACGATGCATAAAAAAGAAATCTTTTTGCAAAAACCAGAGTGAACGTAAGACATACGCGAGGGCAATCAACAGATTATCACCCCACAAATCTTTCAAAAAAGCTCCGTTTCCACGTGCCATACAAACATCTGTATTAGATGCGTTCTGTCCACGTTGCATGAAATAAATGTCGGGAACGCAAATGTGAGAATATAATTCTTTACATTTTTGAGACAAATAGACTTGTGTAACCAATTCAAAAAAATCAGCGCAATCTTCTTCCATCTTTTTTAGGACACATTTTTTTCCTTGGAAAACCACAAATGTATTCACTTTTGCATATGAACCAGCTTCGCCGTAACCATCGACAATGTAAGCTGTAGACATTTTGTTGTATTTGACTTTTATTATAGCGTCTGGTATGTAACGATACCAATTCCCCCATTGAAATAAATTTCTATATTTACTCCCATCTTTGCACCTACGCCACCGTTTGTAGGGATTGACGATTGTTTTATAATCAATAAACTTAGGAAGTTGTTTTTGGGCAAAAATTGCAACTTCTTCATAGTTACGTTGATTTACAGTATGATCTTTTTCGTTTTCTACCTCAATCATATTTCGAAATTCATGTTCTTTTTCCGCTGAAATATGAAAAAGATTGTGGCGAATCTCTTCCGTTAATGTAAAAAATAAATCCATTAACAATTAAAATACTGTAATTTATAGTGATATTTTTTTGTATATATACATAATTATTTTAGACGTAATGCGATACAACGTTATATTTGTCGGTTCGGTTTCCGTTGGAAAGACATCTCTTATACACCGATACTTGCAAAAGTTTCATAATCGTGACGTCATGTCTACACTGGCTGTTGATTATCACCCGATAAAGATAGACGACATTAGTTTGTCTTTGTGGGATACCGCTGGTCAGGAGCGATTTCACTCCATCACCAGTTCTTACTTTTCACGTGGTCATATATTTGTGCTAGTACATGATATTGAGAATTGTCAAGTTAAAAAAGACATGGAGACATGGTACAAACAAATTTTTGACAAATGTCCTGCCCGCCACGAACCAGTTATTATCATTGTCTCGAACAAAACAGATTTGCATCCATTTTGTTCACAGGAAGTGACAAATTGGATACAAGACCATTCGTTTGACCACGTGTTTACATCTGCTGTAACGGGCGAAGGTATGGAAAATTTATTCAAATGCATTCATGATGCAGTCGTGGTTCATCAGTCGGATTGGTTATCGCCGTCGTTGCCAGCGTTACCTGCAACGACTGTATCAAAAACCTCACCTGGATGCAACTGTTGATTCAAATACAGCTTTGATGTTAACAATTATTGCGTTTTGTTCCTCTAACACTTTATTAACATTGTCCAAAAAAGCTGAATTATTAAACGAATCGTAATGTTGACCATAAAGTTTTACAATGGCATAATGACGCAATTGGCCTTTTTCATTTTTAATAACCCAATCAAAACACGCTTCCGTGATTTCTTGCTTTTCTTCTTTGCCCACTTGTTGTTTCCACTGGTTTAATCGAAATTGTAATAAATAATTAGGGTTCATTGCATGTCCAACAGACGAAATTATAGACCACGAGCCAGAAACTACTGCTTTTCCACCATTTATACTCATGGGAGCCTCATAATAGCATATTTTTTGTTGTGCAAAGACAGACATTTTTTTAAATATGCCTCCGTTTATAGGTCGATTTTAAATTGAATTACGTGATTTGAAGCATAATGTGCGAAATCAGCCATTTGTTGAAACAAAGAATCGTGCGAAGCTTTTTGTACGATTGATTCAATTTGTAATCCAGCTTCGTCATTCCATTCACCTGGGACAAATCTTTCTAATATGTGGTCACGAATACGCTGCCAATTTCGCGAGGAATCCTCAAATATGAACCATTCTGTAGATAATAAATGATACCAAAACGAAGTATGTAATCGCATTTGTTCGTAACTGTCTTTGACGAGCTTGACAAACAAATCAAATGTATTTGAATTTCGTCCACCCATTGCATCAACCATCTCGTCGGTGATCCGCATTGGTGCCCGAATATGTTTAGGGTCATCGCCTAAAACAAAGCCGAAATCAACATGGACAAGGAACCCACTCTGAGTCACCATGATGTTTTCTAAATGTCGATCACCCAAACCCATGGTAAATGCAAGTAGACATGCTCCTGCACATGACGCTATGATACGACGGTGTAATATATTAATAGAACACTGAGGGTTATTTTTCAATATAAAATTTAATAATGAGAACCCTTGTTTTTTAACATCATAAAGGGTCGTTGTATTTTCAATCACTTCAATCACACCACATGCCTGATTAAGTGGAAAAACGGAATAAATTTGGACATGGACACCCAGTGTCAATTGTTCTATCCAATATCCAATCACCATGGACAATCTGTCTGTTCGGACATCTTCACGTTTTAATAATATTTTGAAAGGTTTGTTATCGATGGTGACGCATGTTACAAGAATGGGTCTCGAAGAAGATTTTAGTGCTATAATAGTGTGCATTTCTTTTATGGTCACTTTTGGATTCCATGGTAAGTGTACTTCACTGTATTTTCCAAAAAAACTCGCGAGCGTCAATTCCTGTGTATCAATGCAGTCAAGACTCATCACATATTTTAACGTTTCACAAAATTCTTTCGATATATATAATTTTTTGCGAATTGTTTCATGTAACCCCTTGACCACTTTTATTTGAACACGTTCCAATACCTTTAATAGTTTTGGCGTTTTTTGCAATTCACATTCAAACCACAACGCATAGGTTAGTTCCAAATCAGGCGTACATATGGGAACTAAGCCGTGAATAAACAACGACGGAAATCGACAGGCTAACCACACCCACCAAAACATCATCTTTACATGTACAGGTGTCTGTATTCGTTGCCAACCTTCAACAACCCATTTTTGAATATTCTTTTGTTCCAAACATTTGGTGCTGCCTAATCTTATAATATCTTCGATAGACAGAACAGAGTGACACGTTCGTGAGCACAAGAGCAGACGACATGATATTTTAGTTCGTTGGACAACAAACTCATGAATTCGTTTGTCGAGCAGTCCCATTTGTTGTTGTGAAGCCATAGCATGGATCTGCCATTTTACATGACCAAACAATTCTTTGTGATGTGTCCATAAAAAATCTATTTCAACCGAGGAATAGGAGTGACACGGCAACTTGTATTGTAACCCGCGGAATAAACTAAATATTGTATTCGTCGCACAATTCCATTCGGTATTTAACAATCGTAACCTAAATAACTGTAGAAAATCCACGGGTAATATAGACACGATACGAACAAGATGTTCGACCTTTGCCGTTTTTTGTAACATTTGTGTACAAGGGGCGCATGTGCGCTGAGGTTCTGGCGTTTTTCCAAAATTTGAAAAATAAGAGGGAATGATTTCGCGATAAGCGGAACAAGCGGAACAAAATATTCGCCCACAAGACCGACAATGATGTTTGCGGCGAAACGTAGTAAAAGTCACACCACATCCAAAACAGCGTTTTGCACGTTTGTCGGGGATCCACGTTGCAGGAGTACGTGGGCGTATAGTTACATTACATTGCTTTGCATGTCTATCCACCATCATGGACATAGACATCGACATTTAGTCGGATGCACAGTAAGTAAATACTGTAAAAAAATACAAGTTGAGTAATTATCCTATTATTTCCACTCCCCACCCGAACCTTGTTCCCACACAATTGATGGTACATGTCCCCGTAAGACATCACCGAGTCGTTAATGAACAACCGCATCGTTTGGACACCAGACATTAACCCTCCATACCCAGTGGGCTTTCAAATCGATTTGAAAATCCAACAAATGTATCACATATATGAATCTTACAATAACGCGAAAATAAAATAATAAAAAATGGATTTGTCTATTATTGCCATACCTATCTTGCTTATAGCAATTATGTATATGTTTTGTTACAAAAAAAAGCCGCATACAACTAAAGCAAAGCGAAAACTGCATTTTAAAAGTCCGAAACGAAAATTTGACCTCAAGTCTCTTGAGAAGCGCGTGAGACGCCGAATGGCTGTATCGACATAATACCTACCTTATTTAGTCGCAATTTAGTTATTCTATATGTGTGTAAACGCGCATGATCCTTGTCGTGTGAATAAATAATAGTATAGCCTTCGGGATGTGTTCTTATATGGACAATATACATAATACATAGTATAAAAAGTTTGCCTTTAGAATCTACCTGGTATAACAAACACGTTTTGTTTAATTTTTGATCAAGTGCCCACCAAGGCAGATATGCGAGATATCCATTTAAAGAATTTTCCGCTGTCCACATATGACCATACTCATCTCGGGCCAATGTTTTTAAATGGGAAATATAATTCCATTTTTTAGCTGACAACATTCAATAATAAAAAAACATTGACATTTATATTTCTATTCTAATTCCTTGTAAACATCCATTTTTCTTGTATTCTAAAAAAAACAAAATGTCAATCAATAAAAAAAGAAAAAGTTCCCCAAACCAGTGGAGCTGGACTTCGAAGCTCTACAACGCAACATCGCTCGCAGAGGAAGCCACAGAGCAATCAGAGACGATTGAACAGCTTGAACTGGCATTGGTTCGATCAGGAACCAGAAATGACGAAATAGTTCACAGACTTGAAGAGTGGAAACTTGCGTACCAAAAATGGAAAGCGAATTCAGTTACATTCGAAAAGAAAAATGAAGCAAATCTGACTGTTATTGCATCCTTAAAAGCCACGAATGATGTTAAACAGCGTGAAATTGAAGAATTACGACATGAATTACGAAGATTGGTAGCTGCTCAATGCGCGGAAATTTCTATAGTCGAAACTAAATTGCACAAAACCAACAGAGATTGTGCAGAAAATCGTGCTCGTAAAAAAATGTGGAAAAAAAAGTATGAAGATCTGGCTAATATGGGCGCGATTGCACTCGCTAAAGTGACCAAAGATTCTTATGGCGTTACCCCTGAACAATTTCAAGCGTATAAAAGTATCGCGGACACACAATTTGAAGTTGATAAAGCAGAACAAATGAGAACGGATGCGTTAAAATTGTTACATGCAAATACGAGAGCTTTAGAAGATCAGTAAATTAAACATTAAAAGTTCTACTACATAATTCATACACTAAAAATCGAATACTGTTGTTTGGAATAATTTTGAGAGCATTTGCTGTCATTCCAGCGTATAATTTTAAAAATCCTTCTTGTTTGACGATTTTAAAGAAAGCTTGTAATCCGTTTTTGTAAGGTGTGCCGCGGATCTGCATTCTGCGCCGAACTGTATCCAATGGATAACAAATGGTTTGACTGCTAAAAGCGGCGACCGCACCCATAGATAAAATACCTGGGACAGATGTCCATTGTAATTCGGATTTCAACGTATCAAATGTCACAAAATTAATTGCGATAAAGGGAACTAAGCTGCTGATGGTTGAACCATATCCTTTGAATAATCCTCTTTGTTCTTTTAGTATGTCTCGTGTTGCCTGACCGAATGTATGTATATCATTTGACATGATGAGGCGGTGTCGAATTACGTCGATCGGATGTGTGACGGTTGTTGCGACAGCACCTGCGATTGTACCACATATAAATCTTGTTTGTACGTTCATATTACTTTGAAATGATTTACAATAATCGTATGTTCCAAATTGTAATGCTGAATATGGTATAATACGAGTACAATTCAAGATGTTGCCTTTCCACAAACTTGTTATTCCTTCTTGTTTGAGAATGTTTTGGTATATGTTCGTAATTGTTGTTTTTGTTCGTGTTGTTTGCATTAATATTTTAATTCTGTCAAGAGGTGCCACTATTGTTCGCGAGAATGCACCTGCGGTGCCCCCGTATATGAAATTTTGTACAGTTGTTCCCTTTGTTTTGGAACCACGTAATACCATTTAAACAATTTAACACATTTATATACTATATAGTATGAAGTATGTGTCAGTGGGATTAATATATAAATCTCATGATATGGTGAACACAGTCCAATGGTAATTTTTTAACTTTACACGTACATAAATAATAACGCTCGACAGTGTTGTACCAAAATACAGTTGCACATTTTATAACCCTAACACAGTCCAATTGTGATTTTTTAACTTTAACACAGTCCAATTGTGATTTTTTAACTTTACACGTACATAAATGATCACGCTTGTTGTACCAAAATACAGTTGGACACCTTATATTTGCATGTACATTGTCGAGTATTCGCTGGCGTTTATGGGAAAAGATTGGTCGAAATATAGTATGATTTGAAGCTAAACGGTACCCAACGCATAGTTCTCTATCATTGATCCTAAAAGCTTTTCCTGATGAGCGGGTGAACGACCATTTCCCCCTCCCTGGTTCGTTTTTGCTGCTTAGCGCAATGTATGATCATATGAAATGTATTATTTTGCCAATTTTCTGACAAATACCATTTTCTGTTTGCCGTGGCAAGTCCATCGTTTGTCTACTTCAGATTAGACATATATATACGACTATAGTAAGATATAATGTTTTGTCGAACATGTCAAACTTCTGGCCATCGTCGTGCCGAATGTCCAATGTACTTGTCAGGTGAAGGAACGACGGAAGGTTGTTTCGAAATTTCTCGCGGTGGACCCATGGTTCCAGTGGGCGACGAGACTTTGTATTTCGAAGTACAATTTTTCAAATATAATGCGGCACCACAATATTATGTCAAGTATGAAAGTGGACCAATGTGGAATTGCACCTGTCCATATCGCTTGTACCATCCTGGCGTCATGTGTAAACATTGTACGGCGTGTGTGCATCTTATACAAGGAGTGAATTTGCCAGGTGGAAATTATGAAAGGTTTTTGGATTTTCATATTCGCGAAATGGATGCAAACTCGTTTGAGCGTATTCGTGCGACACGCGTCGGAGAACCTTTGCCCCAAGAGGATGAAAATAAATGTTTGAGAATCCAATATGAATCTGATGAGCCGGGTTATATTGAATATCGTGATCGGTGGTTTTGTTGGACTTGTGGTGGGGCAAATGGATTTAAACATTTGAAGGGTCGGATGTGTAAACACATTGCTTGTTATGAAAAATCGTTAACGGACGATTCATATGAACAACGTGTGACCGGAATGGAAGACCATGCAGCGTTTCGTCAAGAATGTGACAGTCAAAGACATGTCTGGCAAAGATTTTCACTCTTGGCGTTTTGAGTATAAATGGATGGATGCACGATCATAAGTTCAATTCTTTTTATTTAATACAATGCCTAAAGCTAAAGTAAAAAGAAAAAAGAAGCCAAAAAAAGAAGGCATTGACCCGCGAAATTTCAGTTCTGTAAATACGAATGTGAAATTACCTGCCTTCAAATTACAAAATGTTGTTGCGACATTTAATTTGGGAGTGGATTATTTGGATTTGAGAGCTATTGCACTTGAAAAGGCTTTTATCGAATATAATCCTCAAAAATTTGCGGCGGCAACGATCCGTATACGGTCACCACGAACTACTGCATTAGCATTTGCTTCTGGCAATATGGTATGTACTGGTGCGAAAACAGAATTAGAAGCGCGCTTGGCTGGTAGAAAATACGTTCGCTTGTTGCAAAAAAATGGAATTCCTGTATCATTTCGAAACTTTAAAATCCAGAATATTGTAGCTTCTTCTGAAGTTCCCCACACTTTGAAGTTATTGGAACTCTCGAGAGCGTATGGTCCGTATGTGTCGTATGAACCGGACCTGTTCCCTGGACTTGTTTTTAGAACTACTGAACCAAAATTGGTTTTTTTGTTGTTTCGTTCTGGTAAAATAGTGATTACGGGTGCGAAAAGTCGTCCTGAAATTGCTTCTACATTTAAATCTTTATTTTACGGGATTATTATGAACTACATTGATTGGGACGATACTTCTCAGTCTAGTTCTGATTATAGATCAAAGATGAGAAGAAATTACAATCGTTAATTAAATTATAATCGTTAATTAAAAAAGCTATGTAAAAATCTTTTACTTGTTTCGTTGTCAACTGGTGACCATGTATCTCGTCCGTGTTTTGCTGGTTCGAAATGTACACCTTTTAATATTTTTTCAAATGAATGTTGTCCATTTTCTTTCAACCAAGAGATACACTCTGGTGGTGCAACTTCGTTAACACGGTGCAATACCATATATTGACCTGTGTCTGAAGTCAGTAGAAACGGTTGGGCCTGTTCTTCCTCTTTTGGTTCGTTCGGTTCTTTGGGTGTATTGACTGGTTTTTTTTGCCCAGAATGTGTATTTTCAAACCAAGTATTCCATTCCCGATTTGTTTTTTTTAAACATTCTATGAAATTTTTGTAACCAGCAAGTTGTTCATAGATCAACAGATGTTTCGATTGGTCACTTTCTCGTGTAATTTGTCTTTTTTGTAAATGTTTAAATAAAACTTCCATGGGTTGTTCAGTGCGTTTGTGACGAACTCTTTTCCAGGACGAATAACGTGTATGATATTCGTCCAGACATTCTTGAATACACGTCTCTGTCCAATCAGTTAAAGATTCAAAAGTACGAATGTATGGTTGTTGTTCAACTTGCGTTGCATTGCTAAAGACGTTTTTGGGTTCTTCTCCAGGTTTCTGCCATGTACATTTCCATATTAAACCACCTTGGATAACAGAACCAGTGAAGACATGTTTTTTAAATGTAAAGTACAAAATATCATCTACATAAACAATTCGAGCTTGTAGCAATTGTTGAAGTCTTCTCATTTTTTTCTGGGATTTATATTTTTGGATTTATTTGTAAAATCACTTAGTTGCAACAGATGTTATAAAAATGCGTGTTTTTTGGAAGATGTTTTGTAGTGTTTGTAATTTAGGTAATGTAGATATTTCTACTGAATGTGGACACCATTTCCATATAAAATGTTTCCCGACAGACCAGTGCCATTTACCATGTTATATGTGTAAAACGCCCTTAGGTCAAGCTTGTTTTGATTCGAAAACGAACACATGGTTTATTGGAATCAAAAATGGCGAAGAAATATGTTCGTGCTACAAATTGGTGGAATCCAAAATTGTGCCTCATCGAGAGATATTAAGAAAATGGTGTCGAAACAATGGACGTTTACGTACTAGAAAATATATTCCTGTGAAATTCGACATTAGTGTCACATAGATGGAGTATAAAATACATTTCACTTATGTTCATATATGCAACGTATAGAATATTTTACAAATACAAATAGAGTCAGATTATTTATATTTGATCTCGAGTTTATTGGCGATGTCAGAAATCTGGATACGTGTTATATTTGGGAAATTGCCGTATTTTCAGTGACAAGAAATGCTTGGTTTTCAAAGGTAGTCGACCCTGATAAAAATATGGACGTTTTCCCGATACCACCCATTCCAGAAATTCCACAATTAAAACGAAAATTCTTAAACACAGAAAATGCCGTTACTTGGGACCACGTTTTTACAGAATTGTGCAAATGGGTTTCTCAAGAATTAACACCTGGCCTCGTACCTGTTTTCGTGTCACACAACACATTTCGGGCAGACAAGCCCATTTTAGAACTGGAATGTAAACGTTATAAGTTGCGTATGCCTTCAAATTGGTATTTCTTCGACTCTTTACATTATTCCAGAGATACAATGCGCAACTCTGGAAATTATTCTTTATCAGGGTTACACGAAAAACTGTTTGGTGAAACAATAAAAAATGCCCATCGTGCCAAGTCAGACGTGTCAGCATGTATACGAATTTTAAAATCTTTAACGGGATCTTCGTGGGTTCTACAAGGTCCTATATACCCATCATATTGTACATCTTTACGCAGTATACGCTGGATTGGTAGGAAAGCAGAAAATTTATTATCGTGTAATGGAATTGATTCGACAGAATCCTTATTTATGTTTCTACAGCAAAATATTCACCGTGATTATGTACAGTCTGGATGCTCTGAAATTGATTCGATCAGAAACAGTCTCAAATCTCTTTTAACAACATTGCCAGAGGAGAATATAAAAAATATTCTGGAAGTTATTGTACAAATGCGTTCTGAAAAACCTTTCAGTTTCACATTTATGTTAGTAGACGCGTGACATTGTCGATAATAACATCTAACAACGCCGACGTCGTAACATCATTCTCATAAGTTATTTTTAAATTTTGAAGACCCTGAATAGAAGTGGACAAATATTTTTGTATCCGTTCGCTGTCAGCGTGGTCATCTGAAACACCCTTAATTGCTTTTGAATACAAATTTTGAATACGACTTATATCCGTGTAACGAGACTGTGTGGACCACCAACGTTTTGCCCAGGATGGAACCCAAGAATGTGTAGTATGAATACGAAATAATGTTTCCGTTGTGTCTAAACGGACATGGCATTTTAAAGACTCTAACACTTTTAGATTTATAAGAATATTTTGTAAATCGCTCATATATTATTATTATTATTATTATTATTATTATATTAAATACGAGAAAAACGAGAAAAACGAATAAAATAAGGACCATCCTCTTTTCTTTTTCGACTTTTCACAAAATTTCGAACATCCTCAACATCCAATTGGACTGTTTTCAAGTCCAAATCTGTCCCATCTTTCATTTTTACTGGAATGTCCTTCTTACCACGTAATGCTTCCCATGTTTTCTTTGTCAATTTACACGCCAAACTAGATAACGCTTCGCCTCTCTTTTGAGGAACCAAATGGACAATTAATCCCTTCAATTCTTTCAATGGGGACTTTTGAACCATATCAACATATTCTTCCAGTGTCAGGTCATCCTCTTTTAATTCCTCCTTCCCCTTCTCAGTGGCAATGCAATTTGGCGGACGGATATTCATTTTCATTGCACCTTCATACTTTTCATTATCGTATACAAATGCATTTTCCGAAGATGCAACCACCGCCGACGGTGGTGTCAGGAAAACAGGTTTTTCAACCCCAGATAATTTATGATAAAGACTAGGTAAACGTCTCGTCACAGGCATCCCGTAGGCTTTACGTGCCTTCAACATCGCGGCTTTAAATTCCATCTCCACAACGTCGTTTGATGGCAAACAAGTGAATTTTTCTTTATTAAATGCCGCAAAAGTTGGAATTGCTTTTTGCCGACGCGTATGTCGTTCATACATTTTACAGGATTCTTGGAGTGAAAGAGACATAATTATGTTTTTAAATGACTACATTTATAGTGTTATTTCTCAGTCAATTGAACACTAACAATTGACGGCTCATCGGAATTTTTATCAATCTCACGTGTCAATAATTCACACTCACATTCCGCCATCACTGCCAACGTAACCTTATCTACCAAATAGATACCACCGTTATGGCGAAACACAGACCAGGACTCTTCTGGAGTTTCAGAAGGGTGGTTGTGGAAGAAAGATACCACACGATACGTCTTTCCTTCCATTTCTACGCGAGTTTTAACACATTTATTCGGAACAGTACGACTCATTTTATAAATATTATTAACACTATATACCTAAAACATAAGACCCGATGGATTTTGTACCAATTGCCGTTTACGTCGACCACGCAAAGGCGCCATTAGTTCAATGTCTTCCTCCTCATCATCTACTGACACAGATTTATTTTTGGATGGAATTTTAACCAATATTTGTGAGGCAACAATCACATTCACTATGTCGAGAAAACACAATATCACCGAGGAAAAAAGCCACCAACGATTGATCAGGAAACGCTGCTCATGACACACTGAATTACAACCCCAATACCAACAGTACGCAATCGAAGGTGCAGTTGAAAATCTATCTGTTTTCACAATTTGTTCTCCAGCTTGTGCTTGGATCTCCATAATCTCTCGAATATTGTGTTTTTTGTTCAAATTTAATGACTTTAAGTCCGAAGTTTCTTCCAAATTTCGGACTTCATCAGGGTCATCACGCCATCCATACGAATGCACGTCCGCCCAATTCATATACGTTTCAATGTCTCGGGGATTAACACCATTAAAGGTACCACCATCCAGATTTGGTGTGGTGCGGTCAACACTCAAAGGACATTCGAGCAATTTTTTCCCTGGTACAAGACACTGTTGTTTTTCAATATCCACCAATCTCATCATTGAAGTTGACGAAGATGACGGTGGTGTTGGACGACTTCCCCAAAACCAAAATGTACAATCACCACCCGCAGGCGAACTATAAGCAATTTCGCGGTCATGGACATATTCGAAACGTGTCGTTGGACAGCCCGTGACCAAAGACTTATCCGAACAGGTCTTTTCACGGTCATCGCCAATCAATCCCAGGTTCCATGCTCGTAGCATACCAAAAGTTCCCTGTAAACAGCCTGCTGCTGCAAAGAACACAACACAAACTAATATTGAACGACGTGTAGGTTTTGCTACCGTCGAAAACCCCAGAATACCGATGAAAAAGGTCAAACCCGCTATACAACACTCCACAATCGCGTACGTATACGGTAAATCAGTTTCGTCGTAGCCAGATTGACCCGATAAATACAATATATTATATTTTGTCAGATAAAACGTTACAGCATAAGCAGTAGAAGCGCTTAAACCTATAACCGTACACAGATAAGATACTAAAGTAATCAAACTTTCTGATTTCATTTACAAAACTCACGATACTTATATATATGAATTTTTTACTTTATAATTTGGAAACTTATTTTAATGTGTAACTATGTATCGGTGCACCGTCTTTGGTTACCACCGGAAACCCAGCGGCGCCTGCCAAACTTACCGGAAATTCAATCATACCTCTGTCAGACACAGTTCCACCTGTTAAAGTCTTAGCGTCGCGCGTACCAGACAAAATGACATGCGCGGTAGGTGTATAATTGACCGACCAGGTGGTTGGTGTCAACACGAGTGTGTAATCCGACCCATCGATATAAGGCCCAGTCCAGCTCGTGAGTTCTGTTTGTGCAATCACATCCGACGATTTTAAATCAGTTTCCACTAATGCGTCCACATATGCTTGTGTTCCGTAGGTAGTGGAGAACATTGCCGAAACGTCGGCAATGTATCTTTCTTCTGCAGTCATTGTTACTAATTCTGGTACAAGAACAGAGGTATCAGCAACTAAATTAGCAATCGGACCGTCAAACACATATGCTACAAGTTCTGTATTGGCTTGTGTGAATTGTTCTTGTGGATTTACATCCAAACTTGCGTCAAATGGGCGATATTCTGGCAGGTTGTTTGCCCCAAGTTTGACCACAAATCGTGTTTTACCCGGTATACTCGTTGTGTCAATCGTACCACGAATAACAGTATGTCCCCACGCCGTAATTGTCCATTGGATACCGACTTCTTGAACAGATGCCGGTGTAGCACCATACGTGTAAATGGGTAATTCAGTGGCTGTCGCATCCATATGAAAATCATACAAATGGCCATCAATCCAATTACCGTTGTCCATATTTCCAGTAGCGGTACTACTGCGATCGCCATTCCAATATTCAATAGAACCGGCGCTTGGGTGTTCAGAATTGTCCGCAGTTACAAGAGAATTACGTTCAAGATTTATTTGAAACGCTTCTCCAAATTTTCCCCACTTAAAGGTTTTTGCATCCACAGAAACGCCAATCGTGACTTGACTGGTCGACAAATATCGTGACGGTCCACCCAACGCAGCACTGGTTCGGATAGTTGCTTTACCAGCTGCAAGAGCAGTTGCTTGTGCACTCATTAGCGGTGGTGCGACAGTCAAATATGAACGCGTAACATCGTAAGCTATATAAAAGTTTGCAGTGATAGGTCCAGAAGCATCCATACTGGCAATAACTTCACCAAGACTTCGAAGATGACAGGCGGTCGCACCCATATGTTCATTTGTAGTACAATTGGTACAACCTATTGCGCCACTGGTCGAATAGGTTTGTAAAGGACATTGAATACACGCGTTCACGCTGACATAGTTTTCTGTCGACAAATATGTACCAGCAGGACATGCCACAGAGCTTGTTTCAGTTGGACAATAATGACCTTTATTACACGTATACAATGACGTAGGATTAGTAGCTACTTTACGCAGGATATCAGTCACATTGCTTTCATAATATGACGTCAGTTCATCAAACAAATTTCCTGCATTTATAGACGCATCAAAATAATTTTGAATAATTATCGATTTAGCTCGTATGGAAGTTTCATACGAATTGACAATCGCATCGACAGTTGAAGTCAACTCATTGATATTTACAGCTGTTTGATTCAAAGCATCCAACGCTGTTTGTTCAGCAGAACTCAACATGAGATGATTCATTGGTTCTGAAAAATATCGAGAAGAACGACTTATATCTGCTTTATAAAGATCGAAAGAATGTTTGGCCGACATATACAATTGATATCGGTTATATTTTTCAGTATCATACAGGGTCATATTTTCCCATTCATACGAATGTTGTTCATACGTTTTGTCAAACGTATATCTAAAATTTGTAAACCATTCTTCAGGCACTGCTGAAGAATGAGAAAGGCACAATTTAAAACTGTCGTCAGCATACTCATACATATGAGAGTCGATATGCAAATGAATATCCGCACAATGTTTAGCATGTATGAAATCCGACGAAGTATGGTCAGGAAATGCAGGATCCGCGAAAGAAAACGTGTGGACATGTGTTAAATTTGATGGTTTTTGTAATAATCCCGGTTCAATGCTTTGAACCAGCATGGGAAAAAGTAGAAACATTGTGTTTAAAAGTAGTTGACTTATATACACGCGGATTTAAATCAGAACAAACTTATTTTCATATATAAGTCAACTACTTTTAAACACAATGTTCCTACTTTTACTTTTTCCCATACTTTTTCCCATACTAGTTCAAAGCATTGAACTCAATTTTCAAACATTTGAAAAGACAATTGTCAGTAAACTCGGCACAGACGAAACTCACGGTGTTCTCGTTACTGGAACACCCAAATTAATCAACAACAATTTGTCTGTCTTCGAAGTAAACGATGATTATTTATTTCGATATTTAGGAATGGAGGAAGGAAGCATTTCTCTCATTTCATTAAAGGACAATCTTACGAATTTTAATACATGGGTATCCAATGAAACAGTCGTTGAAGAAGACGGGAACATTGCATTTGATGTCAATGCGTTCTTATCAAACAAAGAAAGTCCACAAGTTCCCCAACAAAGAAACAAAATGAACAACGAATTGAATTTGTACATGGACAATGAACTTTACAAAAAGCACATCAACGTAATATTATTTTATAGAGATAATTTCGAAGCTAAAACATTGGCAAACATCATACATAAACAACCACAACACCCCAACATTACATATAATTGTTGGGACGTGCTAAGATCGGACCCACCAGTGTTTATCGATACGATTCCAAGCATTGGAATTACCTCCGAAATTTTAGAACAGCGTATCCCAATACTAAGACCTCCCGTGAATGACCAAACATTACAACTATTTATCGAAGCAAACTTGAAAGAAATTGCTATAAAAGAACCTCACAACAAAACATAAAATGTTGAAAATGTTTTTAGTTATCGCATTGGCATACGCCAATATGCAAAACGCCATTCTTCACACAATCGAAGAATCAGTCCTCTCACACACATATGTTCAAGATGCAGAATACATGTGCGATTTGTTAACTTCGCGACTTGCATATTATGGTGTCGACATTCATAACAAGAACGATTGCTTAGATGTACAAATATCAAGTAAATATGGAAATACTATACAACAACTATACGACAAATTCAAGGAAACAGATTCAAACGTACTGAAAACCGAACATTTTAAAGTTGGGAAAAAAAGAAAAGAATGTGTGGTATACTGTCCCATAGAAACGTTATTAGGAACATACATCGAAAAATGGATCTACAAACAAATACCAGAAATTAAATTAAATTCATGTTTCCAAATAAGACAAATTGATTGTGAACCAATGGCAAACATAACTTTGGGAGACTTTCAATTACAACCCTTCGACGAATGTTACAATTGTTTAGACGAATACGATGACATGGCTAAAAAATACAACTCATTTTACGTAGAATTTAAACAATTGAAAGCGAATTTAAACAGGGAAATCGTATTAGTTTGGAGGTTTCAAATGCCCAACATTTTAGCAAAAAAAGTAAAAACACCCATTATAAAATTTTAACTATATCATCACGTTTACTCAACATATTTGTATGATTCGCAACCTCCATCTGATGGGCTTTTTGAGATGCCAACAAGACATTTTTATGTCTAGAATACAGTGACTGGATATGATGACCACCATGCCGGTGAGAAATCACCACAATATCTTTCAAAACATTGTAACAACGACTGAGATCAACCATAATATGATGCATCCAAAGATCCGAAACGTAAAACATCATCTCAGCTTCATCACCATACGCGTCCACTATAACCGACGGCATGCGGTGCGATATACGAGAACATTGCTCAACAGCATGCACATGTCGCGAAGCCTCAATCTTATAATTATTCAACGTCATCGTAAATTCATGACGCGATAAAAACAACTCATTGTCCGCCGCATCAGACTCTTGTTTTGACGTCAAAGCATCCATATACGACGTGATATATTCATTAAAAATCGCTTCTGTATTATTGCGTTCGAAACGAATGTAATTTTCTCGCAAACACGTATCTATTTTCTCAAATAGAATTTCACGGGTCATGCTTTTTAAAGTATGTGGAACACAAAACATCAAACTTGTCGTGTCTATCTTTTCACCAAATGTCGAGAAAAAAAATAAAAACAACAACCACATTTCATTCAACAATTTTTACTATAAATACTATTTTTACACATTCAAAATGTTATGGTTTTTTTTATTTCTTACCACAGCAAATGCTTATAATAAACAATACATTTTAAATTGTTTACAGTACACAAATCCATATCAGGCCATTTCAACCGCAGATAACTTATTACGTAAAACAGATGTGTGTCTCGCAAGAGTCTATGTTAAATTCCCACAAGAGTTTAGACAGGAAATGAACGACAAAATTGAAGAATGTATCGCAGACATTCGCGAGACAGAAAAGTCAAAACCAGAATATTACGCCATTCAGAAATCCATTGGTGAAATTAGTGCCAACGTTGGTTCGTCCATTGTAGATTCACAACACAGTGTCGAACAATTGGTTGTATGCGCAGACCCACTCAAAAGAATCACAAACATTGACGTCTACGAAGAAACGCGGTTTGAAACCATCAAAGATTCATTCATCTCAAACATGCAAACCGCCGACACGTGTATACACCAGTCTTTAGACATCATTTCAGACCAAACACAAGACATTAAACAAAAATTAGACACATATTTTATACAATACCACACATGGATCAACATGACAAAAATAAGACAAGAAAAGGCACAAAAATGTCAACAAGACATCAAACACATCTCAGAAAAAATATTTAAACATATTGTTCGCGAATAAAAGCCCTAAGCTTGTTCATGGCCTCCGCAAATCGCAAAGATTCGTGATCGCGAACAAACAGGGCAGCATCAATATTCACAGACGCACTCGTTATGTTTTCAGTCTGAACCATAAAGTCAATCAAAACTGGCGGAAGTGTGCTCACATACGTATACGTATCATTCAACCCAGAAATATACTCCTCTATTTTTTTAAGACGACGCCCATCAGACAAATTTATAAACGAAGGAACATTGAACAAACCAGAAAAATGTTTCAGACGAAGCATCAATGTTATAATATTACGCTGCATAGAACGTAACTTATGACGCTTTTCAACGTCAATTTGCGCACTCTGGTAGAAAATTTTATCGTAATCTTTCAAAGAGTCTCGGTAAGTAGAAGTCTCATTTAAAATTAAACTTTCTATATCGTTCTCATTCACCAAGAAAACATTGCCTCTGACAAGACAATTATATATACGTTTAGGTATATACTCAGGTATTGTAGACGATTTTATTTCAGTATCAGTACAAATTGAAACAACTGTATCCACATAAGTTAAATCAATAGCCATACCAAATACGAACAAAAAAATTAAGTATTTCATTATTAAAAAACGAAGGTATATAAGTACGATTTTTTTGTACAAATGAATATTAAATTTTTACTATTGGCATTAGCAGCTTTTGTCCTACAAACCCAAGCAAAATCTTTCAGAGGCGATGATGATTTTATGAAGGCGTTTGTCAAAAAAATTCAAGCGATGAGATCGCCAAGTGTCTTGAAATCGGCAAGTGCCTCTGACATCGCAGGAGAAACCACAGCCACTAACCCAACGCATCAAGGTGATATCAACCACCAATCCACCGCGGAAAACACCGTTCTCGCAACGGCTAAAATTATTGAGCAACAACTTGCAATTGGTCTCAGAACCAATTTCGTTTACATCAAAAACGCCCTCAAGCAATTCGCAGACGAAGACGGTATCGTAAGAATGGGCGTTGTGTTCTGTAATGCCAAAAATGAAACTGACGATAGTTCCATACCATACAGTGAAATGACCCCCGAAGAAGCCGACTACTACGAATTCACCGAAAACCTCGTACCTGGTGACGGATTTGGTGTCCATGATTCCGTTTTGGTTGATGTCGAAGGCAAAGGCAACCGTACCAAAGACTACGTACAATGTGGTCGCAGTGATTGCGAAGAAGGTTCATTCGTAACACTTCTTGCAAACCGCATTCGTTCATTAGGTTACCACGTTACTCATTCTGACGTCTGCGATGCCAGAAACACCGTTGGTTACATGGACGTACCCACATGCGCGTTGGCCCCGATGTCTGGCACTGATGAAACCGCATTTCAATCATACCAATGCGATAAAGCCAATGTCCCACTTGGGCAGGACTTTTACCAAATGAAAAAGAAATGCTTTTTAGCTGCAGAAACGTGCGATGCCTCTGGTGATTGTGATGAAATAACTGAAAATGGGGAAAAATTTTGTGTCCCGAAAAAAGACACTATGACGGGTAGTAATTTGAACTGCGAGGTACACACCGCAGATAATTTAGATATTTCAACATATTCGACCGATGGTGGAGCCACCCAAACTCCCGTCAAAAACAGTATTCGTCGTCAAATTCAATATGGTTCACAAGCTGCAACAGTGAAAACCACAGACGTTGCATACGTCACAGGTTCTCCTGCATCCGAAGGAGGATGTAAATCTTTACGCGAATTTGTTACTGCCATTAACGGTGCCGCCCAAGTCGTAGCATTCCGTGACACCAACATCTTAGAAGCCGAAGCACACTGGGAGGAAATTATCCACCATGTCAGCAGCTACATCAAATCTTACTCCGCGGTTCTTAAGGATTTCTACGACAAAAGTACACAAATTTTCCCACTCATCGAGTTTGAAGATATCGAGTCTTGTCCCGTCGGAACCGTAGAACATCTCGAGTCGGAATTAGGTGATGAAACTACTCCTCTGTGTGACACCGCACGTGACACAACCCTTGACGATCAGAGAGGTTTGGATTTAGAATCACAAATTCTTAACCGCGGAAGATGCTTCTGCAGACAAGGCACTTTGGATAATTCTGTGGACAGCGAATTTTCAATGTACGAACGAGATGAAATTTACCTGATGACAGAATCACCCACCGATGCGGAATGTAATGAATTTGGACGTGACGATCTCAACTTCCCATCCTACTACCAATACTGCAAGAGCGGTGCGTACGACGATAAAACATGGAAGAAAACCTTACTTGACTTACTTCCAATGAAACATGCAATCAAGACTTTTGGTGACGCTACAACAAAATCCGAAACCCAAACAGCCATTTTCAAAAAAGTTTCTGCAACCCTTCCAGACGAATGGGATTCCGATAATGAAAAAGTCAGCCTTAGTAGAACACCTAACTGTGGACGTCTTATTACGACCACCTCTACTGCTGATGACGCACTCAGTTCCAACAAAGGTGGTAACTGCGTACCTTTCCGTGGACTGCACGAAATTCTTTTCCGCTTGGAATTTGAAACTTCACAAAACCAACAAGGCTCACAAAATGGTTGCGACAGCGAAGACTTCGCCGACGAGAAAGACTGCAAATTCGAACAGCTTGTGTGCAAAGCTTCGGACGCACTCGAAAACACATTGTTCTCCTTCAATCAAATTGGATACGAATGGGACCACCCTATGTTCAAAAGCAATACTTCTACTTACCAGGAAGAACCAAAACAGACGGATCTTCTCAGTGTCTGGGAGAACGGTTTTAACGATGCAAGTGAAATTGGCAGTTCAACGGCAGGAGGCAAACAACGTCAAAACTCTTTCAGTGAAGGCCGCGACAAATTGTTCCGCAGAAGCGAAGATCCACATGAAGACAAGCAAGCGTGCAACATCAATTGGGGATTGCAGCTCACTGGTGATGTCGTTAGAAAGGATGCCGCTGGTTCAGAATACGAAGATCCATATGTTTTTTTCGAGCGCGAAACTAATGAAGCTATTGTCAATGTTGATATTGCTGAAGCCGCAAAGGAGAAATCTGTCTCACAGTATGAAACATTATGGTCACAAGTGACCGCTGAATTGACAACGTTTACCGCCGATCGCGATGTCCAAGGTGTATCGTTGTCAGAGGACATTGCATACGAAGTCGCGGAACACTTCATGCGTATTACTACTACTGATAGTGATGACCCTCATGTCGATTCTACCGATGCTGGTGCAGGTGGTGAAGCTCCTAGTAATTTTGCTACCGGCAGCAGATAATTTTTAATATTTACAACTAATCTTAAAATAAAATAACCTTAAATTAATCTTTTACCAAACTACACTTTAACAAACTGACTATATATAAGCAGGCTAATATCTTTTATAAATGAAGTCGAAACTTTTATTTTTAGCAACTTCAACATTGCTTTACGCAAACGCAAAAACAACCTCTCGTCTGTTGGGTTCCGAAGATTTAGCAGGCGAAACCAAATTGGACGACCCCACGCATTATGGTGATACCAAACACGTGGCTGCCAATAGTAACACACTTGCAGCAACCACCGAAATTATTCACCAACAACTTGTAGACGGACTGCACGAAGAGTTTGGTTTCATACAAAACTCGATTAGGGGAGACGCTGACACGGAAGGCTTTGTTCGCGACGGCATTATCTTCTGTGGACATACCGAAAATACCGATGCTAAATTGACGACTGTTCCGCAAAAATTTAGTTTACAAACGAAAATACTCGTACCAGACGACGGTTACGGTGGTTCACAAAACGACCAACCAGACGAATCAGAACTTTGCAAAGCTAATGCTTGCGAAGAAGGTTCGTTCGTCTCGACGATCGCCAACAGAATCCGTTCTATTGGTTACCACGTGACACATTCGGACATCTGCGCTGCGGAATCCGATTCGGCTTGGAACGTCAACCCCCTTATGACGTGTCAGTTAAACGGATACAAAGGTTTTGACAACAGTACGACGGATGACCTGACATCAAAAAGTTACGAAGCCGACGCTGGTAGTGGTACAAATGATTGGTTAGAACAAAGAAATTTATGCTACACCCTGACCAAATCTTCTTGCGTCACCGACTGCGAATGGAATTCGTTTGAATACTGTGCTCCAAGCGGTGCTTGGATCAGCTCCGAAAATCTCGGTAACCCAACCTACACCATTCAGCGCGATAACACTGCAGCCAATGGTGCGATCGCGGCCAACGAAATTCGTAGAGAAACGGCTTACCAGGGCTTCGAGGGTCAATCTGTAACCGACAGAGTCTACGTAACCGGTGTCAAAGCTGCTTTCGCCGACGGATCTACTACACCAGAGAACGACTGTACGTCACTTCGCCAGTACGTTGCTGCCTTGAACGGTCTGCAGCAGATCAACGATTTCCGCGATCTTGGAATTTTGGAGGGTGAAAACGTGTGGAACGAACTCATCGAAGAGATGCGAAAAAATTTCAAAGGAATTGCGCATTTACTCAACGATTACTACGACGAGAGTATCAAACTGTTTCCTCTTATCGAGTTCGAAGAGGTTGAAACTTGTCCGATTGGTGTTACAGAACGAGACCCTGCACGCGACATTGGAACTGAACAGGCGCCCCTGTGCACAAAACAAAAATTTATGGGAAATAAGGAATTAAACGCTATTGGTGTCGTTGCTCAGGGTATTTTGCGCAGCGAATGTTTCTGCAGACAGCTAACAAGTACGTCTGACGAACTTGCATCGGAGGACATACACTATTTAGAATATGACCTGACTAAATTAAAAAACACTTGCACTGCACTCAAAAACAGTGGAAACAACAAAGATGTCAGAGAATACGTATGCGAAATCAACGCAGCAGTGAATGAGTGGAAAGAGGTCTTGCAAGAATTAGAACCAGTGGCACACAAAATTAAAGTTTTCTCTGGAAACCAAACAGAAATATATGACAATATTAAAGACACGATGAGTCTTGTCGACGACGGCATGACGCCCGATTGCGGTCGTTTGATATCTACAGACAACACATTCGACACTTCAAACAAAGGAGCCAATTGTCTGCCATTTGCCAAATTAAACCAAGTCCTTTTTAAATTAGAGCTTGGAACTTCTAGTTTCAAAAACGCGGAAACATTTCTGTTGGGAGAGGTCGGAGTTGTGGACTCTGTTATGGCACTTGACGACTATTCAGTGTTAAAGAACGATACCAATGTTGGTAAAGTTATGACAGCATTCGAAGCATTCGAAAGCAGCGTTACGGACCCACAGGTCCACGAAGCAGCCTTTAACGTCAAAATTGCCAAAGGACTCAAGCGCGCAGTCTCCGACGCCAACGAAGTTACGTGGCTTGCTCTCCGAGACGAATTAACAAGTTTGGATAAAAATCGCATTGCCTATAGTATTGCAGAGGATGCCGCCAGACACTTTATGCGCATCACCACAACCGACGATGACGATAAGGCCGTGGATAATATTGACGCCGACGCTCTCAATCCAGATACAGAACTACCTACAACATTAAGAACATGTCCTTTAGAAATAGATGTTAGTCAAGCCTTCACACTGTCATGGTCAAAAGACAGTGCCGAAGCATACGCATTTGCTGGGTATAATGCAGCTAATGCTCTCGTCATTGCAGTAGCGGGGGCTCAGACGACAACCCCTGGAGCTATTATCACAGCTTGGCTTAATGGAACGGACCAGGAAATCTTAACGGCAACAATCGTGCAAACAGTCAATGATCTTGTTACTGCTGGGGCCACCGCGACCCAAGCTTCCTACACTTTATTTTGTAGCGGGCCAACCGTAGATTGTTCGGATACGTCGGACAAAGGTGTGGTATTATCTTACAACGACCCTGAAAACTACGAGGTTGTCCAGAGTCCCAATACACAAACGGTCGAAATTGTGTACACGCCAACCGACCACGTGCTTGCTACTGGTGATTATGATGATGGAATTGAATCAGTTACGCCTGTGAATGATCTTGGTGTAACCGTGGAACTTTTTGATGTTGTCAGATGTGACACCACCACTCACCGACCATTGACTCAAGCGAATTTTAACAATGCGATAACTAAATGCTTGGCCGAAGATGATATTAATGGCAATTGTCCGGGAGAGAATTACGGTTCTATCAGCGGTTGGGACACGAGCAGAGTGACAGATATGTACCAGGGATTTTACCTGGAGAATTCATTCAACGGCGACATCGGCAATTGGGACACGAGTCAAGTGACGAATATGCGGGAAATGTTTCATCAGGCAAGCGCTTTCAATCAGGACATCGGTAGTTGGAACACGGACCAAGTGACGAATATGTATGGCATGTTCCAAGCGGCGTCGTTGTTCAATCTGGACATCAGCAGTTGGAACACGGGCCTAGTGACGGATATGATGTCCATGTTTTATATGGCATCGGCGTTCAACCAAGACATCGGTAGTTGGAACACGGAAAGAGTGACGAATATGGCGTACCTGTTTAATGATGCCAGCGCTTTCAATCAGGACATCGGTAGTTGGAACACGCAGCAAGTGGCGAGTATGGTAAAGATGTTTGGTTTGGCAAGCGCTTTCAATCAGGACATCGGTGGTTGGAACACGGGGCAAGTGGCGGAGATGCATTATATGTTCCAAGATGCGTCGTTGTTCAATCAATACATCGGTGGTTGGAACACGGGGCAAGCGTCAAATATGAACCACATGTTTGTGGATGCAACTGCGTTCAATCAGGACATCGGTAGTTGGGACACGGGCGTTGTGCAAAAAATGCAGGGCATGTTTTATGGGGCAACCGCTTTCAATCAGGACATCGGCAGTTGGAACACGGGCCTAGTGACGGATATGACTAGCATGTTCAAAGAGGCAATCGCTTTCAATCAAGATATCAGTAGTTGGACTGGTACAGCGGCCACTACAGCACAAACCGACATGTTTAAGGACGCAACTGCGTTTCAAGCTAACTTTCCAGCGTGTACTGACGCCATAACTGGGCCTGCAAATTCGTGCGGCAGTGCACCACCACCACCAACTCCACCACCAAGTCCACCACCAAGTCCACCAAGTCCACCACCAAGTCCACCACCAGCAAACTTCAATGGTGGTGGGATCTTTTAGGGAAGCACAATAATCACTTCTTGGAACTCCAGCATACCAGCTGACAATGTGCCTCCATTTTCCACAAGTTAAAATAATTAAATACACTTAAATAAAATTTAACAAATAAATCTTAAGTAATAAATTACATTAAAAATAATGTTTAGTGTTTCCTAAACTGTAAATTCATACTATATAACTAATCAACATTTACAAAAAATGATTCATTTTACGATAAGTGTTTTGTTATTATGTGTTGTCGGCGGTCGTTCTTTTCGCTTGGATGCGAGTTTGATTGATAAGTTCAAAAGCTTAAAAGCAGTTCGACAAGACGCTCATGAAATAGCTGGTGAATCGGAGCATGAGCCACACAATTATTATGGTGATGTTTCGCATTCTGCAGCTTCTGGTCCAATGTTGAATGACACGGCAAACGTTTTACAACAAGAATTGGCAAATGGTCTTCGTAAAGATTTTAATTTTTTGCGTGATGCGCTAACAGTATTTTCAGGTCCTGATGGGTTTGTGCGTGAAGGAATTGTTTTTTGCAATCCTAACTCTTTAACTGACTCTGTGTTAACATCGGGTGGTGTTGTTACTGTACCTAGTGGTTATCATAGTCGGACGGTTTCGTCGACTCCGAACGATGGATTTGGTGATTTGTTGTCTGCGTCGCAAGAAAAATTATTGTGTGGTACGAAAAATTGCGAAGAGGGTTCGTTTGTAAATATTTTATCGAATAGAATTCGGTCTCTTGGTTATCATTCTACGCATGAAGATATTTGTTCTGCGAGTGTACCAATAGCTCTTTCTTCTGAAGTTGTTCCCCAAGCACGTACGTGTAATCTTCAACGTAACCTAAATGAACGTAAAGTTCGTGCTTGTAAAAAAGAAGCGTATGATGTTGAGCGTGATTTTTTTCAAATGAATGAAAAGTGTTATCAAGTGAATGATCAGACTGAGTGTGAACTTATTGTGGATTCACTTGATGAAAAAATGTGTACATTTGACATTTATGAAAAATTGTGTCATGTCAGTTATGACTACATTAAAAGTAACATGTCTGTGTTATGTCCGAAGGATAAAACTGTCGAGGATATTGCATCGGAATCGAGTGATATTAAAAATGAGATTCGCCGTGCAATGGCTTATAGTGTAAAAACCCACGGTCCTGTTATAACAACTGACAAAATGTATGTTACTGGTGTTACGGATGGCCATGGTTGTCGTTCGTTGCGTCAATACGTTGCTGCGATTAACGGTATGGCGCAGATTAATGCTTTTCGCGATACTGGTATTATCGAAGCGGAAAATTATTGGCAAGAGTCAATTCGTGAGGTTCGAAGTTATATTGACGCATATGCGGACGTTTTGAAGGATTTTTATGATATGAGTACTCAAATTTTTCCGTTGATTGAATTTGAAGATGTTCAGGAATGTGAAGTTGGTGATGTCGAAATAAATAAATATAATCTTGGTGTCGAAATTGCCCCGTTGTGTGATGATACGCATTTCGATTCACGAACTGTTATGAATAGAATGAGTTTCGAAGCGCAATCACTTATTCGTTCGAAATGTTTTTGTCGAATGGGCCAACTGTCTTCTGACAACGGTCGTGAAAAAGCGCGTTGTTCTACGGGTACACCAGTATATGACGATAATGTACAATACGCTTCTGACGATCAATCTGATACGGATTACGACGACGATGATTATGATGAACCAACTGTGACGAGTTGTATGAGTACGTGTAGTTCTGGTGACTTAAATGCCACTGGAGATGGATGTGTCCTTGTGGATGCAACGTTTACGCTTGGTGTTTTTGTTACTGAGGAAACGAATGTCGTCGACGCTGCTGAACTTTATGAGGCGGATGATATTTATTTGATGTACAATGATGCAAAACTTCGTTCTAAATGTAACGACATTAAAAGTCTCGAATCGCATTACCATTACTGTATATCGTCTTTCACAGAGTCCCGACATTGGCAAAATGTTCTCTCTGATTTGGAGCCAAATTTGGCTCAAATCAAGCATTATCGTAGTTCGATTGATCCCCAAGATATAATTGATCAAATACGGTCGACAATGCCGTTAGTATCTGATGAATACAATCCATCATGTGGACGTTTGGTTTCTGCTTCAATCGAGGACGATTTGCATTCAAACAAGGGTGGTAATTGTGTTCCGTTTGACAAATTCAATGAGGTTTTGTATCGATTGGAATATGAGACATCGAAAATGAAGTCTGGCAAAATACGAGGTAGTAGTTTTACTAAATTCCAGGACGGTTTGTGTAAAATTGAAAATAAACTTGAGAATACACATTTCACGTTCCGGCAGATGGCCTACCAATGGGATCATGCGATGCGAAAATCGCATGCTGCTAGGGTGAGAAGTAAACCTGTGCTCAAAAACGAGGTGAGTGTATGGGAAAATTACAAAACGGAACAAAAGCATGACGCTATAAATGTGAACGATCGCTTGTATTGGCGCGATCCTGACCAGAAGACAATACCGATGTGTTTTGTGGATTGGGTTCATGAAATCACTGGCGATGGTACTGTTTACGATGCTGCAGGAACAGTGTACGATGATCCCTATTCTTTGTTCGGTCGTGAAATAGAAGAAGCAATTTTCAATACTCAAGTTGCAAGACAAACAAAACTTGAAACGAAAACAGAACATGAATTGCTTTGGGCGGCGTTGGAAGAAGAATTAACATCTATTGACAATAATCGACTAAATTATCAATTGGCGCGAGGAATTGCTAAACATTTTATGCGTATTTACACAACAGATAGTGGAGATAAAGCTGTTGACGGGTCCGATTTACATGCTGAGGATGCAGCATCCGAACTACCTGTTTCTGATGCAACAGGTAGTTCATAAATGGATATAAATGGATATGGGCAACATCTGAACAACTATAAATAATAATATAAATAAATTTTACTTATGAATAATAATTTTAAGATTTTTTAGGTATTTAAGTGTTGAAGTACAAGTAAATGTTATTGTTGTTGACCTCGTTGTTGTTTGTGTTGATACAATCTGCTGATTTGTATGAGGGCGATGTTGCCCATATGTCTGCATATGGTAAGGAAATTAAACACACTGCACATTTATTACAGCGTCAAATTGCAAACATTATTCGTAAAGATTTTAATTTTTTACGTGAGTCTGTGACGGTCTTTGCGGACGATGATAAATTTGTGCGTGAGGGTATTGTTTTTTGCAATCCTAAAAAACTCGTCGTAGAAAGTAGTACAATTTCAACGGGTGAAAAAACCTGTGGTGATATTACAGGAACTGGAGGTGGCAACTACAACTGTTATGATGTTACGAATGACCTTCATTTATTACCTGCGTCGGTCAAATGTGGGTCAGATTGTGAATCTGACGAGTGTTGTACAGTGACGCCCGGTTCTTTAGACTTATTGAACAGTGGTGTTGCGAATTATCATGTAGACACTGGTTTATTAAGACCGAACGATGGTTTTGGTCAATTTATACCTTCGGATGAGGAGTCTATATTATGTGGTTCAAATAGATGTGAAGAAGGTTCTTTTGTATCTCTTTTGGCCAGTAGAATTCGGTCGTTGGGTTATCATACGACACACTCTGATATTTGTGTTGCGCATGTGGCCAATGCGCTTTCTTCTGAAGTTGTACCACAGACACGAACGTGTAATATGACGCATATTGCAGAACCTCGTAAAGTACGTGCATGTACGCGAGATGCGTACAACAATGATCGTGATTATTTTCATTTTAATCGCAAATGTTATCGGGCAAAAAACGTTTTTGATTGTAATAATATCAAAGACGGTGACAAACAAATGTGTATATTTGATATACAAGAAAAATTATGCTATGCTTCTTATGATTTTTTGAAAACTGTTACGGAATGTCCAAAGGATAAAACTTCTGAAGATATTTTGGCGGATGAGGCAAATGTTATGAACGGTGTGAGACGTATAACATCATACAGTGTTAAAAGCAATGGTCCTGTAGATACCACTGATAAAGTGTATGTTACTGGTGTTACTGATGGTCTTGGTTGTCGTTCGTTGCGTCAATATGTTGCTGCGATTAACGGTTTGGCGCAGATTAATGCGTTTCGCGATACAGAAATTCTCGAAGCGGAAAGTTATTGGCAAGAGTTAATAGATGAAGCGCGTAGTTTCATCCAAAGGTATGCTGAAATGGCTAACAATTTTTACGAACTGAGTACTCAAATTTTCCCGTTGATTGAATTTGAAGATGTTGAGGAGTGTCCGATTGGACAAGTCGAAAAAGCTTCGGAAAATTTTGGAATTGAATCTGCACCCCTGTGTGATAATAAGAATTATGCTTCTAGAACAGTTATGAATATCATGAGTTTTGAAGCACAAGCGTTGGCGCGTTCGGAATGTTTTTGTCGAATGGGCTCTCTTTATGAAAACAATGGTCGTGATATTGGTGAAACGGATGTAGTGACAGACAAATATGAACTTGACGAAATGTATTTGGGAATTGACGCTTCCAAAGTAGCATCAAAATGTTCTTCTTTGGTTGGACTTGAATCGGTCTATCATTTTTGTGTTTCTGGTATGATGGAATCTGGAAAATGGCGTTCTGTGCTCCAAGATCTCGAACCCGATATTAAATCGATAAAACACTTTCGCTCGTCTGCTAGTAAAACACAACTCGTTGAAAAATTACTGCAAACATTACCTCTTGTGTCTTCGAATTATGAACCAAATTGTGGACGTCTGTTATCTTCTGTTGGTGAAACTCCTTTGTATTCAAACAAAGGAGGTAATTGTGTTCCTTTCCAAAAAATGAATGAAATTTTATATCGACTCGAATTCGAAACTTCAGAAGTTGAGTCGGGTCGTGTACGCGGTTTTTACATTGATGCTTCGGGTACAAAGCATGTCGACAAACTAAAAACATTTCAAGATACCCTTTGTAAAGTGTCTGACAAATTGACAAATACATATTTAACTTTCCGACAAATGGCTTACAAATGGGACAAACCTATTTCCACATCGGACACAGCCACAACAATTATAGCACCTAAAATTTCGGATAATATACTCGAAAAGTTTGAAAATTTTGAAGAACAACAGAATTACGATTCTAAGAACGTACAAAATCGAGTTTATTGGTTCGACAATATTGTCGTTGACGATGGGTTGACAAAAGTACCTATGTGCAATGTAGATTGGACGAGTGAAATAGTTGGACGTGCACAAATTCAAGACGCAGCAGGAACATTATATGACGACCCATATGAACTTCTACACCGACAAGTCGACGAAGCCATTTTTAATGTGCACATCGCCGTTTTATCGAAAGAAAAAACACAACAAGATAATGAGTTATTATGGGATGCTATAGAAACCGAACTCACATCACTCGATTCAGAACGTATTAATTGGAAAATATCCATGGAAGTTGCAGAACACTTCATGCGTATTACTACTACGGATATCGACGATAGTGCCGTTGATTCAAATGATCCCGGGGCCGATGGAGATGAAAACCCTGTAGAATTGTCGAGCGCTTGTTCAACTCTGGAATTGCAATCCGGTCAGAAGAATGATATATGTGGAATATGTGAAGGAGACGCTTCTACATGCAACGGATGTGACAATGTATTGGGGTCAGGGGAAGTGAATGACGAATGTGACGTATGTGGTGGAGACGGTTCAACTTGTGCCGGTTGTGATGGTATTCCCAATTCGGGAAAAGTTTTAGATGCATGCAACGTATGCGGTGGAGACGGTTCAACTTGTTAACAACGAAAAAATAAACTATAAAGTACCTTCAAAATAGTAAGAATGAACAAAATTTTATTATTGTGTGTTTTGTTTGTATGTACGTCGGGTTGGGAATGTATTAATTACGCACTTTCGTATATTGACAATAAGAATACAATCAACATAGATCAACGAAGTCAATATTTGACAAAATTATGTGGTGCTGTGCGTGCATGTCATGCGAACCCGCAATTTTATTCGTACGATATCTACGTGAACGATGTTGTACGGTGTTATGATTTGCGTCTGTATAATTTTGACAAATCCATTTTAGAAAAACACAAACCCGCGATTCTACATTACATTGGTCTAATTCAAAATAAATCACGCGCCGAAGTTTATTACGATACCTTGAATTTTCAAGCAAAAGACCACATGCAATCCGTCATAAATATCATTCGAATACGCGATGCTTACTTACGCGAGTTTCAATATTCTTCCAACCCATCATTAGTAGGAGATGTATTGTTTTTATTGAAAAGTACAAAACAAACATTCGAATTAGATGCTTTTAAACAGCGCAGTGCTATCCAAACAATGGACATTAGTACGCAGGAACAAATACAATCGACAGAAAGATTCCAACGTGATATTATTCAAGCACAAAAAAACATTGAGGAGTTAACATTATCTGTGCACGAACAACGAAAGATATTTGACGAATTTGTTGTCAAAGTACAAGAAAACGTAGTTGGTTCATTAATAGAATTAGAAAATGATTAAATTTGTTTGTAACTATAATTATACAATTTAAGGTGTATTTAACGACGATCAGACATCTCTTTTTGGAAATTGGTAAGACAAGTCGATAAAACGTCAAATGATGTCATCTTAAGTACTTCCGTCATTTGATCAAGACGTTCTTGTTCGTTTGAAATCTGATTTAATTTGGACCATCTGAGTCCGTCTCTTTTTAATTTGTGTGCGAGATCTTCAAAAGTACGTGCATTGGAAGCAATGGTACCTCTGATCTTGGAAATTTCGACGCGGGCAGTTCCTTCTTGGGAACCTAAAAGAGCGTCAGTTGCGGCTTGGAATTCGCGTGAGCCTGCTTTTTTGGCGGATTCGCGTAACTGTCTATCCATAACGGCACCATGAGCTTTCATATCGTTGACGAAATTTTCACGAGCTTCACGCCAGTTATCTTGCAAACCTGAGATTTTCAATACGTATTCATCAGCGGCTCTTGCTGCTTTGGACATACGTAAACGCTGTTGGTGAGGATAGTTAAACGATTCAACAAATTGTTCAAGATTGTCATCGTTAGGACTGATAGCACATCCTGCTTCGTGCAACTTAAGAGTAACTTTGTTTTTCCATGAGTGAGCACTGGACACATATTGATTGTCCATGCCTGCTGGTTTTGTGAAATCATTCGCGATGCCAATAAGAGCTTTGTTGAACTTTTCACATGCACCATCGATACCAGGGTATTGGTTCACCATCTCAACCCAAGCAGAACCACCACCGTCCATCAGGTATCTAATTGAACCATCGTTGTAGATATCGTGCTGGCGGTTATTCAAGCATACAGTCGCATCAGCGTACGCTGTGCCGTCAGCTTTTGAACATGCCCCCCAGACAGCATTATTTTCGACGTCAAACAAGCGTAACCCATCTCCGCAACGATCTTCTGTAATAGGGTTCGATGACCCTCCAATATTAGATGCTGATGCAATACCAAATAATGCGATTGAACCAATGATAACTTTCTTCATATTTAATTTTTAAATTGAACCTTTTATAGTTGTTTTTTTTAAACCAATTGTCAGTATAAAGTTTACGATATTCTCACAAATAAATGCGTTACGTAATATTTTTATTCATTACATTATGTAATGCTTTTGAATTTGGTTCCATATCAAATATGGCTACAAAATGCGCCGCAATAATACAAAACCCGATCGACAAATCGTCAATTATCAATTTAGAACGTTCTTTAGACGTCAATTGTTTCAATTATTATAATATCCATGTGACCGACGAAACCATGGACGAGTTAAGAACGTTGTACAACGCCAGCATTAATGCATTTCAAACTTACGTTGATGCTGCAGGAAAAAATGAGCAAACACTGTATACCGCTAAAAATTGGTTATCGATGGTTTCTAACGACCCTCATAGTATTTATCAGCGTCAAGCGAGAGAATGTAATGCACAATTACTCATGTCTCAATTCGGCAGTGAAGACACAATATCTGAATTGCCTGTGTTCATACAAAGTTTGCAATATATGCAAAGTTGTTTTGATGATGTTGTGGTTGATGTCGTTGATGCAGCTGACAAACTTATCGCCGATTATGACATTCGTATACAAGAATGCGAGGAAGCGCATGCTCACATGGTCGGTTCATATGAGAATGTGAGTGCAAGTCGTATCGGACTTTCGAATATGAAAATTCAGTTTTCGAATAACCTAATCGAAACATACAACACTATATATTCTTAGTATTTAAGATGGTTGATTTGTAAAAAATGAAGATGTTAATATTATTGTTGTGTACCTTTTGCTATGGACATGTTACATGGCCCGTTGAAAATTGTACGAACGATGTAAATTATATGGTTCCTTTTCACAACAATTCTATCTTAGATCCTTGTAACGATGGCGAATGTTGGACATATTGCGACCATCAAACATGGCACGAAATTGACATCAACGAATCAGAATTCTCCAAAGACCATCTGGAATCGGAACAAAAACTGTGTATTGATCAAGGTTGTGCCGATTTTCATTACGCACACATTAAAGAAGTACATCTATTAGAAAGGTGTGCCATAGATAAATGTCACATCGAAGAATGGGAAGTGGAACGCGTTCGAAATTGTTCCACCTTACTTATTCGAGCTTCAGAAATATACAAATATGCATCCCTACTAAAGATCGATTTTGATCAAAAATACAACATTAACCGTTCTCTTGTTGAATACAAAAAACACAGATTTATACACGACATCAACACAATTCTAAATGCCGAACACGAAATGATATGGGACTTAGAATTAGCAAATACCGAAATGGTAAAAATTTTAGAAGTCAAAGAACCAGAGCATGAAATGCAAATGATTGAAGACATGAAAGAAGCCCTACGATTAAACGTACTAATATCAGAGAATATAACACACCTGATTAACAACGCAGTACTGTCAACATTCGAAATGGATGAAAAACTTTGGTTTATATTTGGTCAAGTGAAAATGAGTAAAACGTTATCTGGTGCGATGAAAGCAATTAAAGAGTATATAGATGATATACGTGACCGTGTCACCTACCAATATGTTTTTGGACCTGATTTGTGTCCAGATATAGATTGGTTGATGGGAGACATAGAAAGACAATGCATATTATGTGACCATGGAGATTGTCGTTTCGATGGTAAAAACTTTAGTTGTGAATGTGAGTTGGGGTGGAAAGGAATGTGGTGCGGGGAAGAAAAAAATAAATGTAGTGATGAACCATGTATTAATCAAGCGGGATGTGAAGATGAATATAACACTTATCGCTGTGAATGTCCAACGGCGTGGACAGGAAAATTTTGTCAACATCTCATTGACAAAACATTAGGATGTAATGCAACCGATGACAAACACCCATGCCAAAATAATGGGACTTGTTTTCCATTAGAAGACAACTATTTTTGCGAATGTCCTCTCGCTTTCCAAGGAACAAATTGTCAATATTCATTGACGGATTGTATTGATCAAAATCCATGCGAACATGGGGATTGTGTATTTGAAAACAATCGAATATCATGTGACTGTCAAAAAGAACCCATATACAAACAACCGTTCTGGACAGGTCCGTCGTGCTCTCTACCCAACTTAGAATGTAATATTAGCCATGGTGATTTCAACACTCAAGTAATGACCCACGGACTACCATGTAGTGGTCACGGTGTATGCACATTAGACCAGGGAAATGTTAGTTGGGAATGTTACTGTGAATCCGATTATATTGGTGACAGATGTTCAATTTCAATTGATGAAACAAATCTATGTTTAATATACAATACAGCATGCTTTCATGGAACATGTCAACATTGTACAGACAAAGATTCATGCACATGTGAATGCGAACCGGGCTACGAAGGAGAACAGTGCTCTGTCGAAATTAACGAATGCGAACCAAGTCCCTGCAAAAATGGCGCCGAATGCGTCGATTATGTCAACGATTTTTACTGTGATTGTGCAACAATCGCAGGGCAATTCGGGGGTGAGTTATGTGACGAAAAAATGACTTGTATACAAAAACCATGCGGAGACAAATTTATATCTTGCAACGACGAATCAAGCGATGTTTCGGGGATTAGTTGTATGTGTCAACCAGGATATATGGGTGACAGATGTGAAATAGATGCTAGGGTTTGCGCAGACAATGTATGTTTAAATGGGGGCAATTGTTTACTTGGACATTCACATGCCTTTTGTTCATGCGAACCAGGATGGAGTGGCGACCGTTGTCAATTTGCACCGCCGTATTGTGACGAACAACCATGTGGAAGTTACGGAAATTGTACTGTCACAGGAAATGGTTACAAATGCATTTGCGAACCTGGATGGGATGGAAAACAGTGCAATATCAATATTGACGACTGTGACCCCAATCCGTGCAAACACGGTGCTTGTATTGATTTGGTCAACGGATATTCCTGTTTGTGTTCCGAAGGCTGGCGTGGCACAAATTGCGAGACCTTAAAAACGCCATGTGATAAAGTATCATGTCCACGCGATGGCATGTGCATTGACACGAGACTTGAAAATTGGACAAAACACGATTATACGTGCCTCTGTGCAGCACAAACATGTCAAGTAAGAACACTGACCTCATTACGACAAGAAACAATAGCCGTACGCACAAAAAGCCACTCTTATGTATTATGGGGGTTCATTATAGGCGCTGGTTTAATATTAGTGGTTGTCTTATTCATATATTGTCTATATTACCATACAGAAAACAAAAGAGAAAAAAGAACGAATTTCAAAAAATTGAAAAAAATTACTACTTTGAAAAAGATTTTGATTTGACTGTATTTAGATTTGACTGTATTTTGATTTGACTGTATATAAGATACTGAATAAGATATACGATGGAAACTGTCAAATCAATTGGTACTACAGGGTTTAGACAATTTACAAAAAGCGAAGCTGTCGCTGTGATAGACGCTAAAACATCGAAATTAAGTGAGAATTTCGAGAGAGAATTACGTGATTTGCAAGAAAAAATGCATACTACAGTGCGCGAAATTGTCAGAGACCAATTGGATTTATTGACGAAAAGAATTGAACAAAACACAAACGACATACGTACATTAATGGATAGGAAAAGAGACAGAGATTTCGAAGAACGAATAGAAGCTATAACTAAGAAAAATACAGAAAACATCAAAGTCATAGATGATAATATAAAAACATTAGATAAAGACTTACAAAATTTATCGAGTTAACCCTTAATTTTTAATGGTTTTGCAACCTTATGTAAACGCTTAAATTCTTCAAAAAATGTTGCCGCAATTCCGGGATCATGGAAAATCATAATATTTTCCAAATTTGTCACCGCCGATTCTGTCACGTTAAACGAACCATTAATCACCCAGACAGGTTCACGCGCCGCAGACAAACCGATTAAGAATTTGTGGTGCATCAAACTCTTGAAACGTCCACGTCCTTCGCCCATAGTACGAATCACACCACCTTGAAAACATCCAGATAATTTCGAATATGCCGTCTGGTTTTTTTTGCGAGTCGTCAAACGATCTTTGGTACAAATAATCGACACTCCTAGGGTATTCTCCGCCATCGTCTTCAGAACACGCTTGTTTGACAACCACGCAATACACCCCACGATATAAGACGTATCTTCGCGTTTAATATTGCGTACGATGGCATTTTGAATCGCACGACCGTCGAAAACAATGGCAACTTTTTGCCCACCGCGTTGGTGCACACATTGACGTTTACGTTCCCCATTATCAGCTTGTTTATTCAAATCACGACTTCGCTTCGGCATTATTATAAACCATTTTTGTCTATATATAGGAGATCGCAACACACCAATAATGGATGCACACGAAACTTTTGTCGAATACATGCAGAACAAAACACTACCAGGTCTCAACAAAATCAAAGCGGCCATGTTGACCGCCGACACACGAGGTTTAGAACTTATTGCAACAATATACTTGCACGAACAAAAAACCATTGACGCTGATGCAATATTCAAAGACAAAACTTATTTACAATTATTATTGGAATCCGTACCCAAAACATGGACCCCGACCGTTGTCAAATCCCTTCAAATATCAAGACCTGCAGCCTTTCCACAACTTGAAATGTATTTCGAAAAATTCAAACAATTCGCACAACCAAATACATTACAATACCTAGGTGAAACAAAAAATGAAACTCCACCAAGAAGAAATGAACCATCGACGCCAAGAACCAGACCAAGAAATACAACAACCATCTCAGCTCCAACAGTATCCAAAACAGCAGACGAATATATGACAGAAGAACAAAAAAAATCGATTGGTGTTCTTGTTTCAATATTGGAGGCCAACGTTCCAGCAGCTTGGGTACGAGAATGTGCGTCAAATCTAATCATCAATATACCATTTTCAGAAAAAATTGACCAAGAAGCATTTATTCTTTTACAAGATGGAAACAAACGCCATGTTCATCATATTGACAATTCTGTGGCAAAATTTTTGCACACATTGTCCCAGTTTTTAGTCGGAGATATACCAACCACCATAACCTGGCAATTTTCAGACTCACAAAAAGCCATTCATATGAAAAAACTTGCTGACGCACTCAGACAAAAATGCCCAAAAAATCCTCTTGCTTTCATCATTTTCGCATGTTCACTAGGGATACCCACAACAAGACTCATGAAAACGCGTGACTTTCTAACACGTTGGAAAAGATTTGATCATTTGTCACAAGACATAGTCATCAAAATGTTACTTCGGTCGAAATTTAAAATAGAAACCACAGAAAACGAAGCCGTTATTCTACTCCAAGAATACACAAAACACATACAGGAATTTGTTCCCATAGAAGTCAATTCAAATACAATTGAAAAATATTTTTACCAAACATATTACTCATACCCAACACCAGAAGAAATGAAATACATATGGGACAGAATAGAAAAAAACACAAAAATATACAAATAAAAGTATATAACAACCATAATATTTTTTTACAATGTCACTTCTCAAGAATGAACTCATACATCTGTACGCCAACAAATCTCACACACTCAAATACCCATGGAACTACATTCTACAAAATATAGATCATCTCACCGCCATTCAAATTCTCGAACTCGTCGTACAAAAATCAGACCATATCAATATACGCGGAATAACCATAAATAAACAACAATGTACATTCGAAAACATTGCACAACATATACCAGAAGAACAAGCAAACGTTTTTTTTGCCATATACGGCTTAGTCATCACATGCGTGACAGGAAAGTTACACCCATATCTACGACATTATACCAGAACAAAATGGGTACATCTGTTCATACAAGTTAAAATTCATAAACAACCCATCTTTGTTTATGCTTGTCAACAGAATATACAAACTCTCATGCAATGGATGATCGAAATCATGAACGACATTCAAAACTTCACACCATTGACACAACAAGACATATACGGAAACACACCACTACATTACGCAGTCATAAGGAAACAATGGAAATGGACACAAAGACTAGTAAACAAAAATTGCTCACCATTCACAAAAAATCACAAAGGCAAAACAACCCTCATGCTCGCCGCACCACATCATGAATACATTCAAATATTCAAACAAAACAACAAACAATGGTTCGACGCTTTGCACGAAGCATTAGTCGATGGAAAAGAAGACGCAATGTGGTGTTACACATTAATTAACGAAGGTGCAGACTTCAATCAACCCGAATTGTACAACAGTCCATGTGACTCACTACTAATATTCGCAAGATCAGGCATGGATATGAACTTACCATCCGACGAAACATTCTCCATAGAACAATATCGATTAATGTTTCTCTACGGAAGAAAACCAAACAAATGGAATAACGTATTAAACGCATTCAGTGAAAACGAATGGGTAAGAATGCTACACGACATATCCGTCGAATTCAACAACGTAAAAATTACACAAGAATACAAAGATAATTTGGAATCGAGAAGAGCTATTACAGATACTACAATTAAATTACAAACATTTATAACCAATCACGACTAAACCATTGTCTAAATACAGGTTTTTTTGATTTTTTTCCCTCAGAACTATCCGAATCACTATCCGAACCACTATCCAAATCACTATCCAAATCACTATCAGAACTATCGCTATCAGAACTATCGCTATCAGAACTATCGCTATCAGAACTATCGCTATCAGAACTATCGCTATCAGGAACGAATTTTAACACATCTTCTTCTGATGTTTTAGATACCTCTTCTTTTGATGTTTTAGTCGGGTGTGCTTTAGGTTCAAGCTTGAATTGACGTATCGGGTTACCGTCTGGTTTTTTAGGCCCCGAAACTTCATCAGAACTTTCATCTAAACTTTCATCAGAACTCTCATCGGAACTCTCATCAAAACTCTCATCAGAACTCTCATCAGAACTCTCATCGGAACTCTCATCGGAACTCTCATCGGAACTCTCATCGGAACTCTCATCAGAACTTTCATCTGAACTTTCATCAGAACTCTCATCGGACTCGATTTTCTTTGTAAATTGACGAATTCTGGATAAAAATGTGGAACTCTCGTCGGAACTATCATCTGAACTACCATCTGAACTATTATAAGAACCATCGTCAGAATACCAGTGCTTTTTGTCTTTTTTGTCTTCATACTTTTTGCCATCCTTTTTGTCTTCGTGCTTCTTGCCATGCTTTTTGCCATCCTTTTTGTCTTCGTGCTTCTTGCCATGCTTTTTGCCATCCTTTTTGTCTTCGTGCTTCTTGCCATGCTTTTTGCCATCCTTTTTGCCATCCTTTTTGCCATGCTTTTTGTATTTCGCGGCTTTTTTGTTGTGTTTTTTTGCCTTCTTTTTATGCTTAAGGTGTTTTTTACTGTGTTTTTCACTTTTACGATTGTGTTTCGCGGATTTGACGCGATGTTCTACCCTCTCTGGGTGTTTTTTTGCCTTCTTATGGTGTTTGGCTGCCTTCTTCTTATGGTGTTTGGCTGCTTTTTTGTGGTGTTTGGCTGCTTTTTTGTGGTGTGTGGCTGCTTTTTTATGATGTTTGGTTGCTTTTTTATGATGTTTCTTATGTTGTTTAGCTTTCTTGTGATGCTTTTTAGCTCTCTTGTGGTGTTTCTTCGCTTTCTTTTTATGATGGTTCTTTTTCTTCTTCTTTTTTTTCTTTTTTTTCTTTTTTTTCTTTTTTTTCTTTTTTTTTTTTTTTTTTTTTTTTTTTTTTTTTTTTTTTTTTTTTTTTTTTTTTTTTTTTTTTTTTTCTTTTTTTTCTTTTTTTTCTTTTTTTTCTTCTTCTTCTTCTTTTTTTTCTTCTTTCTTTTTTTTTTCCCTTTTTTCCCCTCTGACACTTCGAAATTAAAATCTTCCCAATATTTGTCATCATCTACGGTGTGTGTTGTGTTCTTTGGAACCTGTTGTTTAGTTTCACCTTGTTGTGAAAATTCCATATAAATATAATTGTTGTTGTATATATAGAGTAAATGTTTGTTCATTTTTATGACAATAGTTGGCATAATCGTGATTTAAATTCCCGATGTCCGTATATCATTTATAATAAAGTGTTTTGTGATGAACACTTCCAGCATCATTCTGTGGACAACGAGGCTTTTAAAAATTTCATATCAAACGAGAGTGCTTCTGTCCAGAAAATATCTTCTTTGTATTCTCAACATCATTATGATCCAATGTCTGGTATCAAACTTGAAAGTGGTGTTGATTTTTTCGAACATGTAGAGAATATGGCGCGTTCGTCACAAGTATCTGCGTTTGTATTTGACTGGGATAGGACTTTACAACCTTACGAGTCAATGTTAACACATTCTGTTGATTATTTGAAGGCACAATATGATGGTGATGATTTTATGCAAGCACTTGCGATTTATCATGCTGGGGGACATGTTCGTTTTCAAAAATTACGCCATATGTTTGGTGTGGTCAAACAATGTAAAAAAAATATATGTATATTGACTGGTAATCCTGCTGTATTGACGGAGGGACGTAGCATTTATATTCACGTTTTGAAAGAATGGGGTATTACACCGTTGTATTTGGCATATGCGTTGGATAAGTATGAATTTATGGCACAAGACCTTTTTTTACAAAGTGTGAGTGGTCCGATGTTGCGGTTTTAAGTATAAAATGGGTTTGTTTGTCTTAAAAATGGAGGTTCATATTATGTTGTTGAGTACTATGAATCCTGAGATGACGCGTGATTTTTTGGCTTTGTATGATTTGGAATTTGATGCTACTCCGGGAACAATATGTAAATTGCATTGGCATACAGATATGCCTGTATCGATCTCTTTATGGATTGCGTGTCAACATCCAGTTGTTGACCATTTGTGTGCTTCTTTTTTGCCACATATGGATGCTTGTGTGTGTCTGTATCATGACCACGATGGGTTGTCTTGTGTACGGGTTAGTAGTGGTATGGAATTGTTACAAGGATATCATAAAAATGTTTGGATGATGGCAACAACACTTCCTGAAGTGTCGAATAAACACTCGTCTAGGGTTCGTCTTTATTACAATGAAAATGGATTTGAGATTACACGTTTGACAAACGATTTGAGTAAAAATTTAGAAGATATTTTAAAGGTACATTTGGATATACAAAAAACGTTATGAGTTACTCGTCTTCGTCATCGTCATTAAGTTGTTTGTATTTGTTGTCTGGTCCATCGACAATTCCTGCCCAAATGAGAATGTTAGGAATTCTGAACCAGAGGAGGGCAACTGCATATGATGCGAAGAAACCACCGAATGATATGTTGCAGTATGCAGTTGCACATGCTTGTACTTCACCTGCGCCATCTTTGACGACACGTCCGAGGCCTGTGTCGATTTTATCACACATTCCTTGCCATGCGACTGCTGCCCATACGAAGAGTGAGAATGAAATGATCATCCAGAAGATGTTGAGTCCGAGGAAGGCGCGTTGTTTGCCTTTGGAAGCAATGGCGTTTTGTAAGGAGACATTATCTGAGAGTAACATCACACAAGTGTGTGCACCAAATAATATTGCGCGGATTGCGAATACACCAAATGTTGCGGCTCCGAGAGCCGAAAGTGGTCCCATGTAGCCGAATGGTGCACAATCTCCTGTATCGAGTGTCTTGGTGCAAGATGGTGCAACTACCCAACCTCTGTATTTAGCGTCTGTAACTTTTGAGTTTTCGGACTTTGTGAGTGGGTAAAATTTTTTCTCAGATTCTTTGTAGTAGTCACATGGCGTAGTTGGGAGCATTCCACTTGTATATAATGGGGTCGGTGCAACAAAGTTAGTGCATACGGCGGAAGAGTCTTTGATTCGAAATCCACCAAAGACTTGTATGAGTTGTCCTGCTAGGTCTGCATTGTCATCTTCAGTGTATGTATCGAGGACTAACGTTGCACCTGGAAAATGTGCGGAGTCCATATCTGCCCCAAAGGTAATTAATGTAATCAGTGCGAGTGCGGCTGAGATAGTTGCGAAAACTGCTCTTGCGATATTTAAATTCTTAGCTACTGACATTTAAAAAAAAAAACAAGACTTATATAGTATCTAAATTCTGTTTGACTACCCTTTTCTTACTATGATGTGTAATGTTGTGTTACGTTGCTTGATTGTTTCTTTACGTTGTGTGAGTGTACTCATCATTGTCTTGTCTAAATACCATCCTGAATGTAATGCCCAATCCATAATTTCAAAAAGTTTGAATATGACTGTTCCACATCCTCGTAGAGACACTTGTGTGCATTTTGAATCGATTATTTGTTCGATGATTGCTTGTGGTTCGTCGTGACGTCTCAGTGTAAATTCAATGAATTGTTTAGTAGGAAATATTGTTATAACGAGACACGAAATTTGCTTTTCAGTGGGAACTATATCAATTATTACTTCGTGTCCATGTCTTCTAAATGAATCCGCGGCGAATAATATGTATAATTTATTTCCTAATATTGCTTTGAATTGGAACGGAATATTGAGCGCCAAAACTTGTTCAATACGCTGTACCCAATCCTGTTTTGGTGTAAGGGATTGTTGCATGTTTATGGATAAAAAGAATTAATATATACTACATAATCTCACCGAACTTCTGGATTGCTTCTCCAGAAGGATCTAAATGTTGTTGAAAATTTTCATTCCATTCGCTTGCAGAGGACGTTGAACATGCGATTGATTTCCCAGTGTATAGCACCGTTTTTTCAGCATCTTTTTGTGTGAAATGTTGTTCGAATACTTTTCTGTACCAGTGTGCTTCGTCTGTAATCGGCGTATTGTATTCAAATATTGCGTCTGAACTGTGTTTCTTTGCTTCAACAAGGAGACTGTTAATCCATTCATTTCCAACGGCATCTGAAAATTGCGCTTTGGTTCGATTTATCACACATTCTGGTACAATTCCTTGGAAGGCTTTGCGCAACCACCATTTTTCGGGTTTTGGACCCTCTGGATGAGTACCCGAAAGTTTATTGACAGGTGGCAATAAGTTCATAGCAAAATTGACGACGTCTTTGTCTAGGAATGGTACACGTGTTTCGACGCCCCAATCACCCATCGATTTATTGGCACGCTGACAATCATACGCATGTAGTTGATTCATTTTTAAAATACATTCCTGAACCATTTTTGTTTCGTTTGGACAGTACAAGTTGTACAAATAACCTGCAAATAATTCGTCAGAACCTTCTCCTGAAAGTACCATTTTAATCCCACGGGCTTTTAACGCTTTACCGAGTAACCACATGGGTGTAGATGCGCGCACCGTCGTCACGTCATAGGTCTCTACTGCTTTGATGACTTCGGGAATGAATTGTATTCCTTCTTCCACGGTGTATTCGACGGATGTGTGATGAGTGCCGAGTTGTGTAGCAACTTCTTTGGCCCATTTAACATCGGGTGAATCTTGGAGACCAATGCAGAACGTATGAACGACGGGATAGTCGGGTCTTAATTTGGGTGCTAATTTGACTGCGAGTGAAGCTACGATCGTGGAATCAAGACCTCCGGATAATAAAACACCCCACGGGACATCACCCATCAATCTTTTGGAAACGGCTTGTGTCATCAATTCTACTATGTCGCCCTGTGTTTTTTTCGCAATCCCAGACTCCATACAATATGGAATTCGCCATTGTGAAAATATTGGAAGTTCACCGACTTTGAATGATGCGATGTGGCCTGGCGGTACGATTTGCACTGGTTCATTTTCAGGCATTGCTGCTAGTAAAGACGCAAACGTAATGCCATTGCCTTGTGACCAATAAAGTGGCGTAACTCCAATGGCGTCACGTGCCACAATGATTCTTTTTGTGTCGCGATTGTATGCAACGAACGAAAAGATTCCATCTAATCGTCGTACTGCTTCTATTCCATATCGCTCTAATAGTTTCGGAACTAAAAAACAATCCGTTTCTCCCTTGGATGGATTTGAATTATATATTTCACCGTTCATAGTGACCACCCACTGTTTAAATAAAATGGGTTGTGGACCAGCCTCTGGATTAACTATGGATAATCGCGTGTGTCCCATGTATACATCGTTGTCGATAAATGTACCTTGTTCGTCTGGACCACGTCTATAAAGTGGTAAAAGTGTTTTTACAGAATTTCCTTGGATGACGGCTGTAATTCCACACATTCTGGTTTCATTTTTACTAAAGTTATATTAAGACGAATCTTTTTTTATTGGATTTAAACATGTTTATTTTTTTTATTACTAGATGATAGTTCATCATCGCGTTGACGCTTATTGCCCACAATATCTTCTTCCACAATATGTTCTTCGTGTCCTATTAAATCATCTGGGTATTTCATTCTGGGATATGGGTCGGCAGCCACGAGTCTGTGTACAGATTCCATAGGTGTCTCACATGGTTTGCCGATCTTGACGGACCATTTATCTGCGACGTGTCGATCGATATCGCATTCGATTTTATAACCACCTTTTGTTCTTGTTGCTGCTGCGCATTCTTTTGTTCCTGTAATAAATCTGGAAGCTTCGGAATTCGCGAGTACGTTTTTGTATGTAAGCTCTTGTCCGCTTGATTTGCGTTCGATGACTTTGAACACATGAAACCAGTTGGAGTTAAGCGGACAAGCTGACATGATACGTTTTTCGGCGGAATGTTTGTGCGTTTCACTTGAAACTGTTTCGAATACACTATCAATGCCATCGGAACTGTGTGCAATAAGGTGAGAAACGTGTATGAACACTCCGTCATTGTTGATAACACAAGAATCATATTTCCTTGACTTTGTTCTGGAGTCAATAACAGACAATTTATTGTTGGATGGTTGTGAACCAATAGGTGTTTGCATAAATTTTTGACTTTTGAACGAATGTTTGGTCATTTTGAGTATAAAATCTTCAATGTTGTTGGGAGATGGTCTTCCTTTTTCGAGTGGAATCCTTGAACAAATTTTTCTGGCGAGTTGACGCAGTTTTGGTAATTTGACATAGTCAAAGGATGCTTCTTCAGAACCGGTAGGGTTGCCAAATATTGGTGAGGATTTTTCCATGGTCCAAATCGTATTGAGAATTTTGTGCTCGATTGGTGAACGAAATTGGTCCGCAAACAATGTTAACGTAAATAATATCATTTCTTCAGTCACCTTAAGGTATGGTTCCAAATCTGGAATCATTTCCTCCACAAAAGACTCTCCGTAATGTTTTCCACCTGGCAAATTACAAACCGTTTCAATGGCGGTGACAATCGCTTGGTTGCGCGCGAAAAGTTTCACACGTTCCCAATCACGTGGTCCTGGGCGAATAATCGAATTTTTCGACATTGAAGCCTTGAAACGTGGAACAAGGATATTGCTGGCGGTTGCGTCAACATCTTTGATCACCTTTGTCCAAATTGCTTTTTCAATAAGCATAACACGATATTGTTCTTCTTTTCCTTCTTCAAATAATAATTTGCGATGTGCTTTGTCTTCGGTGGACATCATGCGTTCACCATTCATGCAATCGTCAATATCGCGTCCCCGTCGTTGCTGTTGTTCGAAATTGCCCCAGAAAAAGCGTGTTTGTAGAGCTTCTTCGACGTCTCCTTTGGCATCGTTGGTGGCGCCCATCCAAACACCGACGCATTCTGACTTGGTGATGCGTGAAGAACGTTTTCCAGTGCCTTCGTCTTGGCACCAAGTTTTGCATGTAACGCGTTGAGAGGTTAGTTTTTCTTTAAACATGGCTTCTTGAGACGAATCTGCGTTAGGGTTTTTCGCTGAACGAAACATGCCGGGTGGTGCTTCGTGACACACTGTCACAACATCGTTACGATTGCCATCGACAGCGTCAGATTTTCCAGTTTGGTACGTCAATACTTCAGTAGTTCCTGTAATTGACATCGCCTCCATCAATAAGAATAGAAATGACTTGGAAGTGGCACCGCCGCCAGCCTGAAAACAGTTCAAATGAAGGCCAAAGTTACGTCGAAACGCGTCGTATCTCGCGTGTTGAATGAGGTACAACATTCTGTGCGCTGTCGATATCAAATAGTATTGTTCATAACCTTCTAAAAGAACCAAATAACGATTTGCGAAGACTGACAAAGATGGGTCTTTGATAGAATGATGCACAATTTTATTTTTGGAAGTGGTACGCCATCTTAACATTTTGGAGACCACTTCGGAGATCGCAGCATCAGGGTCCAGACATTGTGTTTTCATTGCATGAACAGCCCATTTTTGATGTTCTTCATATTTAGATGTAAATAATTGAGAAACATGTTCAATGGGAGCACAATTTTGGGCATATCTCGCCTTCGCTTGGTATTCAAGCGCGGTAAAAGCTGAACGGTCTGAAAATCCTTCTAGGCGGTCTCTTTCAATGTCAGCTGGAGTTCGAATATCATATTCGGTCTCGCAATTGGGGTCATAATCATCCGACAATTTTTTTTCTGGAATTGCACGTTGTGCTTCCATCCAGCTTTGATGCTCTGGTAAATATTTACCGCATAATGTTTTCGGGTGCACACCATTTGGCGTTAAACGAATGACGTGTTCCGCAGTGGGAAATTCGAGTGTAGTCACAGGACTGTTAGACGTGGAATCACCCGCGTAGGCGACGCGTTCTTTAAACTTGGAGTCCGCCGTGTCTGGAATCAATTCCAACGCACGGTCAAGTGTAAACACGAATCTCGGGTTCGCGGCATTTCTCAGGTCCGAAAGAGGACGTTTTGGATTAATGATGGAATCCATTTGTGACGTAAATTGTTGCGTTCCAGAGTATCGGTCGGCAACAGTACGGACATACATCTCGACGCCAGAGATTTGAGACCATTTTTGATAATGTTTAAGTCCAGCCAGTGGGTCGGTTTTGCGTGAATTCAATTTGCGAGCAATTGATTCTTTGTGTAAACTGGAATTTTGAAACAACATTTTGGTGAGAGCATTGCCGAATTTGACGTCTTTGTGGTAGGACACCGCGTGTATAATGTAACAGGCGGCTTTATGTTTCAATGTAGCATGTGGAATCCACTGCAGCCAACATTCGACATATGGAAATAAGTCACCAGGTAGTAGATCTTCGGGCAAATTCATCGTGTCGTAAACCATTTTGGTAAACAACTGAAAATTAATCTCGTCGTAACGTGCTTTCGGATCTGCATGGCGGACGTCCAAAAATTTCGACGCTGCAGGCCGTAACATGCTACGGGGAACATTAATGGCTACATAATCGGTAATGCCACTTCTGACATTTTGGTCTTGTGGTTTGGAATGTGGATTATTTCCCCAAAGTGCCAACGGCTCCATATGTATACCTTCCATCTGTGTTTATACAATATTTTTGATAATTATTTTTAGATTATCATATGTGAAACAAATGTTCAAAATCCAAAATTTTTATAGTAACTTTATATATACATGTAAATTCTATTTTAAATCCAATGGAGTTCACCCTACCACCTTTAACACAAGAAAGTTTCAGCCGATGGTACAATAAAAAAGTTCCTAGAAACGACAACGTTGACGAAAGAGTTGTTTATCCAGGTGTTAAATTAAAATGTTCCACAAAATCAAGAGACTTGCGATCGCAAATAACCCCCGAACATGTCTTTGTAACGCGTGAAGGAGATAAAAATGTGTATCATCACAAAGTGTTAGGTTCAAACAATGTTTTCATAGGATTACCTAAACGTTTGTATTCGCACTGTTTCAGAAATATTAATATACATAGTATTCCAACTGACAATAGAATTTTAGTGCGTCTGACAGAATCAACTTCCGTTGTCTTGCCTTTTATTCCAGACGACTTTGTAGCACAAAAAAGAACAAAACGCTCACTATCATCACGTTCAAGAATAAAACGCGAAAAAAAAAGAACGAAAACTGAAAATAAAAAGTCAACAAATATTCCTTATACAGGTTGGGTTACACGTGTTCTCACACCAGCTACAGATATAGCATCCGATAATTCAATAGACAAATTCCAATTAATAAATTATATTAAGGAACAAATAAAAATATATGACACATCGTTGGATGCATGTATTCCAAATCCATTTGCAGGGACAACAACAATAGACGAAATTAACCACGTTGAGGACAAACAAATCGCTCTAGATACAATTGTACAATTCGTACATCATTATGCACGAAATATAATCAAATAATTATACATGTTGTCGAAGTTGATAATTGACTTTCCAAATATCTTGTATACAAACAACAACCACGCAAATCAGCATCAAATTGAGTCGTCATGCCAAATAATTGTTGCTCTATAGATACCAATGAAGCATGAATTTGTGTGACAGTCACAGATTTAGATGGATTTTGCATTTCTTGGAGTACACCGTTTAAATCTTTTCTAATTAAAACGTGCATACTCAAAACTTCTTTAAAATACGACGCAGGTGATGATTTGATACTCGGGGGTTGGTGAAACAAAGAATTGACAAGACGAAGTGTACTAAGATATAAACTTTTAGGGGTATGGCTTTTAAAAAGTGACATTACAAATATTTTTAACTCTAAATACTATATATAATAAAATAATTTATATCATATGTTGAACGATATTGACCAATGTATACATGATATAAAAATGAGATTGATCGAACTTGGATTCGAGTTGACTCCACCAACGCGACTACACAACAATAAATTAAAACAACTACAACACGATTTTGTAGAAATATTGATAATGTTCCAAAAAACACCCACAGACATGTTTGACAACGCACAGAACATTTTTTTCATTTGTACAGGAAAATGGTATACAATTAACAACTTACACGACTTACACGCCGCTTCACAAAAAACCAAACAATATTTAACTAAATATTTTTAAATCTCACGCAAATATTCACGCAACCAACGTAATCCCTCAGATTCAAACGGTTGGGAAATAAGCATCTCTTCGTATTCCGTCAACGGTTCCCCACGACTTTTCGATAACATATAATCAGCAATTACCCAGGCTGGTGTTGAATGGGGTTTAATTTCAATAGAACTTGGATCTTGGTCCACGACGCGTCGATCACCAGTATAGTAAATGCGTTCCCTGTTACATTTCGAATGCGAGCCAAACATATAAGACATTTTATTAATTTTATGTTCGGTGTTTACTAAAGATCTATTGTCAAAATCTGAAGAAAACATTACTATAAATAGGAGTAGTAAGGCAAATATAATTATGCTTAAGTGCTTCTTATTTGTATTTTTATTCTATAAATCAAATGCGTTTAATGCGTCGGATTGTAACAAGCATGGACACGAAACATGGATATGTGACTATATGCAAAAACATTCGCGTATTTACAAATCGCAACACGAGTTTAAACTTCGTAAACGAAAGCTAACTGTATCGAAAAACAATAAACAAATTCAATTTGGTTTAACTTCGCGGTCTGATAAATTTAGACATGAAAACAACAATAACAAAGCGTTTATATCGGGACATCACAAAACATTTGATAGAAATGTAAAACACAAACACAAACACAAACTTTATATCAACAATTACCCACCCATAGATTTAAGAAATTACCATTCAACGTCCTTTGTAACACCAGTCAAAGACCAAGGACTCTGCGGAGGATGTTTCGCTTTTGCGTCAGCCACAGTACTTGAATTTTGGTCCAAAAAAAATGGACATCCCAAATCATTATCTGCTCAAAACTTGATGGATTGTACGTCGGGATACGACCAACCAGACGCTGGCTGTGATGGTGGTCTGATGGAATACGTATTTGAATATGCAAAAAATCATCCCGTCGATTTGGAAATAAATTATCCATTCATAGGCATTCCCAAAACATGTCCCAGCAAAATATGGACTCACGTGTCAGTAGCAGATTACAAAGTTCTCATGATTGATGAGAACTCGAGAGCAGAACATCAGATACCCTATGTTTTACATCATTTCGGACCTGTCGCAATCGGAATAGACTCGAAAAATATGAATGATTATACAGGAGGCGTATTTACCGCAGATATGTGTTCTAATGATATCGACCATGCTGTTACAATCGTTGGATATACAAATGACGCATGGATCATAAAAAATTCATGGGGACCTGATTGGGGCGAAGATGGATATTTATATCTTGAACGTGGAAAAAACGCATGTGGTCTAGCTGAATACATGGTTTATGTTGATTTAGCATATCCAAACCTGGAACAACAAAATACTCATTGGAAAATGGACTAAGCCCACATAACCCAAGCCATAAACAAGGTCCAAGTCGAAAGTCCCACACCAAATCCTATCAATTGACAACGTGTACTGTAACGACCACGGATTTGTTTAATCTGTTTTTTAAGTTCCGTACGATGTTCGTCCATGGTACTACGGATATCTCGGTAATTTTCATTCGTTTGGATCATCAACTCTGAATTCATCTGAATCACATGTGTAACTTTGTCATCGAGCGCAGCAACACGGTTATCCAAAGTTGTAACACCTTCTTCAAGCGTCTTCAATTGCTTCGCAAAACGATTGTCAATTTCGGAAACCAACATTAGAAATAATTACATACAATTTATAGTCAATTATGATTTTCTTTTGTTATTATTATTGTTTTATTATTGTTTTATTAAATTTATTCTTGATTTATTCAGTGCGTGCACGTTTTGGCGAACGAACATCTTCAGAGTCGTCTGCAGAACGTTTCGAAACTTCGTACAAGACACCGCCTCCACCGGACTCGATAGCATCGGGATTTGAATGGACTTTGATTCCGTGTTGCAAAGAAACCTCGAATTTAAGACCAAATCCACCGTCTGGCATAAAATAAAACGATGGTCGAATAACAGGTGCAAGTTTAGCTCCACGTTGCAGTTCAATCGATTCAGTCACGTCATTGCCATCTGCATCTTGAAGTGGGATAACATTTGGAGTCTCTTCGTCGTTATAAGGATATTGACGCTGAGTAATTTTCAATTGACGGTAATCATTGTCTTCTTTTTTGACTACAGGCGAGTTGAAGATATCATCTACCATAGTACGAAAAGTAGATTCATACGATTCACCCGTATCGGCGGAAACCTCTTTGGCGTTTTCGGCAAGCTCTTCCTTAGCTTTTTTTAACAAATTGGAGTCGTTGAGACAGTGCTGAACTCCGTCTTCGACCAGTTTTGCATAATAATCGAACATTGCGACAGAGGCGGGGTTTGATGGTTCTTCTTTCAAAGTACCTGTAAATTTTGCAGTTGCTGGAGTAACCCCAGAAAACTTGCCAAGAGTACCAGACTGAAGATCATTCCATTCCAATTCAGTTTCTTGGACGCGAGTCGTAAAGCGACGGTTTTCAACATCCGTAACATTGACATAGAATTTACCTTCTTTACCTTCCGTAGTATTAAATTTGTACTCGCGGTTAGGCGTTTCAATGACATTCATGGGAATACTTGAACGACCAGCAGAACCAGTCGAATAAACAACAATGTCTGGCGTCAAAGTATACGTAATCCCATACTTGTCTTTGCTCATGCAATAAGGACGCATTGAAAATACCATGGAAAGAAGCGCACCGTTGTACACTTCAGGCGTCTCCTTCATTTCCTCGTATTGACCACCCGAAGTGTGGACGTAACGAACAGGACGAGCAGAACCATCTTTATTGAAAGCACGACATTTGATAGTAATTTTTTCAACTCCATCTTTATTTTTCAATGGAATCATAGCGCCTTTATGGAAAGATTCACGTGCCTTTGCCTCCTGTTCTTCAGGAGTTTTAGTCTTGTAGTAACGCGCTGCCTTACTGCGGGCAGCTGCAGCAGCACCGCCAATATCTTTATCGTACATTTGATCCAATGCAGATTTATTCAATTCACTCATACGAGCGAAAAAATCATCACGCTCACTTTGATGTTCTTCAGAACCACCGGTTTTCAATAGGGTTGCCATGATATTAGAAGTTGATTCGGTTTTAGAAAATTTTGATTTCATAAAATTTCCTCCCTCACCAATATGAGGCCATTCAGCGACACAAGGGGGCGTCATAAGCTTGTACGCATACCCAGCATTATTGCTAAGATCATTGAAAGTTTCTTGCTTCCCCGTAGAATTATTCATACGTTGAGATTCACTAAGAGTGATATCACCTTGACTGCGAAAGTTGAGCATTGTAAATTTAGGTAAAGAATACATTTTTTTTTGTTTGATTATATTTCATCAACCATTATATTCAAAACTTATTTGCTACATATGTGAAAGGTCTTTTGTAAACAACAAAAAACCTATATATAGACTTTATATTGAAAAAGATGCTACTTCGTATTGTTTGCAAAGACGGACTCATGTATCACGGGTTACGTGACAAACGCTATTCAAACGATTTTAGAATACGACTAGTTGGACACGTGTACCACATATACAAACGAGAAATTAAAGACATGTTTTCATTTAAAGACCTCCAGTGGAACAGGGTTATGGGTTCAATCTCAGCATACGATCATTTATACGCACGTGGCATGTGGCCCTCAGAAGTCCACAAAATTATTTCAGAACCAGATATTTAAGTCTATTCTAAATTTTCCAACTTGTATTCAAAAAATGGAAATCATAGCACAAAATAAGAATGAAGTTCAAAATATTACGCTACGTATTCCAGATGGCACTAAAGTCATCAAAGCGAAAGCTTTTAGTGCGTGCAACTGGTTTAACACTATTATCATCCCAGAAGGCGTCTCTAAAATTGAAGAGGAAGCCTTTGCGAATTGCATAAATCTGGAAAAATTGACAATTCCATCCACTCTATTAGAAATAGGAATAAGTGCATTTAATGGTTGTCTTAAATTGGACAATATACGGCTGAAAAATGTGCAAGTCATAGGGCCAAAAGCATTCGCACACTGCAAAAGTATCACAAATGTCGACATACCCAATGTTGAGTTTGTTTATTATCGTGCGTTTTACATGTGTAAACATCTTGAATCGGTTACAAACGCAATAAACGTACGATTCGTTCGGAAAGAAGCTTTCGCACACGCTGGAAATATCACTTTCATTAAATTTGGTGAACCGCTCATTTCCATAGACGACGGAGCTTTCAAATATTCAGGTGTACATTGTGTGTCACTAGAAAACGCAACACAATTTAAATCAATGGGATCAACTGCCTTTCAAAATTGTCAGTTCTTAGCCTTAGTGAATTTTGCTGACCAAACCAAAATGAAAACACTTAAAAACAAAACATTCCGAAATTGTTTCAATATGAAACAATTATATCTGCCCGAAGGAATTACAACCATTTCATCAAACGCGTTTGAAAATTCGGCTATACGCGACGTGACATTTCCATCCACTTTGAAAAAAATTGCCCGTCGTGCCTTTCACAATTGTTCAGATTTCTGTATCCCCATATTGACTGTGGATGTAGCAGTTGACCCAACATCTTTTATGGGCTGTCGTCCAACGTCGGTATTTGACCTCTCCAACACAAAAACGCAAATGAACCTCAAGGGCGAAAAATGTTCTATTTGTATAGAAGAATTTCAAAACGAAAGTACGGTATGTAAATTTCAATGTGGACATATTTTTCACATAGAATGTGCAAAAGAGTGGTATTTCAAGTCAGATACGTGTGCAAACTGTCGACAAGAAGTCAAGAAAGTAGAAACCATAGAAAGACCTACAAAACGCAGAAAAATAATTTAAAATATTTTATTATATAATCTACAACTTGAAAAAGCAAATCAAATTGAAATCGAATTGAAAAAGGCAAATCAAATTGAAACCATAGAAAGACCTACAAAACGCAGAAAAATAATTTAAAATATTTTATTATATAATCTACAACTTGAAAAAGCAAATCAAATTGAAATCGAATTGAAAAAGGCAAATCAAATTGAAAAAGCAAATCAAATTGAAATCAAATTGAAAAAGCAAATCAAATTGAAAAAGCAAATCAAATTGAAATCAAATTGAAAAAGCAAATCAAATTGAAATCGAATTGAAAAAGGCAAATCAAATTGAAAAAGCAAATCAAATTGAAATCAAATTGAAAAAGCAAATCAAATTGA